ACCAACTTACGAACCACCAATTCTGAGTCCTCATCTTTATGTGCGCGAAGGACTTGCATCGTCTTGTCAGGTCAGATGTCATGGTAGTTTCACCGAGCATCCGATTGATTTCATGCGCTCATGAAGTAGTTGGTCTCTCCACCAACGTAGACTCTCATTGCACTTTTCACATGGCTTGTCACCATGCTTTGTGTGCCAACATTTTGTGCAGGTGTTAGGATAAGCGGCACTTCGGTCTATCTTGAAGTCGCTTCCGCATTTGGCACACTTCAATGTGCCATGCCAGTAGGTGCGCCAAGAACCACAATGAGGACAAGGGATAGGAATCTGCCAAGGCTTGCGTGTGTCGGTAGGTATCGTCTTTAGACTCATCTGTGTCGTCTCCTAGACTCAACAGCTAGTATGAGGTTCTCAAGTCCCGATGGCTCGGCAATCTCCAACTGTCTCATTCTATCTTTCGCGTGACACTTTTGATGGAAGAAGTGAACCGAAGTGAAGTTGTCTATACAGTCGTTTGCCTTGTGCATTCCCATTTCCTCTAGGAGTTGGTGGGCCTTTTCGTGGCTGATGTAGTTCGTCATAATCTGGACGGTTGCATGGCCAAGGTAGGAATGCCAATGTGAGGACGGAAAGAAGTAAGCAATCTTCTTACCTCTGTTCTTAACGCCCATGTTAGGAACCCCGTCTCCCAAGTATGTTGCGACCTTGAGTCTCATGCTATATTCTGTCCCATTCGGGATTCCAAGTGTCGTGATGTCTAAGGTCATGTTGAATTAAGACCGAACTCTTCTTGTATGGACAACCTACCAAGTGTCTAGGGTCTTCGCTAGATGAGACCAAGGCTTGGCAAATGTCGCATCTGTAGTCCTGATGAACTCCCATTAGTCTATCGGCTCCACTGTGAGTCTGACCCTCTTGCCCTCAAAGTCCGAGATAAAGTCTTCCAATTCTCGGTCTCCAATGTAGTAGACATCAGAGTAGATGGCATCGCCATCTGAGGTTTCATCTGTGATTTTGTCTTTCAACACGACCTTCCCTTCTAGTGTCTCGGTCATGATTCCACCCCTCTCTCGCGCCCTTTCTTAAAGTTTGTTGCCATATTCCAAGTCACTGCACTAAGTTATCTCTCGCTCTTTGGGCAGTCATGTTATGGTTAGAACTCGCGTGTCCGTAGTAGTCGAACCCGTTCCTAAAGATTCTTCCACAGTGGGAGCAACCCACCACATCGTAAAGGTGGCTGGAATTGTGGTAGTTTCTGATGTAGTCACTGAGCCGTTCTCTATATTGGTCGTCATCTTCTTCGTCCTCTCTGTAAAGACGGTCAAGCAATCCCTCATGGCCGTCTGAAGACTCTGGCCCTTCCTCTGGCTCCGGTGGAATAGGTATCCCATATGGGTCAGGTTCAAACGTGGGAATCGGTGGTCTGTAGTCTGGCGAAGTCTCTCTCACGCGCTCATGTGTGGTGTCTGTTATCGCCTCTGCATTGCTGTGAAGCGAATGCCCGTTGAACCTCAGTCTGTCTACATGGGTCTCTAAGGATTCCATGTCAACGTAAACATAATTGCAGACTGAGCAACCCACGACTTGAGTTACGTCCATCCCTGTTGGTCTCTCTTCCAGTGGCAACGCTCTGATTCTGACGATGAATGCGTTGAAGTTGTGAGTCCTTGTGATGGGACTCTCGGTTCTCCAACTATCGTAATGCCATTGTGTGGCTCCCTTCTCTGGGGCGTTGTGAATCTGGTTCGCCATGCGGTTAACCCTGTAAGCGATTCTGACCTTCCAGACAATGAACGGCTCGTCTGGCTTTCGGGCCTTGTCGCTCTCTGTTAATGCGCTTTCGGCCATCCTCATCTCAGCCTCTAGTGCATCGTTCTCACGTTCTCTTGTGGGTCGAGTCAGATAACCAAGACCAAGGCATCGTTGGTCTCCACTGCACCGACAATTGTTATGCACCCAATAGCGGCACGTTGGTTCGTAGCATACACAACGGACTTGGAGATTCAGGTTGCATACTGTCTCATACAGTTGTTTTACCAATCTCTCGTTAGTTGTGGTGTCTCTGCTTGCCAGCCCTTTCACTAGGGTTTCATGAAGGAGTTCGATTTCCTTCACGGCGCAGTGAATCGGAATGTCTAGTCTAAGTGGCATGGTCTATCTCCCTGTCTCCCTTGTGTCATTCGTTGATTGCCAATCGGTTAGGTAGTCCTCAAAGGCATCAGAGTCAAACTCTGTTCCTTGATGTCTTGGGTCTGGCTCATGGCTCTCAGTGGGTAGGAATCCTTCGCCTATCTTGAAGACACGATTGCTCTGATGCCCTACCACTTCTAGGTCTTTGCATTGTAAGGCTCCCCAACTTGAAGTTGATTCCCAATCTACGCAAGTGCAATACCTAGTTCTGTCACTGTCTAACTCTAGGAACGGGCAATCATCATCCTGACACTTGCAGATAACCTCAAGCAACTTCGACTTCTCAATCATCTTCCTTACTGAAGACTGCTGAACCATTGTCCCGTCTCTTACTACATTAATGAGCCGTTGCGCCTCAATGACTCTGCAAGGCAATGAAGTCGTCTTCACCTTCATCTTCTTGTAAGTTGTGATGGCTCTAGTTGCTTGATGGATTCTCATGCGTTCTCAACCCATCTCTCGAAGTTCTTGGCGTACCGATTGGTGTCCTTGAGTTTGGGTGCGGTGTTAGCCTCTAGAATGTAGGCTTTGTCCTTCACCATGATTAGGTCTACGGCTCCGAAGTCCAGACCTAGAGCCTTGCAAGCCTTGACCGATTCGGCCACCATCTCTCTGTAATTCGCAACGGCCTCTTCCCTTTCCTCTTTCGCGTAGTAGACCAACTCCCATCCGTTCTCGAAGTTCCAGATAACCTTGTTCGGATTCTCTGCTGGCTTTTTCTCGGCTAGTCCGATACATCTGTCTTGGAAGATGTGAAGTCTAAACTCCCTGTCCTTCTCAAGATACTGGACGTAGTATCCGCTTCTCCTAGCCCTTGGTAGGTCTTCGTCTGGCGAGACTTTGAGAATGTCCTTCCCTTGAATGTGGTGCTTGCGTCTCCGAAGGATGTCACATTCTAATTCCTTGGCCTTGACTCTAGCCTCTTCCCATGTTGTCCAGAATAGGGGTGCGCTTACTCCGGCCTCTAGGAACTTGGCGTGTGCCTTGTCCTTGTGGAGATTGCCTTGGATTGCTTCGGCCCGATTCAAGATTGCTTTGGCTCCCTCATCTAACTCTGGGAATCTAGTTGAACCCCAACGAATCACAACGTAGTCTTCGCTCGGTGGACTTCGTGGATTCCTCACGACCTTCAGCCCGTCCTCTTCAAGCCTCTGGACAATCCGTTCCGGTGTCTGGCTCTTCGAGACCCCACAATCAACAAAGACGACTATCATTCTAGTAATAGCCCCTTTCGTGCCATTGTTTTTCAATCTCTGAAAGGTCTGTGCTGTTCGGGTCTCGCAAGTCAATGAGAACCGTCCTGTCCTCATCCGCTTCGTCTTCCTTGTTCTTGCCCTTCAGAACCAGTGCCTTAGTCGTGGTCTTCTGCTCGTATTTCTGTGTGATTGGATTCCATTCAGTTATTTCCTCTTTCGGTGTCTCTTCCTTCTTGGGTTCCACGAATGCAATGATTGGCTCAGTCTTCGGGTCTTTAGCATTCTTCACTTCTACCTTCTCCTTTGCCTCAACTTCGCCCTTGAAAATCTTCATTGGAAATCCGTTCTCAATGTGGATTTCCATTTCCATTGCTCCCTTAGAAGGGAGTTGACCTGTAGATGCTTCCACTAGGGCGTTCATGAATTGGGTGAAGGTCACATAATTGCCGGACTTCTCGTTCAGTTCAAACTCTGTGAAGTTCGGAAGCCAGACCTTCAACTTATAGTCGTTGCCGTAACCCGATTTTCTAGGCGCAACTTCGACTCGAATGACTGCTCCACTAATCCGAATCTTCGTGTCGTTCTCCTTTATCTTGATGCCCTTCGCAATCTTGCTCTCGTCTTGGCCCGTCTTCTTAATTGGGATGTGGTCTGTAGAGTAAGACAAGTTAGTTATTTCCCATTGAGAACTCAATGACCTGTTCTTTTACTAGCATTCCGTTCTGGTCGAAACTTCTGAAACCTTGCTTGTGATGAACCGAGCATATCATTCTGGCTTGGGGTCTGCAATCGCAACCCATCGGCCTCTGTTTTACGACTACCACTTCACGGTTCTTGTGGGCCAAGTCGTTCATCAGATGCTTCTCTTCTGCGAGTCCACATCGGATGCAATGTCCTGTGTTCACGAATTTCCTTTGCCCGTTTTTCAGTTCATCTTCCACTTTCATCTCTCGGTAGAAGTGGCCCTCTGGAACTTCCTCTTTGTGATTGCCGACTGCCCTGTTTTGTCCACAATCCATGCAGTAGTCGCTCCCACCTAGAGCCTTGAATATGTGGGCCATGTGGATAACGCTGTAACTTGATGTAAGTCCACACATACACTTCAAGGTAGGAGAATCTAGGTCTCTTGTGTAAGGGTGTCTCCTATCCCACTTGTCTGGGTCTCCCCTCTCTTCAATGGCTCGATTAATGGCTTGGCTCCGTGTTAGTTCCTTCAGAATGTTGTGGTAGGGTAGGCTATTCATGCACACATCGCAAACGGCTAATCCTGATTCGTCTTTCGAGCCAGACGGAACGAACTCATGGTCTGAAGGGTCGCTGTAGGTCTCAAAGTCTAAGGGTCGGCCCTTCTTGTCTACCATTGCCCTCATTTTTACATCCCAACGCGCCCCGTTTATGATTGCCTTGTTGAAGTTCTTAGTTGAGAACCCTTTGCCCTTCCCAAATTCAGATGGCATCACGCCCTGTTGTGGCTCCCATGACTCTGGGTACCCTGTCCAGTCGTCTTCGTCTGGGAAGACCTTACGGTAGGTTCCGTTGCCATCAGGTCGGTAGTAGGATGTTATCATGGTCTGGCCCTTTACTCCCCAAACCCTCTCCTTGGTTTTGTAAGACGTTCCTTTGCCGTAGGCGATTGCTCTGTAAGGCAACTCTTCGTATTTGATTCCTAGTTTCTTGGCTTGCGAATCGTCTAACCACGCTCTGTCTGAAGAGACCACGACAATATTCCCGTCCTTTGTCTTCGAGATTCCAAGCGAAGATTCAGCCAGCGCAACCCATTCGTCTGTAATGAAGTTATAGAAGATGAGATTAGCCCATCCTGTGATGTTCAATTTCTCTGCCGCTTCGCCAAACTTCTTAGCTCTCTTCTCTAGATTCGATTCGTCAATCTCAGCCCAGATGTGAATGAAAACTTCGCTGTCAATCTCAGTTGTGAGAATGTGTTTCGGTTTCAAGACCTCTCTTGCGTGTGCATCCTGAACGCATCCATTGTGAACCAGAAGCCAGTCTCCGCTTTTCAAGTCCTGTCTGTCTCGGCAGATGAACGGATGAGTCCCTACGCCCTTTGTGGCTTTGCGGAAGTGAATGAGCATCCGGTCATAAGTTCGCTCAAGTCGGGCCATGTCTTTGCTCTCTACGAATCGAGCCAAGTGCTTCTCTTCACCTGTCTTGTAAATCGGGTAGTCTCGCCAGAAGCAACCTACGCCATCGTTATTCATGTCAGCCCATGCTGACTTGAAAGCCAACTCGAAACTCTGAAGAGCCTTGTCCTTCCCAATTACTAATGCCATTCTACACATGGTCTACCCCTTCTCCTACCCGTTTATAACCATATTGTGCGCGTTGGCATCGTAGTATACCTTCAGTTCGGCCAAGGCTTTTATGACTCGCTCATTGTTGATTCCTAAGAGGGCCGCAACCTTCGAGACCCAATCCGCTTCACTTGCAGATTCAATCTCAGCCAGTGCAATGATTCTGTGAAGTTGTTTCGCAACAGGTGAAGTCTCGGTGACTAGCCTCTCGGTGGTCTGTTGTGCTGGCTCTCGTTGTCTTACTGGATTCTCAATCAGATGCTTCACGCATTCCCTCTCAAATTCTGAGAGGAACGGGGCCAGTTCCTTCAAGAGCCGGATTGAATGCTCTCTCATGAATGCCTCATCTTCTAAGGTGATTCCGGCCCGCTTCTCAAGTTTCTCTATTACGCTCTTCACCTTCTCCCATGTCTCCTTATCGGTCTCGACACTGATAAGTCCGAAGTTCGCCAGTTGTGCGCCCCTTAGAATCAGTGCCTTAATCAAGGCTCTCGCTGAAACAATCTGTTCCATGTCGAAAGTCGAGTCCGGTGTCCGAAACTCAATGTCGAATGTGTCCATCAATGGTCTTCCAACTGGCGTTTCAACGAAGTAAAGTCCGGCTCTTGCTGTGTTATTGTTATGCTCGTTGAGTCCGTCAGCCCACGCCGGAGAGAACGGAGAGCGTTTGTAATAGGGAAAGTGAGCGAAGTTATGTATTGAACCGTGTGAGACCCGAAGGAATCCCTGACTCGCTTTGTAATTGCCGAAGAGATTCACCCAAGCGGGGTAATAGAACCTAAAGAGTTGCCACATATTCTTGGCGATAACATTCGGGAGTTTGATTATGTTGTGGACTAACATCGCATGAACGTGAAGACTGTTTGACTCTGTTGGCATAAAGTATCGCTTGAGTTTCGCCATTGGAAAGCGTTTCACGAAGTCCTCACTTGGAAGATTGCTTCCGTAGAGAACGAACTCCCACCCTGTAATTGAGGCATCCTTCTCAATGCTTCGGATGAGATTCTCTGGTAGGTGATTCCAGCATTCCATACTCCCACAAGTCGGGCATTCGGGCAAGCGATGGTAGGGAGTTGGGGCTAATCCGTAGTAGTCCGTTATCTCACGCTCTGAAGGTGGGCGTGTCTGATTCTTGAAGTCGTATTCTAACTCAAGGCCCAGAACGAGATTCCTGTTAAGGTAGGCTGTGAAGTCTTCCTTCGTTGCGTCCTTAGTCCTGAAACGCCATGCGGGTTTCAATGAGGCTTTCTTGTGACCGATTCCGACTATCATCTCTTCCATGTCGTCTACTTTCTCGGTGGCTCCCTGTCTCACGGTCACTGTCTTCCAAACCGTCCCGTCAATTAGGCTCTTATAGGCGTAGAAGAGTCCGGCATGAGGTGCGGGGCAATCGTAAAGTCTTCGGCAGATTGGAAAGTCGTCTCTGGGCGTGTGAATGTGATGCTCGGGGTCTTCTCCTGTAAAGTGCATCTCAACCGATTCACCACAATAGGGACACGCAATTACGTTTGTCGAATGTGTCAAAAGTTCGGAGTAGGTAATGGGGTCTTCCTCTATTGGAGCCGTCTCATTGAGAAGAGTCATGTCTATTCGCTCCAAGTGGCGCGGTCGTCGTCTTGGCTGTCTTCATTTTGGCTAACCTCAAGGGCATCCCTGTCTCGCTCTTCAATCCTTCGGACTCCGAGAACGCCCTGTGAAACTGTGTCTGTTCTGATGAACTCGATAAGTCGCTTCCGGCTCACTGCAATCGTGACTACGAACTCCTTACCTTCATTCGGGAGTTTCAAGGGCATCGCTTCGGTTTGTAACTTTGCATTCGTCTTGGCCTTTGGTTTAGTCATATAGTCTCTACCACCTTAGAGGGGATATAACTGAGTTGGCCGTCTTCCACAACTATTATGTCTTGTGGAGCGTCCACGCCAGTTTCGCTTATTAGTTCCAGAAGTTCCTCTGGCTCTGGCGTGTGGTAGGGGAGAATCACAGCCATTAAGACTTCACTGAAGTTGCTCGGAATCTTGATGGGTTCGGTCAATTTGAATAATCCCTCTTCACGTTAGGATGTCTCTTCCGAACCGGACTCTCAATGCAATGCCTCACACAATGCTGTTCGTAAGGCGTGAGAAGGTCAGCCATCTCTCTGTAGAAGTCTTTAGCCATTGCTCTCATTGTCTTACCTTGCCGTCTCTCAAGTGTAGAATCAATGCTGGAGCGCACGCCTTGAGAGCGATTGATGTCTTCTATTACAGGTTTGATGGTCTCCCATCTGTCTTCGGGAATGTCAATGACTCCATGATTCGCCAGTTGTGCGCCTTTCAAGACTAAAGCCTTGCTCAAGGCTCTCGCGCTCACAATTTGCTCTAAGTCTTGGCTTGCGTCTGTCTGCCGTATTTCAACGTCAAAATGCGTGAAGACCTTCTCGTTAAACCCGTTTACATGGCATGAAGCGAAGGTTAGGCCATGTTTGTACCGTCTGGCTATTGGTCTCGGTGTGTTGACAATGATGTCATGTGATGAGCCACTGTCGTCGTCTCCGTTCCACCAATAATCGAAGTCTGTCGCGTCATAATGGTAGTCGTTCCATACGGCCCAATACCCTCTTAGAATGTGACCCTTGAAGTTGCCGAAGATATAGGCCCAAGCGGGGTAGTAGGCTCGGAAGAGTTGCCAAGTATTCTGACCTATTGAGACTGGAATCTCTTCGCTGTTGCCCGGAATCAGAATGTGGCTGTGCATCGAGTCTTCTTTGTCTGACTCGAAATACTTTTTGATGTTCTCAATGGGAAGACGCTTCACAAACTCTTCGCTTGGAATTGAACTTCCGATAACGATAAACTCTCTTCCGTGAATAGTGCAATCGGGTTTCACAATGCGAATGGTCTTCGGTAGGTCGCATTTCCAGCATCCTGAAGAGCCGCATACTGGACAACGTGAATGCTCACCTTCATGGACTCCTACTTCTGTCTCTGAAACAGGGTCGAATGTGTTATGTCTGTCTACTTCCCTTCCTAACTCGTTTGTAACTACGGTTTCCACGCCATTCTTGAAGTTGTATTCCAACTCAAGTGAGACCACAAGTTTCTCGCTCAAGTAGGGAGTCCAATCCTTCTTAGTCCGTTGGTCTGGGTCAACCGTCCACTTCCCAAGTCTAGGCTTTGATGGAGTTATGGGTTCTGGCGTGGGGTCATTGTTGGTATTGGTACAATAATCGTCTAAGGTTAGCGTCAATCTGGACTTGGCTCCTTATCCTGAAGCATGATGTGATACTCAAATTCTCTCAATTCGTCTAGGCTCTCTAAGGGTGGAGTCATGCTAATCCTTCTCATAAGTCTCAAAGGGTATTGAGACGTAACGCTCTCCGCTTTTTATCGCGTCCTTTACGGTTGTGTGTCCACCGACTTGGCCTATCTCAGTGTCGTGGATTGTAACCACGATAACATCGCTCCCCTTGAAGCGATGCACACTAACCTGTAGGTCTTTTCCACTGTAGTTGTCTATTAGCGCGTGTTTCGGAACTCTCATTGCCCGCTAGTCTCTCCGCGTGTGTATATATTGCTGTCGGTTTGTCGTTGCGCTATTCATGCTAATTCCTTCCAAGTCCACACACACAATTTCATGAACCTTACGCTTGGGTTTGCGGTAATAGAACCGGATGCGCTTCTCATATGGATGGCCCATTGCTTCCATCACCGAAGAGAAGTCTGCCACGCTCCATTTATCCTTCCTTGTGTGGTCTATCCTCTCAAGTTGATGAATCAGTTCATGGACTGAAATTCCACTGAGCAAGTCAATGATGGTCTCTTCAATCGGAAACCCGAATCTCTTGTGTGCAGTGGCCCCAAGTTGGGCGATTCGTAAGGCATTGACCCGAACTTCATTCGTCTGGTAGTTGGTCATTGCTAAGTCGGTGGGAGTTGCCAAGGTGTGGGTCACGACTTCAAACCCGAAGGTCTGAGGGCATTCTCCGAATACTGCTATACGCTTCTGTCTGGGGTCTCTTCCGTTTCTCAAGGCAAGACTCCCCATGTGGTTAGGATGGCGAAGACTGCAAGGACTAGGAAGATTCCAGTCACAACGATTGCCGCAATGTTCTCGTTTCGAGTCAAGGCGTGGGCCTCTTCAAGAGTTGTCTGATTTCGGTGGGAGTCACTAGAATCTTGTCTGTTGTGATGTCTAGGGTCTTCTCTTTGAGGGAGATTTTGACTTCGATATTCTTGCGCATGAAGTCCGTCTGGAAAACGTCTAGTGCTAAGTGAAGTTCGACTAGTCGAATTGCCAAGTCTGGGTTATCTCCTGATATTCTCTGTCTCTCAGTTCGTAAATCTCATGATGGAATGCACACTCATAGATTGGCTTATCGTCTTCTGTTTGGCCGACTAGGATTAGGGCAGACTCACACGACATAAATCTTAAGGCCAAGTCTATTTACATTCCTCTTCAAGCATAAGATGAACGAAGGGAAGCAATCCGTCTTCTCCACACTTGGCTGTACCAACGAATGAGATAATCCAACCCTGTTTGAAATACTCGTCTAGAGTTGTGTGAGGAATGTAACCGTCTGGCGAGATAAGGGTGAGAGTTGTCGCAATGCCATCCGACCTTCTCATGTCTCCGTAGACTTCGATTAGGCCCATGTGTCTCCCTAGTTGCTCGGCTGGCTGGAAGTGCCAGAAGGTTTCAGTTTTCTTGGCCTTGGTCTTCCTCTTTACTAAGTAGGTTGTGGTGGCTGTTCTAACCACTTGATAACCTGACTCGTTGGCTCTCTCTTCTATTGTCTTGTAAAGACCTTCTGCTTTGAGTCGCAATGCTTCCTCAAGTATTTCCTTTTGGCCCAAGTCTAATCCCCGAATGCCTCTCGGAATAGGTAGGCCGAAGCCCGAAGCCACCCACGCTTCAGTGCGCTGTGAGTCAAGGCGTAAAGGCTGGCTCTGAGTAAGGTGAGTCTAAGATTGTTAGACAAGTCTAATGTCTCCATGAACTGGACACGCCTCACCTTTTCCGTCAAGTTGGCAAGTGCATAAGTCGTCGGTCTCTACGATTTTGATTCCTCTCTCAAGGGATTCCAATTTTGCTTTTAGTCTCTCGCGCTCTGCCTTTAGGAAAGTGAGATATCTGTCTGAAAGTTCGTTTGCCAAGTCTAGACTCTCCCACATTCACACGTTTCGCTGTAGACTGTAGACTCCATTAGTGACCCCACGTTCACAGATTCGATGTCTTGCGCGACCTGTTTGAAGTTCTCTGCGTCCATCCACTTAGTCCTAACTCTGTCTGTCATGAGTGACCTGATTCTGGCCTTGGGAATGTTCTGGAAGAGTGCTTGCATGAATGCCTTGTGACCGTGGAAACACACGGCATTGAGGGCGCGTGTCTTCTGCCTTGGGTTGAGTCCCTTCCCGATTCTTCGGTATTGTCTGCATTGCTCTATTGGGTGGTAAGGGAAGAGGCAAACACTTAGGCTAATGGTTCGGTTGTCTCGCATGATGTGGGTCTTGTGTTTGTCTACGTTCACTCCTACATTGAACTCTGTTGTTTCGCCCATAAGCCACTCGAATTTTTGAAGGTCTATTTCGGGGATGCGAATTTCCATGTCTAGGTCTCTCCTTGTGTAGGATTAGAAGGGTCTCGCTTTTCTGTTGCATTCTCTGTGCTGATTCCGTCTGCCAAGTCTCTCACAAGTTGAGCCAGATTATCTAACTCTCGCTCCCAAACTTGGGCCTCTATTGCCTTTTCCAGTGGCTTATTGTCTTTTGCCAAGTCTACCAGTTCTCTTTTCCGTCTGGAACGAGTCTGAAGTATTGCTGATTCCCACAAGGGAAGGTCATTATGATTAGGGCGCGGTTTATGAATCCGTCCTCATACTCGAAGGTTATGGTCGTGCCGTTCTTGGTCTTCATGCTCTTCTTACGGAAGGTCTTGCTAACCAAGTCTAGTCTGCCTCTTTTGTGACTTCCGGCCAGATGCCGTCTATATCGTGAATCCACTGGCTCAAGTCGTCTGCCTCTTTCTTCGTTGTGACCCACCTTGTTATCTTGAACAAGTCTAGTCGCTCCCTGTCTCTTTGAATGCTCTTATTGGTGCGCGAATGTTTCTCATATTTCCCTTCCAGTCTGATGGGCGTTCCCACCACTCAAGTTCAAATATGTAAGTGAGATAATCAAGGTCGTCTTCGCTCTCGATTGATAATGTGTAAACGTGGCCTTTTGGACAACTCAATTTATAATGACGCGCTGAAGGCGTTGGTTGCGAAAGCATTTTGTCTTGGCGTAATTGAAGACCGTCTACGAGACAAAACTTTGGAGTCAAGTCTAGGCTATCCCCGATTCCTTGATGGCTTGCGCCAGTGCTTGGGCGATGTCTGCATAACTTGATGGCTCAGTGGGAAGGTAAGTAATTGGCTCCCCGTCCTTGGGGTAAAGGGTGACTGGCTCTGCCTTGCGTTCAATCTTGGGTGTCGTGGTCTTCACTGACTTAGGCGTGTAGGTTGTGGTGACTCGCTTGATTCCCTTGTCTCTTCGGGCTTTGCGCTCACGCTTCCAGACCTTGATTCCTCTGTAGGCGTTCACGTTCTCCCTCAAGGCTTGGAAGGTCTGGGTCTCGGTGGCTGATTGGCTTGGGTCTGTGATTATCGGGAAGGCTGATGCCAGTGGGTTGGTTCCCTTATACATTCCGCGTCTGTCGAAGTGAAGTGCCAAGTCTAGGAGACCTTCTCGATGAGTCCGTTTTTCATGGACACGGTGGCATACCACTTACGCTGATGTTCGCTTGGCCCCACTACGCAGAATTGGCCGTCTGCCTTGAACTCAGCCCCGAACATTGAGGTTTCGCCGTATCTTAGGGGTTGGCCCACTGTGGCCTTCAAGTCCTTCTTAGCCTTGTAATATGCGGCTAACAAGTCTAGGCTAGACTCCTAAAGGTTGGCGCGGTCGCGTCGAATGCGTAAGTCGTGGGGATGTGCAGTCTTGCGAATGCCAGCGAATAGGCCGCGTTTACCTTATCGGCCTTGGCTGAGTCGTATAGGACTTCTGGCTCTGGCCTTACTGCCAGTCGTGCCTCAGTGACTTGGAGACAAACCACGTTTGTCTTCCACTTCTTGGCGAACCTTGCCAGTGCCTTGCTCTCTGCCTCTTGGAAGTTCTTGGCCCTTGCGATGTCTGCGATGCCTTCCCTTCTAACCGAAGTCGGCCCACCGATTCGGATGCCCAACTCACGGACTGCGATTAGGAAGTGGGGCGCGGTCACTGTTGAGCCACCCCTTCGTAAGAGAGGACTAGGCGAACCTTGCGCTTGACGGCTCCGGCTGTGATTAGGTGCCAGCCGAGTGTTTCGAGTCTGGGCATTGTGTGGCTGTCGAATGAAAGTAGGTTGACCCACGCTGTAGGTCGGCAGTTATTGGAGTCCCGTCCTGTAACGTAGACCCCTTCCGATTCCTTGCCATCCAGATATAGGGCTGAAACAATGTCGCCCTTCATCTGTGTGGCTTCCGGTTCTACCCTTGGGGTTTGTTTCATCATTGCCACTAGGGTAGGTGGGTATACCATATATCCCTTCCTGTCCTTTCCCCTAGTTCCCCTCTCCCCGCACTCCCCTCACCCTACTCAGAACTTTATATAGAGCAGGGCCATTTCCGATGCAGACCGATGGAACTTGGGGTTGCAGTGGGGTTGCAGAATTGACGGTGGGATGCAAACGCCTTCCTCATAACGTCCTCTTCTAACTTGGTAAATCCTGACAGGGGTATAGGGTATATCCTGTAAGGATTACCACTTCTGGGTATAGTCCTACATAGAATCTATCACTTAGGTTCCACTCGTTTGCACCTGTCACTATAAGGATGGCATGAGAGGCCGCCCCATCTAGAGCCAAGAATGAAAACCCCTAATGGGTTCGTTTGCACTGGAAGCACTGGTGGTTCCTTATAAAGACCTACGCTTCCACTGGAACCGCGCCCCAACCCTTATAAAGCCGACCCCTGTTTCCAGTCGAGCCATGTTGCCCATCATGGCCAAGAGGGTATACCCCCATATATACCCTTCGCACCCCTTATTAGGGCGGCCAGTGTTTCCACTGAAAACGGCCAGTAAGCATTCTTAATAGGGACACCCCCTCTTCCACTCCAGCCTTCCGGCTAGGATAGCACAGCCACACACAACCTTTATAATGGCACAGCCCCTAATGGTAGTGGGATGGGTAAAGACCCTAGAAGAAGTAGAATGGATTGGGACTTGATGGAGTATCTCTGGCGGCTCGGCATCCAGCATCCTGTCGAGTTGTGGAAGTGGGCCGGATGGGTATAGGATAGGGTATACCCCTCACCGAACACTAATAGGGGTATGAGCATCTAATAGGGGTAAGAGTAGGCAAGAATCCAAGACTTTTGACTGGCCTTACTTTTGAGTAGTGGTTTCCTACTCCTAATTCTGCACATCTGAAGTTTTGACAGACTACTTATAAAGAGGCGTTCAGTCGAGTTGCAGGTCATATATAAAGGACTGTTCAGTAGGGGCAGTAGTAACTATTGGTAGGGATAGTCCTACTAGGTAGGGGTAGGAGTCCCTTGGGTTCGGATGGGGTCGGACAGGTTCGGATGGTCGCGTCCTAGCCCAAGTCCTGCACATGGAGATTTCGGTAAGAATGTTTATAAAGGTTAGAGACTACAGGGTGGGCATGGGATACAAATGGAAAGGACGCGGTTCGAGACCTACAGGTGGCGGAGTTCACCGCTACCGTAGACGACATAGGTAGAGCAGAGAATCTTTATAAACCCTCAAGACAAGGGTAGTGTTATGAGCAACAATACAGTTTGCGCGATGTGCCTAAATCCGGTAAAGGAGACAGACCATCTGGAATTTACGGTGAATAAGGCAGGAAGACGAGTCACGGCCTTCTTCGACACCGTTTTCTGTTTCACCAAATACACGGAAATCGCAAAGACTTGGATGACCTAAACATGGTGAAGCGCACAGTCACACAAGTCTGGATGCATGGCACTTGCTTCGAGTTCGACCTTGGGATTGACTACGAAGTTCTAATGAAGATTCACAACCATCTATCCCGCGAACATGGTCTGCCAGACTCTTGTGAAGTGATGAGAGAGTTGGGGATGTTGTGGGGAATAGGCTGTGACAACAGAGTGGCCCGGAATCCAGATGACGTAAACGACAAATATGTGACCTACAAAAAGGTTGTGAGAAAGAAATGACAAAGAATCTCTGGTATTGGAGCAACCCTGATGAGGGCGGTTACTACATCACCGAACTGAACCACACACCCTCTGATGCGAAGTTGGTAGGGGAAATCACCGACCAACAAGCCCATCTCCTTTTGGCCCTAGTTCCGAACTGTGTAAGTGAGGACAAATGATGACGAAGCCAGAGATGGTCTATCCGGTTCTCTCCAAGGAGATTATGCTCCATGTCTTTGGATTTCCTTCAGAAGAAGCCTACCAAGCCTACCAACGAAAGAAGGAACAGGAGTGGTTGAAGACCCACCATTGGGTCGAGCCTATCTGTGCCAAGTGCGGCAAGAGGACGAGCAGTTATGGCAAGGTCGGCATTCTGAAGACGGAGCAGTATTACTGCGCTCGGTGCAGTGCGAAGCCGACTACTCTAGAAATCAATGAGCCATGTTGGTGCTTCGAGAAGTTGAAGAAACTTCTAAACAGCCTCAATATCCAATTGTGGACTGACGATGCCTACCACAGTCCGACCATAGAATGCCCGATACACCACACGACAGCGAGTTTCTCTTACATCAACCAATACGACTAGCCTAGTTCGCAAAGAGCGAACCTTTATATGGCCTAGCGAACAAGGGTATGGACGGCGTGGAGTGCCTCACCTAGAATTGCTCTATACGAATGGGGTTCTCTCAATGACTCGGAGCAGGAGAAAGAGGGCCACGCCCATTTCATAAGGCTAGAATCCTTAAATAGCGTTGCAACTTTATGCAGTGCGTGAGCCAAGAAGAGGACGAGACCAAGTATGTGACAGTTGACTCTTCGTCTAAAGGTTACTGTCACCAAAGGATTCATGTTTCGAGAGAACTGATAGAAGAGTCTATGAAGGAGCCGAAGATGGAGACCTGCACCTGCAAGTTTGACGGACACGGACTTAAGGTGAATCCTAAATGCCCTCTTCATGGAACGATATGTAGTGGTATGGGAGTAGGCGCAAAGGACTTGCTTCTCGATGCAGACTGTGTGATACCCATTGACTCTATGAGAGAGAACGTCCCGCCTATCGAACTCAAGATACATGGCAAGGCAGACCCAGAACTCAAGACCGCAATCGAGAAAGCCGTAAAGAAGGCAATGGAGAGGGCTTCGCGTTGCACTTGCAAACCCATCTCTATAGACAAGGACGAACTCGACTCGAACTGCCCGATTCATGGTGAAAAGAAGGATGCGTAAGAACCCTATGCAACAGATGTTGAGGGAAGACCTAGAGGATTGTCTTCATCACCTTTATTTGGCTGTGCTCTACAGGGACTTTTCGGCGTGCCACTTTAAGCAAGCCTTCTATTGCCTCACCTGCCCTCTCTACAAACACGGCTCTGACTGATGTATCCAAAGTATCCAAACCAGTGCAGTAACGCTTAAATAGCCTCTTGTTCATAGGTATGATGCCAGTCGCCGTCTAGATGACGGCTAATGACCGAATGACAAAAGGGCTATCCGGCCCTTATCTGGCACGAACAGTTTTATACCTTAGTGGTTCATAGGTCTGCCTTCAACCGACAGGATTAGGCGTGTGACCGAGTAGGGCTGTAACCTGTCCCGACCCTTACCACTAAGGTATTCCCAAATATCTAACAAAGAGACCCCAACCTAGAGCATCAGCAATAAGCCAGAGGAAGGGAAAACAACCCATGAGAAGTCCCAAAGCGAAGATGCCCAAAGACAAGGAATACCATTTCATATTCTGTAGATGATTCTCCTTCCTTAAGAATGTTTATATAGGTTCCTCTCCATCAAGAAGATATGCACTCCGAACTGTGTCCTGTTTGCAAAGGGAAAGGAAAGATTCCAAACGACTTAAGTGAAGGTTCGACAACCGCACCTTATGAAAAGACCTGTCACGCTTGTAATGGAGTCGGATACATCCTAGTTCCTGATGAGCATCCTTACTGGCCAGAACCCTACTATCCGCCACAGCCTTACTACCCGCCTTTCTACATTGACCCTAACTACATTGACCCTAACATTGTTTGGTGTTTCTTATGGTAGCAGAACCACATCCAGCAGAGGGATACCCGCACAAAGAAGAGGAGCCAGCCTTTCCAGCCTATTGGGGCGAACTGATGTGGGCTATGAGCAGATTCCAAAAGTCTGGGTATCTTTGTGGTAAGCCAGATGTGCCAGCATCGTCTCCGACTCCCGGCTCTCCTGCCCTGTTCTATCCTGAACTGACGAAACGCTTCGTAGAACTCATAATGCCGAAACTAGAGATACAGCGAATCCTTACAGATTTCAAGATTCATATTGGTGCATCAGCCACTTTTCCTAAACAGAAAGGAGAGCCGACTACTGCTACAGTAGGTAGAACAGCAAGCGGAAATGCAATCAATAGGGACTTCGCACCATATGGAACTGTCACTGTAACACCCTATAGGGTGGGTATGAGAGTCCGAATCGGCAGAGAAGTGTTTGAAGATGGTCTCATCACCATTGTAGAAAGTGCATTCAGAAGAGCCGCACAAAGAACCGCAAAGACAATAGATTCAGATGTTGCATCTCTTTTCGATATGACCACCAAAAAGAGATTCTCCTTCTGGCCCTTCAGGTATCCTGACCTTTTCGATGTTACTACAAGTATACCCAAATCCAAAGCCTCAGGATATGCCATCCTCATGAACGATAGAGTGAATCCGTATTATGGTTTCTTAGAGTTGAAAGACTTCCACATTCTGAGAAGTTCGGAGATTTCACCGAAGACGGCTTATGTAGTTCAGACGGGTTTCGACAACTGCTACACTCCTATTGGTTACTTCGTCACCAAGCGTCCAATCAGCATAGATGTCTGGCCCTCACCAGTGTTCGACTCACTCGATATTGTCATCACAGCAAAATACGCTCCTATCATCACCTATCCAGAGGCTATAACACGGTGTAGGATTTGATTTGGGTCAAGGGAATAGGTTCTTTCTTTGCACTAGAGGGCGGAGCCAACCTAATCTATTGGTATCTGTATGGTGGCGGAGTTGCAGACAACAACTACTGGCAAGTAGGGAGAGCACTTCGGGTGATTTTCGGAATCGCTCTGATAATTTTCGGCTGACAGACCTTTATCAATAGGAACACTTATAACGCCTACTTCCCTTAGACTACTCCTTCAATGACTTTCTTTGTTGAACAAGGAGAAGAATGTCCCGAGTGTCATGAACTCACTCTTGTCCACTATAACGGGTGCGTCACCTGTTATAGTTGCGGCTATGGACGATGCGGCTAATCTAAATCCTTATAAACTACAACAGTATAGGTCTGGATATGGCACAAGAGGTATTTCATGACGAGCAAGGGCGGGGAACAGTCGTCCTCATAGAAGAGGAAGGGATAAATCCTGTTCCAACATATCATCCAACAACGATACAACCTATGAACTTCACACCAGAAGACCCTATAGAGGTTTTCAAAAAGAGGATTGAGCAGATAAAGATGATGATAGAGGAAAAGAAGATAGACCTTGCCATCAACAATACCAAGGCTCTTCAGACGGCCATAGCCATGCTTATAACGATGGCAAACGTCAAGAAGGACACGGCTCTTATGACCAAACTTCAGGAAGTCGGAGTCGCAGTAAACGAATTGGCCACCACTCTTGCGCCTCTAGCCGCTTCTCGCGTTCCTTCTGGTAGGAAGGCTGGCGAACTATCTGAATATAGACAACCTTAAATACTTCTGCTTCTCTATTAGTATTGCATTGACCGACTCTGGTATCAAGGAAGTTGAAGATGGTTTTGAGGTTGGTTATGACAGTCCTAGTCATAGTGTAGCATATCATCTTGGTGGGAATCTTGTTGTAACTGGAACAGTTTCCGATTCTGGTGGTGGTTCGTCTGGCCCTACGTTCTCGATAGAGAACGCAACTCTGGATGCTTCGGGTGTCACGACTGCCAAGACCTTCACCTTTCCCAATAACGCTGGCACGTTTGCTCTTCTAGGCTTCGCGCAGACTTGGACTGCCGCACAATCGTTTACCAAGACCGACTTCCTTCTGAAAGGAACAAGTTCGGGTAGCACAACTCTCAATTCTGGACTTACTGGCAGTGGTAGCAATACTCTTGCTCTCCCAATAACGTCCAGCGACACCCTTGCCGCAATTGGAACAGAACAAGTATGGTCAGCCAGACAGAGTTTCTCCAATTCCGCTTCTATTGATTACGTTCTGCAATGTATAGTCACAACGCCGGGAGCCACTGGAAGTTACAGGGCATTCTGGGTTGAGGCTACAACGACAGCCGCAAGTATGGCGGCTAGTGTCTTTGGAATAAGAGGAAAGGCAACCTTGGGTGCAGGTTCAACTTCTAGCGGAACCTCTTACATCGTTGGTATCCAAGGAAGGATTGACATCGCAGGGACTCTAGGTGACTCTACTTGGACGGCGGCACTTTACGGACAGGTGGGCAACACCAATCCAACATTAATCACTGGTGGAAGGATGCATGGCCTTTGGATACAGAACGACTTCACAGCCTACACATCAGGAGTGACTGCGGGTGGATTCAGTCTGGTGCTACTGGCAAGCAATGCGACAGCAGTGATTGACTCGGTATTCGAGATTGCATCAGTCAAAGCCACCTATCTGTTTGACTTGGACGATGGAAGTGCTGGAACATGGCTCCAACCCTTGACCACTCTTACTGGTGGTATCATTGGTAGGATAAAGGTTCGTGCGCCGGGACAGGACTACTACATCCCACTCTACGAGTCCTAATCACAAATCTTTATATAGCCTAGATACCAATCTACTTCTTGTATGTCAAATATGTCAATCGAACCGATTTCGCCAGACGACCAGAGAAAGGCCAAACTTGTTCGTAGGTTTGCCACTGTAAACGCCTCTCTAACAGCCTTTTCCAACTCTCTACAGGAGTTTAGTGATGGTGTTGCAGAACTTCAGATAGCGTATGACGAACTTTTGAAGAAGTATACAGCACTGGAAAAAGAGGCAAAACCAGTAACAAAGGCGAGTTAAAATGCCTTGGAAAGAGGTAAAAGAGGTCAAAGGAAGCGGTATTTTAGGCCATTGGGAGTCTGAAGAGGGGTCTATGATAACCATTACGAAGGGAATCGCTCATATCGTGCATAAGGGAAGGGCCATTGCCGCCTTCACACCAGAGGAAATGTATTCAGATAACCCTGCTACAATAGCAAAGATGATAGCAAAGAAACTGAATCCTACAGATACAGTAAAGTAACTACTTCTACGGTGCTACCGTAGTCTGGCTTCCTTCCCAATCAGCCGTCTCTCCGCCCACTCCTATGACAGACTGAACATTGGTTGTGTGGCTTTCTACCAGTGAAGGAACCACAAGGAAGGTTTCTCCCAAGTCGCTTGGTGCTGGCGAGAATGCAACTCCAACGGTTATCGTTCCTGCGGCATTCGCTGTGACTACTCTGCTTTGGCCTTGGGCCGTTCCACTGGTGTAGAACAGAGTATAGCCAACTAGAGCATTCACAACTAGCGTTACGGCTGTCTCATGTAAGACTGTTGACGATGTTCCAGTCGTTGTCGTCCCTGTCAGACCGTCAGTCCTGTTATTCATGACAGTCTGGTGAGGATAGTTTGCTATGACTGTTGGCATCTCCCACTTGGCAACACCTGTTTCTGTGCTGTTAATCACTGGAAGGCCACTATTGACTGCGGCTCGGATGCTGACTCCTTGAACCTCTGCGCCTATGTCTGTAGTCGTCCAAGGCGCGTTTGTAGCACCACTCTGAAGGAAGGCATCAACAAACCCTAGTATTATGTATGCGGCTGAAGCCGCAGTCCATGTTACTAGAGCGTCAACTTGTGGCTCTACGACAACCTTGCACTCGGTCTCAATGTAGAAGTCTGTGACGTTGTAAGCGTCTACTTGGGTGAATCCTGTTCCAACCGTTATTGCGGCTGATGGAGCGAGTAATAGTGCTCCGAACAGAAGGGTTGGCGCATAGTGAGTAGAAGCCTTTCCTGTGAATGTTGCGGCTGTGGCCGACCCTGTGATGGGTGATGGCAGACCAAGGTTGCTATCAGCGAACATTGGAGAGGCTATATCAGTGAAGCCGCATACCGAGATAGCTGAACGTCCACTTGTTGCGGCTGAGAAGGTTGCGGTTACAGCCTTAGTCGTTATTGTGGCTGGCGCATAGGCAGTGAACTCCTGAATGAAGAATGCAGATGTTATGCTTCCACTGGCTCCTGTGACATACGATATTGGCTGACCTCTTGGAGTCCAAGTAAGACCCGCACCACCTGTTGCATCAGAAAGAGTCACAGACGCGGGTGGCGCAGTTTCGTCTTCCCATACGACCACAGCAACAAGAAGGTCTGGACTGGACGTAGTTGAAAGAGTTGCCGCTACAGAAGTTGCCGCACTCGCGGCTCCATGAGCCGCACCAGACGCATCTTTAAGGGCTGAAGTCGTAGTGGTGAAAGTCGCATTGGCAGAGACAGGTGCGCCGTTATTGTCTGTCGCAGTGCAAGTATGGCCAGCCGCACTTGAATAGGGAACTGTAAATGAGCCAGACCATGTGCCAGCAGTAGAAACTACTTGGCCAATAACGGTGTTTGTAGGTGGTGTTGCTCCACCGAATGTGAAGATTACGATTGTGTTTCCACTCGTCCACCCTGCTCCGTTCACAACAACCTTCTGCATTCCAACAGGGCCAGTGGCTGGAGTAAGAGTAATTGTTGCTACCATTCTATCTTATTGTAGGACGGCCCACTATTTAAACCTGTTCTCAGAAGTTCGACCACACTTTATATAACTGGCTGTTCTTAATCTCCTCATGCCACGAAGGTTCAGACGCAGATGGTTCCCGCCCTCTTCTCCTCAACAGAACAAACTTCTGCATTATGTCCGGTTCCTCTATCCAACAGCCCTAAGAAATCACCGTGTTAGGATTGTAGGAATGCGGAAGAGTCGGTGGGTTGACATTGGAATCGTTGAGAGGAAGATTGCGATTGAGTATGACGGCCAACAGCACTTCACGAAAGAGGGACGGATTAAGGACAAGGTTCGGGACGCTGAACTGGTCTCGATGGGCTGGCGCGTCATTCATGTGAACAAGAACAACTGGAAGTTCTTCATGGAGCATATGGCGGCTATAGTCGAAGGTGAGATACAACTTGCTCGAACTCAGGTGTAGTTGGTGCGGTGAGACGTTCAAGACCAAGAAAGTCCAGAGGATGTGTCCGACCTGTAAGTTGCTGAAGGCGGAATGTAAGTGGGACGAATTGGAGAAGCGCAACTCTAGGAAGAATGCTTAAATACCCTCACTACCTGACTCCTGCCTATGGCAACAACGATACCATCTCCTGTGTATGGAGCAGTCATGTCCCTCAAAGTTGTGGTGCTTCCACCCTACGTTCAGGACGCTATTCTAGAGGCTTCAAAGCAAGCGAAGATTCTCTTCGATATTAATCAGTGGGAATGGGCCGGAACAGTCCCTACATTGGGACAGATTGTAGACCTCTACGCCAAACTCACACAAGATGCGGTCATGTGGCCAGAAATCGGGAACGCAAGGTCTGGTCATCTGGTTGTAGAATACACTGATGGAATACTAGAATTTAATGTCGAAGTCGCTTTCGTAGAGACTTAGAGCAGATACCAGATGGCTTGATGGCCGAGTTCTATGGCTTTAAGTCCTGTCCAGCACTCTACTTTCTTCCATCATTACCTAAACGCTCTCTCGCTATACATTGACAATTTGCACAAAGCACGCGATACCCTTTTGGCCAATGACGCTTTCTAAGCCACAGTGCTAAAGACTTTCCGACTTGGAATGGATGTCTGCGTCTAAATTTTGCTCCATTACCTTTGATGTGGTCTAACTGTAGAGCAAGAATAGTGGTGTATGGTTCTTTATGCTCTCCGAAGGGGTTGGCACACTGAGGCGGGTCTGTGCCGGAGTAATGAATCAAAGCCTCTAGTTGAGCCTCTTTGCGATTCTTATTGATTTGAGTTACATTTCTTTCATAGCAAGCCATATGTCTAGGCTCTTTACATGATTCTGTTGGTTTCGATGATATTTTCTTTCCGCATGAACGACAGGTTGTTTGCGTCCCGTCTCCATGATAGATAGTCCATTGACTGCTCATGTTAAGTCATTACCTTATAGACATACGACTATTTAAGGGATTCCATAATTGTCATTTTACATTGTTTTGGCTGTAGTCGTTATTGTGAGGAAAACGGTATAGCCACATTTCAAACAGGTCGCCACCTTCTCTTCGACCAAAGGAATCTTGTCGTAAGTGGGATACCCGTATCCCTGCTTTGGCTTTCCTGAAGACTTGAGGTCGAAGGAGTGAACTTCACCATTTGGACAGTAAAGGGATAGCATACTAAGAGAATGGGAATGGTGGTTTATAAAGATTCTTAGAGAATATACCAAATCGCTTCGTGACCAAACTCTAAGGCTTTCATTCCGGTGTAACAACCGCCACTCTTCACATGAGGTTCCCTCAATTCTTTGCAGTGATAGCAGTATGGGGTCTTTGATTCCCAAGACTCGAACTTGTATTCTGGTGGGTAGTTCTTTACCACAATGACCACAATTAGGTCAGCATTGGCGATGTCCAAGTTTCGAGCCATGTAACCGTATCCCTTTCCGGTCTTGGGCCATGCTTGAATGACTGGAGCACGAATCCACAATCCGCCAGTGGTCGGATGCGAATAGAAGCCCCCTTCTGTGAAGATGTCAACCCCGCCCTTTATGGAGTGACCTGAAGTGATGGTGGCATTGGGATAGGATATGAGAACGCTCTGAATTATTGCTCTCGCCTTCATCTCGGTCTCTAAGGTGAACTTGTCTGCCCCGGCTCCCACTATACCTACTATCACACCATCCCTTGCACAGAACCTTTATTAAGCATTTCTTTCTAGTCTAGGCTATGACAAAGTGTCCGAAGTGTAAAGACCCAGACACCGAACTAGAGACGTATGAGGGAGTGCATGGGCCGGAGCAACTCTGTTCCAATTGCGGATGGACGAGCGAAGACAAAGCGTCTTTTGAACTGATGAAGAGTATGCCGACTGGCTAGAGGACAGCAGGTTTAAATACTACCGAAACCATAGAAGAGATAGAATGACAGCCACATTAACGCTAAGTCCAACATCTGGTGCGGGTAGTCTTACTGTCACCATGACAGGAGCAGGATACACAGGTGGCGGTGCGGCCACAATAACAGCAGTCACCATTGGTGGTGTGGATGTCTTTGCAACTGTTCTGCCAAGTACGATAACGATTGCCAATGCTGGCACTTGGACTGGAACCTTCGTAGTTCCGATGGCCACTTTAGGGTATGGCACTAAGACTGTCACTGCGATAGACAGTAGCGCGGCTACTGCATCAAAGTCGTTCATTGTAACTCCAATAGGAACAGTGGAGAGCCTTGCGGCTGGCGGAATGTCGCAACTCGGCCCGGGTGGTTCAGCCTTCTGGAGCACAGAAGTTCCAAAGCAGACAATCCAATTGGGTGGAGTCGAGATAGTTTACACTCCTGATATGGGTAATCTGGTAGGAGTATCTTCAGCCTCAACAAACGCAGGAAACGCAACGGTAACTGTTTCTCCTTTGAAACTACCAGTGAACTATTTGGCGAATGCCTACATCAAGTTCCTTACTGGCCCCGCGATTGGACTGCAACTAATCATTGCATCGAATACAGCAACAATAATAACCTGCACTGGCACATTCGGAGTAGCACCGACAGCCGCAGGTGGAGACACATTCATAATCGTTGGAGACCCACGACTCTACTACACAAACGTCCCGCCCTACGCTATAGGCGAACAGAGGACAGGAACCATCGTCTACTCCAACGACAATCAGCCACTCTGGGTAATCTGGTCGTAGACGTTGAACTAGGCTTTAAATAGTTCGACTTCCTAAAGTCTACTGTGTCCGAACATCCAAGACGCTATCCAACTCCAACGGAACCCATAACAGGGCCGGGTGTGGCTGTTTCGGGTTGTCCACATGGCAATGGTGTCTTTGCCACTCGACCCTTTAAAGAGGGAGAGACGATTTCCAGTTTTCAGGCTCCTTTTGTAAAGGAGATAGACCCTTCCCGTAATTGGGCTGTCCTTCGTGTTGGAGACCTCTATTGGTCTGAACCTGAATCGGGTGAAGGAGTATGGAGCAACTTTCTAGACCACAGCGACCAACCCAATGCAAGGTTTGTGAACTTCGACTTTGAGGCTGGCACAGGAGACTTGGTTACTCTTAGACCCATTGAAGTGGGAGAAGAAATCCTCATAAACTATGGCGAGTATAGTCCAGAGAACGTAGCGGATATTGCGGAAGACTTACCGCCAACTGCTTTGTCAATACCACAAGACGAGTTTGATAAAGAAGTCGAAGGAGTTGAGAACGAAGTGACTAAGTTGGAGCAAGAAGCCCAAACCTTTATATAGGCTAGAAACCATCCTATGCCTATGGATATACGCGACCTAAAGAACGGAATGAGGAAGGTAGATGCCTCTGGGGTTGTGAAAGAACTTAGTGACCCTAAGACTGTCAACCTGAGAGCAGGTGGGACAGCACAGGTGGCAGATGCGAAGATTCAGGATGCAACAGGAAGCATCACTCTGTCGCTTTGGAACGATGACATCAAAAGGGTCAAGAAAGATTCTCTTGTGGCCATCACCAATGGGTTCGTCTCAGAGTTCCAGAAGGTCATCCGCCTCAACGTAGGGAAGTATGGGAAACTCACAGTAGATGGCAGTTGAAGTGCGAAGCGTGTGGGAGTCTAAACATTTCAAAGAGACCGACTGAGCAACCCTACCGTCCCGACCTTCATCCAGAAGGGTGGGGTGGCCCTCTTCGTTATGACTGTCTCGACTGTGGAGTGTGGTGGATAGTCATACGAGAGATAATCCCTATAAGCACGAAGCCGCTATCTCGGAAGGTGAGAAACAATGGCCACCACGACTGAAACCATAGACCTGCCTTTAGGAGACCTAGTTACCGCCAAGGAATGGGGTGACAAAGCCTTCATCTACGCCCCTAGTGAGGACGAGTTCTACATAACTCAAGAGAAGCACAAGGCTTTGGAGTTCGCTTCACATAAGAAGTTTGAGGCCAAGGTGGTTTCTGTGGATGGAAAGGTGAAAGTAGTCTTGCCAACCGAGTTCGCCAAAGCCTATATGTGGAAACGAGAGGCCGCTATCTCCAAGATAACCTATGGAACGAAGGTGGCTATCGTAGTGTTCTCTACTAAGGAGAGGCCCATTCAAGGACAGCCTTAAATAGAGGTTCTCCCACTATAAATACGAGATGGTTCCGATACCTTCAGACCGAAAGGGGCTGACTTTCAAGTATAGTTCTGGTCTCGCACCCCTAGTTACGACCAAGCGATACGCTGAACTCATTGACAACTACAAGAAGGAAGGGCCAAGTGCTTTTCCACACATTCTGGGTCTTGGTGGTATGGCCATTGACACTTCTCGGAACCGGAACAAGTGGAGAGTGCCTCTAGAAGACCTTCAAGCCATCGCTGACCAACTTAAGGGACTCCCTCTGATGAAAGACCACGACATAGACCACGTTGATTCTATCATCGGGAAGGTCGAAGAGGCATGGGTAGAGCCAGACAAGAACGACCCAACGGCTGGAAAAGTCTTCTGGAAGGGTGAAACTTGTGACGAAAACATCATTCAGAAGATACTTTTGGGTTATATCAAGCACAATAGCATCCAGATTGCTGTCCCGAATGCCTATTGTGATGACTGTATGACCGCTCAAGGCAAGTCCGAACAGGAAGCCGCTATCGAAGACCTTGACCTTCCCTGCCCAAGATGCGGCAGTTTGAATATGTTGATACGCCGACCTGCGGCTTTGGAGCAGTCTATCATAGCTATACCTGCCTATGAACACGCTGACATCACTCCATTTGGATTCAAAGCCAGTCTTGACTATGCTCTAAGGGCGCGTTATGAGCCTAAAGTAGCACCGCCAACGGTCAAACCAGTGCCAAAGGCGGCTAAAATCGTGCTTCCAAACTTCACACCCATGCTCTTTGAGGCCATGAATGCAGTCAGAATGGTCACTGCTGAAGTGGTTGAGATGCAACTTAGGATGGCAAAAATGGCCTTGGAAGGCTATCCAGAAGACCGAGTTGAGATTAGATACAGCCAAAAGGCGAGAGACTTGGATTTAGACAAGCCTATAGAGGAGTATGGCTTTTCTCCCGAAGAAGAAGCCTTTATGAAATCTCTAGGGCAACCAGTGGATGAACCAAAGGAAGAGGAAGATGAGACATGGGGTGGTGTAAGTTGTCAAAATTTCGGATGCAATTGTCCTTCTTCTTGTCGTTGTGGTGATTGCGAAATGTGTGGAGCAAAGACTGAAGAGGCCAAAGGCGGCTCACTAGAGGACTTCCCACTGGTGGAGAAAGGTGGAGAGAAAGATAAGAAGGAAGAGGGCAAGTGTGTATGCAGTCATGTGAGAGGGTATCATCAAGAAGATGGTTGTCATGCGCCTACGTCCTATTTTCCGGGCGCGGCAGATTGCCCTTGCTTGGTTTATGAAGAGGCAGGGAAAGAGGAAGGAGTTTTGCAGAAGTTGAGGATAAAACCACATGAGGGGATGGATTGGTGTCCCGATTGCACAGGAATAGGACGGTTCCCTATCAGTGGTGCCGATTGTGAAACCTGTGGTGGTTCTGGTGAGGTTCCGAAAGAGGGACGACAAGAAGAGGCTGAACCCAAGGAGCAGTATAAGTGTCCCTGTGGCTGTGGACAGATGGTTGATGAGGAAACCTATCTCGATGTCATTGGACGCGATGAAACACCCGATATGTTCGGGAACTGAGGCGAAGGCTTTAAATAAGGGGTATACCATATATACTCCACTTATGACACCTTCTACTCTATATGGGTGTGTAGTTGGCCGATTGGTAAATGTAACGTCACCCCAGAAATCAAGAAACTAAATGGCTACTGTCGCACCTTCTGGTGAAATAAGCGAAGGCAAAACTTTGTCTTATGACCAAGTTGTGAAGCAATTCGGTGCTCTCGAATCCAAACTTGATGGTCTGATGTCCATAATCAAAGAGGTCAATGTGAAACTGGAACAGCAAGACTCGCTTCGCAAGAGGCAAGCCCTACTGAGCCAGAGGATTGCTCTGAGACGGGCATCTAACCGCAAGGTTGAAGAGGACGAAGAGGCGAAGCGCAAGAAAGAGGAAGAGGAAGCCACAAAGCGGAAGAAACTGGAAGAACTGAAGTCTAGGCTTCAGGAAGTCCGGTCTAAGGTTGAGGAAGAGGCCAAGAAACGGAAAGAGGCCACTGCTTCTGCACCTGCCAACACTGCCAATGGAAAGGGCAATGTCGGTGAGGTAAAAGAAGAGAACAGTGCTCTTGCCGCTATGGGTATCTCTACCGAAATCCCACCTGAGTTCAAGGAACTCATGAGTGCTTCCGATAAGTTCAAGAGTCTGGGACTACTCTCAGGGTAGGTAATAGACAATGGCTTTCGGGCCACCTTATCTACACGGAAGTTCAATCCCCGGACTGCTTGAAGGCGCACCCTTCCACAACGACTCGTTCCTTCTCACCTTCAATAGTGAGGCGAATGCAAGCGGCACGAATGTATATGTAGGAGCAATAGTTACTCTGGCAACCGACAATGACTTTACCTGTGTCGTTCCCGTAGCAGGGGAAGGCGCAGAACTCAAGTTCATTCTTGGAGTCGCTCAGACATCTGGGCAACTTCAGAGTGCAATTGATGTCATTTGTCGTGGTGAAGTGACTGTGATATGCGATACCACAGTTACGCCGGGGCAATTCCTTGACACATCAGACACCACTGGACACGATGGGATGGTTGCGGTTGCGGATACGGCAACTGGCCAACTAAACGCAAGGCTCATCGCCCTTCAGGGATGCACTGTGACAAGCACTCCTCAATCCATTGTTGCCCTTCTGTTCTAGACACTACAAGTGAGTTAGAATGGCAATGACAAGAGAGCAGTTCCCGATAGTTAACACTGGTGCTCTGTTCTATCCAGCACTGGCGAAGAGGATAGTAGAACTTACGATGCCCAATCTGGCATTGAAGCCTCTACTTCAGGACTTCTTCATCAAGGTTGGTTCAACAGCCACCATTCCGAAACAAAAGGGTGCTCGCGCCAACGCAGTTATAGGAAAGACTGCGGAAGGGGCCGAGATAATGGCCGACTTCACACCTTACGACTCGATTACCGTTACACCTTACAAGGTGGGTATGAGAGTCCGAGTTACCAGAGAGTTGATTGAAGACCAGATAGTGAACATAGTAGAAGACCAGTTGAAAAGAGCCGCGAGACGAGTGGTCATGACGATTGACCAAGACGTTGAGAAGGCTCTCAACGCAGGTGCTCAAACCACCTACGGTGTCACTGGAACTTCAGTGTTCATGGATGGAACGCCCGGAACATTCGCTAACACGATAGGAGTTAACGACATAACAAACGGCATCCAAGTCATCCAGAACTTCATGCTGGAACCTGACACCATTGCGATGAATCCAATGGCGAATCAGGACTTGGCTAGGATTCCGCAGTTTGCCGCACTACTCTTCTTCGGACAGCCCGTATACCAACAGGGACAGGGAACAGTCGTTTCCGCCCCTGCGCTGTATGGACTTAAGCGGATAGTCACCCCGAACATCCCTCTGACTGATGGAACTGCCAACAGTGGTAGGGCTTACATCCTTGCCGCTTCAGGTAGCAACTACTCAGCCGCATACGCCCCGTTGGGCTACTTTGCGACTAAGAGACCCATCAGCGTAGATGTTTGGCCGCAACCGACTTTCGACTCGATAGACACTGTGATTACTGCAAGATACGCGCCCGTCATCACATACCCAGAAAGTATTGTGAAGATGACCGACTTGCGGTCTTCGTAGAGTCTTTCACTAGAAGCCAACCATACAACACACTCCCTTCGGAGAGTTAACTGAAAGCAGGGCGTAGCCGCCTTTAGTGGGCTACCCCTTCCCACGTTTTTAAATCCCTTCAGCCGAAGGGCTTAAATACTACTGCTACCATCTATACATTAGAATGGCCACCGCAGTTCCAGAAGTAGTTAAAAGGCCGATAGTAATGACTCCACAGATAGCAAGAGAATTGATGCTTTCCAATCCTAGAAGGGCCACATTCACAATCGCCCGTTTCAAAGACCCAGATAACGCAATTTACAACTGGAAGAAAGAGGGGCATTCTGTTGGAGAAGCCATGACAAAGTTCCATCACAAACTAATCAAAAAGACCGTGATTGGGCCAAACAGTCTGCTCGACGACTACAAGCCGCTTGGATGGGGCTTTGTAATTGGTAGTGGTGGTCTCTACTTCAATAACACCAATTCAAGGCTTGGAGTCTCAGACGACCCATCTTCTCCTTTCGACACAAGCGTAACTGTCCTGAATCCTATTGGCGGAGCCACGAATCTCTATATGCAAACCATAGACCCAACCTATCCACAGATTACTACCAACGCGACTATAGGAGACACAATCACATGGGAAGCGTCCTTCCCGACTGGTATTGCTGAATGGGAGTGGACAACCTTCGGAGTTGACAACGATGCGGCTGATGGCCCCGGTTCTGTTGTCACCAGTTATGATAACGTGAACATCCTTCTCATGGACAGATATGTGCAGGATGAAGGACTGAAGGGTGCTGGCCAACTCTGGATACTAACGCTGAACATTACGCAATACTAGACAACCTTAGTCAGCAAGCCTTAAATACTCCCGAATCCTACTAATACTTAGATATGTCAGGAATAGGTGGTATGCACATTGGTCTGGACATCAAGGTTTTCGAGCCTTGCCCGATTCACCAGACTCCAGATAAGACTCAGACTAAGACTCTAGTTGTGAAACAAGCCCGTTGGCCTTTCTTCCACATCGAGAGACGAAGGATAGTCCCTCAGTGTGACTGTCCCAAAGTGATGTCAAACCACTCCTATCAGGAGCACGACCTGTCCACCAAGAACTTCTGTGCTATCATTATGTCGGCTATGCTTCACACAGCAATCGTCACGGCTATGGTTTACGATACATCCAACGCGACTCACACGATGGCGGCAGATAAAGTTGGTAGTGCTATTCAGATAGTCGCTGGAAGTGGTGTGACCGCGCCAAACGCCGGGACAGACCGAGCAATCGAAACCCAACTTGCAGGAGCAGATGGGGCTGTGACTCCAACGCACATTGGAACCGCGACTGCTGATGGAACCATCAATTCGACTTCATCGAGCACGACTACATTCCTGATTGTAGGAACTATGACGAACAGCACTGCTGGCAACGAGACTTGGGGCAACATCGGAATTTACGGGACTTTCGATAGCAACATTTACCTGCTTGCCCACGACCAGACCAATGGCGCAACAGGATACGTTGTAAGCGCAAGCGGAACGGTGGCTGTGACCTATACGATAACCTGCACTTAGACGGTCTAAGTGGGTCAACCTTATATAACTCAGAAGGACTATACTCTCTAGTATGTCCTCTGAATCGGGCTGGAATAGGGTGGTTATAGGATGACTATTGCTCAGAAGAACGATACCGGAGCCACCCAGAGTTCAGCCTTAGTCAAAACACTCAACCTTCCAGCCATCGCCACATTGGTTGGAGATTGGGTTTTTGTCTACGTCACCGCACTCATCGCAGGTGCTATCGGAGTCTCAACCATAACCGACACAGCCTTGAATACTTACGTTTATGTTGATTCTTACAGTGATTCTCAAGACCTCTCATCGGGCGAACTTTGGGCGTGCAAAGGTGCGGTCAATGCGAATGCTTCCAACGTAATCAAGATTACAATGGCGGCCAATGGACGATTCCTTGGTAGCACATCATCTTACACAGGAGTCATCAAACTTGGCAATCTTCACGAAGCGCAAGACCCTGCTGTACGACAGAATACAGCCTCAAACTCGGACACTACAAAAGACCCTAATAATTGGGTTGTTGGTGGCTTCGATATTGACAACGCATACCTAGCCTCTGCAACAACGGGCAACCAAAGAGATGCTCGAACCACAACGGGCATGAGTAGTATAATGATTGATAATACCCGAGCCACGCCGGGTTCTACGACTATCGCTTGTTCGTGGACAAATACCGCCTATTGGGGCGGTTGTATGGCCGAACTCAGAGGCGCACAAGCCATCAGTGGGAGTATAGGTTCAGGAATCTCAGAGGCCATAAAGATGACACATCAAACATCAACTGGCTTTGTTGGAAATGCCGCTTCTAAAGCATTTACAATATCTCATCAGACTTCAGCAGGAGCTATCGGTGGTGCGGCATCTAAGACAGCCTTCAATCTAACCCATCAGACTGCAACGGGTTCTGTTGGAAACGCTATTGCTGACTCAGTTAAAATGACATATCAAACTGTAGTAGGTTCGATGGGTAACGCGGGTAGTGGAGCGATTGCTATAACCCATCAGACCATCGGTGGCTCTATTGGAACCAGTCTTGTCGGAGTGGCTGTCACTGCCCTTGTTACATATGTATACGGAGCTATAGGAAGTGCTCTGTCTACTCTAACAGGCATTTCTCAACAGATTGTATCAGGTGTTTTAGGTGAGAGTGCGACAGAAGCGATTGAGATAACTCATCAAGAGGTAGTTGGTTCTATAGGCGATGCCATCAGTGGTACAACCGAAATAACGCATCAAACGGTCTCTGGATTGATAGGAAGCAGTCTTAGTGGAGCGTTGGTTATGACATATCAGACAATAAGTGGAGCCATAGGTGCGGCTATCTCAGAGATTGTAGAGACAGAACAGGTAGTTGCAGGAAGTATAGGAGATGCTATATCTGGTGCAATTGAGATGATATATCAGACTGCCGCAGGTGCAATTGGAGACAGTGCAAGCGGAGCAATCATCACCAATGATGTAGTCTCTGGCTCTATAGGAGATTCGGTCTCTGGTGTTATAGAGATGACTCATCAAGAGATAAGTGGCTTGATAGGAGACGATGTTTCTGGGACTTTGGCTATCACTCATCAGGAAACCAGTGGCGCAATGGGAGACATCGCTTCTGGTGCTTTGGCTGTAACCCATCAGGAAACCTCTGGCTCTTTGGGCAATTCTTTAGCAGGGACATTTGCGATACTGTCGCAACTTGTGTCTGGTATATTAGGAACCGAAGCAACTGAGACACTAATCATTAGTGATGCAGTAAGTGGCTCGATAGGCAATACGGCTTCTGGTGAGTTGTTTGTCACTCATCAAGAAGTAAGTGGGTTAGTAGGAACTGATGCAAGCGGGACGTTTGTTGTCACTTTACAAAATATAATGGGTTCGATAGGAAGTGCCATCTCTGGAATCGCAATAGTTACCTCTGCAATACAGATGTTCGGATACATCGGGAGTGCCATACTCGGAGCATTGATAACAAACGATGTGGTGGAAGGAACCATTGGAGAAGAGGCCAGTGGAGCACTCGAAATAACCTCTCAAACCGCATCTGGTTCGATAGGCGAAGCCTCATCTGAGGCGATAGAGATGACTCATCAGGAAGTCTCTGGCTCATTAGGAGACGACCTCTCTGGTATAGCGAATGTGATATACCAAGCCATGAGTGGCCTCTTGGGAACGTCTGCCACAGAGGAAGTAGTCACTGGTGATGTAATAAGTGGGGCGTTGGGCAATGAGGCTTCAGGAGTCACCGATATAACACATCAAGAGGTTAGCGGTAGCACTGGACTCAGTGGCTTTGGGCAGAGTGTGACTCATGATGTAATCGGAGTCAACATTGGGGCAGAAGGGATTGGCGCAGTTGTAACTAGAGATGTGGTCTCTGGAGAGTTAGGTGTGGAAGCGACAGAAACCTCAGTCACTAACCAAGTGGTAAGCGGCACTATGGGTGAGGATGCCACTGGCACACTGGCTGTCACCCACCAAGAGACCTCTGGAAGCATTGGGAGCCAAGTATGGAGTATTGTGAATAAGGGACTCCAAGGAGTGATGGGAACCGCAATGTCTTTGGGCATCGTCATATCCCAAGTTGTGCATGGAGATATTGGGAATGAGATTTCAGGAACTGTCGCAACCAATGAAGTGGTTTCGGGAACTATGGGTGCGGCAGAAACGGGTGCAGTTCTTATAACCCACCAAGAGGTAAGCGGCTCTCTTGGAACCAATCTGTTAGGAGCAATCAAGATATTGAGCCAATTTGTAAGCGGGGCCATCAACGGCTCGATTTCAGGTCGGAGTGCCACCAACCAAAAGACTTTTGGACAGATTGGTTCAGAGGAGTCTGGTGAAATCACCATCACCCATCAAACGACTTCAGGAGCCTTAGGAACGGCTGAGTCTGGCCAGACCGCGATAACCCATCAGAAGACCACAGGTTCTATCGGAACCAATGCGTTGGGTGTGCTTAGTGTGATAAGTCAGCGCGTAAACGGAGCGATTGGAGACTCGATTCTTGGCCAAATCATAACGCGACAGAAAGTCAAGGGAACGATAGGTGTGACCGAGACGGGCCAAACTCTTGTAGCCTCTCAAGTTGTGTATGGCTCAGTTGGGGCCAGAGCATCGGTTGTCGAGATAATACACGACCTTGTAAGCGGAGCAATTGGCACTTCACTTTCGGGCAAGGGTATCACACGCCAAAAGGTCGCAGGGACTATAGGTTTAACAGAGACAGGTGCGATGACCATTCCTCACCAAGAGGTCTCTGGTCAACTTGGGACTTCTACAACGGCAAAGGAAAAGACCTTCGACATAATAAGCGGGGCCATTGGCGCGGCCATCCATCTAATTGTAGAGACAGGGCAGGTAGTCTCTGGACATATAGGAACCTCTTCTAGCGAGACGTTCACCGTAACTCATCAGACTACGAAAGGCTCTATCGGGACTCGACTGCTTGGTGTGACTGCGGCCTTGCATGATGTTGTAAGCGGAGCGATAGGAGTCGGTGTGACGGAGAAGACGATAACCCATCAAAAGGTCTCAGGAAGTATGGGTGATGAAACAACTAGCAAGTTTGCTGTCACACACCAAGTAGTCAAGGGAGAAATAGGCACTAAGGAGACAGGTAATCTCGTTACGACTCTAATTCTAATATTCGGATACATGGGTGAGGGGATTGTTGGCCAGATGAGGTTTGAATGGAAGGAGTTTCTCAAACTTAAGATACTCTCTGAGGTCAAGAACACGACTCTCAAGACCTTCAAGAAGGCTCTGAGGCTGAGAGTAGTGCCAGAAGAAGAGGAAGACGTAAATACTTAGAGTAGCCTAGTATAAATTGTGTCAATCGTAATAAACCAGACAGGGCCAGATGACTACGAGACAGTGTGGATGTTTGTGATTCCATCTGCCACTGTCGGAGATTATGAGGTTCTTGTGACACCTAGTTGGAGTTGGACTAACTTTGCTTTTGCCGCCTATGAGTTCCCTAGCGGAACCTATACAACGGATGTTGGTTATGCTCTTGAGACGAGTATGTTTACTGATACGCTCACACTATGGGGTGGTGGCTACACTCCCATAGATGACTATTACATCTATGCCTATTGCAGTGGCAACAGCCAAATCGGTTCTACTACATTACCGCCAGCCAACATAGATGCCGATTCAGAACGTAGTGGCGGGGCTACAGTTGGCCACGATTCTGCTTATACGGAGACTTTCACTGGCGATACCGACCTATTAATAGGCGGTGTTGGTGTGAGGAGAACAGACAGCGCATTTGTAGCACCTACGGTATTTGCACAGCATTACGAAAGCCCAAATTTGCCTCCGACTCCTGTTCCTTTTGACTTCACTATTCACAACACTGGCTCATTTGTAGTTGTAGCTGTGGCTGTGGGTTATTGGGGAGCGACCTCAATAACCATAAATCCTATCACAGTGCCAGAAGTGCGTGAGTTGACCGTCAAGATGAGAGACCACTCATTCAAGGCTAAAACCCCAAAGAAAGAGGTCAAGTTCGTTATGGACAGCAACCCGACTTAGACTTTAAATAGTCGGAAGTCCCTATCCAGTGTGAAAGAAATGCCATCAGGATTGGTCGTTAAAGTGGACAACTTCGGGTTTGCCCTTACCTTCACCATACTCAATGCTGATGGAACGCCTAGAGACCTAACTGGTGAAACGCCCACTCTATGGGTGTTTACGCAAGAGGAAGACCCTACTGTTTCGTTTAGCGGGACTTGCACTACTTCAGTAGACCCCATAACTGGCATCAGGTGTATAGCCACCTACATAGTGCTACAGGGCGACTTCTCTATCACAGGAACCTTTGATGCAGAGATTGAGATGACTACTGGATTCGCTCCTGCTTACACCTACCTAGAGGACACGGAGACCTTCAGCATCAACGTCATAGCCCGTCATCCAGTGCCTTAGAGATGCACCCCAAGCCCTTCTTAGGATACCCATCAATCGCCCAATGGATGTATACCTGTTTCATAGCCTCTCCACCCAAATCTAGGGATGAGATTGTGACCACCCTCATGGAGCATGGTTACGGTAGACACCAAGCCTCATTCACCTACAGGAACTACTGGCTCAGATTTGTGGAGTATCGGAAGAAGTTGGCTTCACAGACTGAACAGGATATATAGTGTTCAAATAAGCTCTTACCGCATCTCCAAACTCGTAGTTTGAACAGATGATTTGAATGGCCCTTATCTGGTCTTGAGTTAGGCCAGTGTCGTTGGCGTGCATAAAGGCGAGAAAGGCTTTGGCCACCCTCTGCTTCATTGTCTTGAGGTCTTCGCTATCGCTCATGATGTAACATCCACCATGAATCTGAGAGCCATTGCCGCCACCTGTCTGGCCTCTGCTCTCAACCTCTCCTTAGTCCTTTGAGGATGCTGTTTGAAGACCTCATCCTTCAGTTCGTCCAACTCTTCTAGAATGACTGCATAACCCTCATGTGCGTTGTGGAACGCTCCGAAGTTCTGGGTGGCTTTCTTGTATTCGTCCACAATCTCTTTGACAGAGAGGGTGAGAGGAGACATCTTGTGGCCGTTGTATTTGTCTCCTACCTTGAGTTCTGATTCAGATGAGAGAGTGCATCTCTCATTGACTTGGTAGCGTCTTGCAACCATGAATGGAGCAGGTGCATCTTCAAACTTCGTTGGATGTTCATTAAATGGTCTGTTACAACGAGTGCAAGTGGAGAAACTCATGATGGCTTTATCCCCTTTCTCTCTAGGAGAAGTTGGTCTGTTATCTTCTTGCACTCTTCCCAATTGAATGGGTTGATAGTGTAGTGTTGTTTCCTCTTCCACTCCTTCTGATGGGTGTCCTTATTCTCCTTCTCTTGCCAGAGATACCACTTCACCTGTATCTTGTGGTAGGTCTCGACAAGCAAGATGGCACTCCACCAACCACCGTTCTTGGAGAGTGTGATGCCTTTCAGCACTTTGATGTCCGAGTCCTCAAAGGCCGGGAACTTCAGAGGTTGCTCTGGGGTAGGAGTTCCGGCACTTGTCTCAGATGCGGGTGGAGTTGATGAACTCATTACGCATACACCTGTTTATAGTCCTTGCCTATCAGTTTGAAGAACGCCTCAAGCGACCCTTCTGTGTCATAATGGTTGCAGTCGTCCTTTCCATCGTCCTCTCCTATCTGGTGAAGGGCGCAAAGATAGCCGTATCTCCACTGAGGCGGCTCACCCCTGTATCTTTTAGCCGTTGTCGCAATCATCTCCTGTATCTGCTCCTTAGTCATCTTGACGGGTGTGCCTTTCATCTTTGCTCACTTGGCTTCGGTCTTGGAACCGCCGTTGGCAACTTCAGAACGTATCCTTCTTTCTCAAGTGCCTCTACAGCCTTTCTCACGTTGCTAGTCCGAACCCCATACTTCTGAGAGAACTCGTTCACATTGACCTCAGAACCTTGAGAATAGCACGCCTTGAGTTTATCCTTGACCTTCTGCTCGAAAGCGGCTCTCGTCTGGGCTGTGATGACTTCGCTTACTACTTTCTCGCTCATGACACTAGCCTCTGTTTTGCCTCTTTATAAGCATTCACCCATTCTTGACCCCGACTTGCGACAAGGGCTTCCTCAAATGAGGGAAGTGGTGGCAATCCTCTTGCTTTACGCCATTCTTGTCTACTCTTCCAATCCTGTCGTGCGGTGTCTTCCATCATGAAGTATCTGAACCAATAGTCATCAGAATACTGGCTCATTTCCTTTCGCCAGCAACCTCTATCCACGTTATGACATCAGAGGGATAGAACATTCTACGGCCATCTAGAAAGTGAAATTCAACCCATCCATTTTCTCTAGCGAAACTATCACAGTCCTTCCATGTAGAAGACAACCCTGTTAACCGCCAACCAACTGAAACAGGAAGACAGTCTTTAGTCATTGTTCCCACATCTCTATCTCAGCGATGAGGTCTCCCTTGGTCGTGTCAAGCGTCTGCTTCTGTCCAATCATCTTCCCATCACTGCTTCTCTCATAATAGGAGACTCGCACTTGGATTTGTGATGCTGAAACGTTCTTCAAAGGAAGAGTGACCTCAAGCCACCCTTCTGACTTTAGATGTAGTTTGAACTTAGGTAACGGCCACCGTTCTGATTTCTTGCTCATACCCCACCCTTGCAATCCCACCCTTTATAAGCATTCTGTTAGTTGTGTTATGATTGTTATTCTCCTTCTATTTGAGATTTATGAGGAACTAGAAGGAGATGGTTCCTCAGAATCACACACGAACTCTAATTGAACTCTTCTGGTTCTCTTCTACCATATAGGGATTCCTAAAATCGTGAAATCCTTATAAGGGGCAGAGGTTCTGCCATGCCGGGATGGAAAGTTCAGACGCAGAGATGCGTTACAAGGAAGCACAGTTCAAAAAGCGATACTATTTAAAGATGGAAGTGATGTGCTTTTACTCTCAGCACGACCCGCCACAATGCGCCAATCCTTTTGGAGAACACCAGTTACCCTACACTAATTTGGATGCGCTGACTATTGACCACATTGATGATGATGGAGCCGAGAGAAGGGCAGAAGAGGGACATGGATACAGGTTCTACTGCTGGCTCAAGAAGCACCACTATCCGGGCGGCTATCAGGTTTTGTGCTGGAATTGTCAGTGGATTAAGAGGAATCAAGGACTGAGGGCTAACTTGCCCAACCTTCAACTGTAATCCTTAAATAGCCACAGGATAATGGGTTGTGGCATGGAAACAACAAGAGATGTAGAAAAAGAACTCCTTGAGTTCGCAAACAGCCTACGACATGATATGAGCGAGAAAGAAGTTGTTGCTCTGTTCGATTCACTTCAGAGAGACCACCTTTTGGTCGAGTCCAAACTCATGCTTATGAGGACTATCTTCCATAAGGTTTTGGACGATGCCTTCGAGAAAGAAGAGCAACCGAAAGGTATAGCGGCAGTTCCGATGTTTGGGTAGTCTCCATGAATAGGAACGATTAGTTGCCGGAACCTCTCGTCCAGACATCATCGTGATAGAACTCCTGTTGTAAGTAGTTCTCTCCGTAGATGGTCATCCTTTGACCATCTACCATAGCGTCAATGTATCCGTGTCCAGCCGGATTGTTGCTCTCGGTGCTTGGATAGGTTATCCTCATTCTAAAGACATCGCCACCGAAGACCGAAAGCACTTCAGAGCCATAGGATTGATGGCTTCCGCCGTCTAGAATCTCTACGTTTATGCTAGTCGGGTAAGGTATTTGTGGGAATGTCCATGTTGCAATCAAGGGACTCCATACGCCAGTTGGAGCCTGAGACACGCCCAGAGGCGCACCTGTATTTGAGGTATAGACGAAGACGAAGGGATAGTCGGTTTGTATCTGGATAGTCTTGTCATTAGGGTCGTTGGTAGTGCTGATGCGCCAGAAGGCTGGCTTCCCTTGTGAGTTACGGAGCATAATCTTTATAATCCCTCTGTTCTATTTAAACGCTATGCAAGTGACTTTTGCCTACGCGGGACAGCCTCAAGTCTCTCTCATAGTGGACATCCCCAAACTGAAGGGAGAGGTTCTCCCACCTAAAATCATCTGGCAAGCCCGGAGAGACCTTCAGGTTATCATGTCTCACATCTCAGAGGAAAGCAAGACCAGTCCTGAGTCCTTTGCCACCCAACTCTTCAAAACGGTCAAGAGCGAGTATCAGAGTCTAGTTCTGCTGGCTATGGTCTTCACCATCGAACATGAGAATGAGGGCCGGACTGTTCTCACATACACGCCCAAGGAAATCAAACTATAGTAAGGCAAACCTTTAAATGCTTTCCCGACCAGTGATAGGGTATGGGTAAAAGACTACATCCTAATCTAGTTGCGGCTCTCGCATATTTCCATGAGAACTTTCCGAATGTCAACGGTTACAGTGCCGAGTTGAAGGACGAACTCAAGGGCGGGAAGAGAACAGGGAATATGGCCGTAAGAGTCTACGTTGAGAAGAAGAAGGCTCTCTCTGAGTTGAAAGCAGAGGAGATACTTCCAGACAACATAGAGGATGAGAATGGGAATACAATCGCTGTTGATGTTATCGAGATTGGTCATCAGAAGGCTAGGTCGGCCCCACCCTTTCAAGACCCGACAAAAAAGTTCAGACCCCTTATAGGCGGAATCAGCGTAGGCCACTATGAGATTACGGCTGGCACTATAGACTACTTTGTGAAAGACCCGACTGGCACTATCGGCATTCTGAGTAACAACCACGTTCTGGCCAATGAGAACAATGCGAGTATGGGAGACCCCATCCTTCAGCCGGGAGCCTACGATGGTGGCACTCTACTCAATGACCAGATAGCCAAACTCGCCTATTTCGTTCCGATTGTGTATGATGGCACACAGCCTAGCAACTGTCCCAATGCCGCTATGATTTCTGGCGCATACAATGGCTTGGCAAAGGGTCTTCATAGGAAGACAAGGCTTCATGGGACAGTCAAGCAAATAGCACAGAACCAAGTTGATTGTGCGTGGGCCACTCTCAACGACCAGACCAACTATCTGCCACAGGAGAACGGTTTGTTCTCTCCGATAGGGGTAAGTGAGGCTGTAGACGGAGATGTTGTGACCAAATCCGGGCGCACTACAGGAGTCACCACTGGTCTTGTGATAGATACGGCTGGAACCATCACTGTTGGCTATGGCGGTTCCAATGTAGCAACCTTCATAGAACAGGTCATCGTTCAGGATATGACCACTCCGTTCAGTGCTGGCGGAGACTCTGGCTCTTTAATCATGAGGCAGAGCGACCAGAAAGCAGTGGCTCTACTGTTCGCTGGCGGTGGCACTACTACCATAGGGAACCACATAGCCCTAGTTCTCTCATCTCTTGGTGGCCTTACCTTCGTATAGTATAGCAACCGAGAATCTTTAAATAGGCTATTATACTAGGGGTATTCATGAGTAGTGGGCGTGTTCTAGTTCTGATGGCTGGCGGATACACGGCAGACCAAATCCAGAAGCACCTTCTGTTAGACAGTAACGGCAACCGCCTCTTTGAGAGGACAATCAGTGCTGTTCCAGCCGATACGGTTTGGATAGTCCACAACCGAATCAATCAGGGTTGGTGGAACAAGTGGTATAATGACAATGCTCACAGCACCTTTAGTGATAAGACCATCACACTCTTTCTGGACACCAATGGAAGCAAGGGACAGGTTAACAACCCCTCTCTTTGGATGACTAGCGGCATCCCGGCTATGACCGTCAACACCAAGTTCAAAGAGGTCGTCTTTGGTGCGATTGACTCCTACTTCGATAACTACAACTTCATGGATGAGTTCATCTCTAAGGAGCACGCCTATGTTACGGCGGATACCTACATCGCGGATGACATCTTCACCGACCTGATGAAGACGACTACCAAGAGACTTTTGGAGAATGGCCAGTTGCGATATGGGAACATGAACCAAGTCCTCTTTCAGATGATTCAGAAGGGAACGAAGTTCGATGTCATCAAGACGAAGAGCAAGTTCTTCGATTGTGGGACTCCTGACGGTCTGGAAGCGGCAAAGGGGTATGTGACTGTTGGAACATTATAAACAACTTTATCAACGACAACGCTTAAGTAGACTGTTCGCGTATACACATCTAGTAGACGCGAAAATGAGCGAATCCTTAAATACCATTGCGATGGTGGGTATGCTATGAAAGGTAAGAAACCACTAATCAGTCCCGCGCTGTGGAAGTGCGAACACGCGCACACTGGCGTAGGACACCCGAACTGTTGGAAGAAGTTCCTTGATGACTATATGAATAAGGACATGAAGGTTGGCTATCTAGATATTGAAGCCAACGGTCTTCAGGGAGACTTCAACATTATCTACAGTTGGGCCATCAAGACTAGAGACAGTAGGGAGATGGTTTGGGACTGCATGAGAGTCCCAGATGAGCCGCTTGCCGAGACTTTTGACAAGAGGACAGTCCAAGCGTGTATAGACGCGATGAGACAATATGACGTTCTCTACACCTACTATGGGACTGGCTTCGACCTTCCCATGATAAGGACTCGCGCCTTGGATTGGGGTCTAGACTTCCCGGCCTATGGTGAGGTTCAGCACGTTGACCTCTACTATCTGGTCAAGGCCAAACTCCAATTGCACTCCAACAGACTGGCTTCTGTTGCCTCTTTGCTCCATGTGGAAGAGAAGACACCCCTAGAACCCACAATCTGGAAGACGGCGATGGTCAATCCAAACTCGATGCGATACATCGTTCAACACAACAAGCAGGATGTCATCGTTCTAGAGGAAGTCCACAAGAAACTAGAGACCTTCATGAAAGGGGTAAGGAAGTCTGTCTAGAATCCTTAAATACCTTCAAACGAATGGGTAGGCCATGAAAACAGAAACATTGTGGGAAGGAGATTTCGGCCCCTACAAGATAAGCAAAGATGGAACTCTTGCGCTAACTGTGACAGACGAGCGCACCAGAGAGAAGTTCTCGAAGACTGTTGAGATGCCAGAAGAGATGACAGTGAACCATGCTGTCATGTTCAAACTCGAAAACGGTTTCGGTCTCAAGATTGGGGTCGGGGCTGTAGCGGGTGAAAAGGCGTGAGCGAGAACAAGGATACGGTCATTATGACCGATGAAGATACCGATGGGATGTGCGCCACTAGGATAGTCCACAATGCACTCACCCAAACGAAGCCCAACTCGAAGCACACCATCATCTGGCAAGATTGGGATACTTTTGGGGTGACGGATGCGAATGTAGCGGCAATCAAGGCTCTGAAGCCAGAAACCGCTTACCTTCTAGACTTGGGAAGCGGCCTAGATATGCTCTCAAAGGCCATGAGTCTTATGCAGTCTGGTATCAATGTAGTGCTTTGGGACAACCATCCGCCCGACTCAGAAGTGGAGACCCCAGAAGACTACGCAACATACAAAGCACTTTTGTCTAGTTACAAGACCGAACCTGTTGGTAACACCACCTTTGTCTATGAATCAACTACTGAGAACTGCACCACTGGAATCGTCTACAAGTGGGCCAAGAGATTGGAATGGCCAATCGCCAACATGGAGAAGTGGGCCTTGCTCGGACTCAGAGGCGATGTAGCAAGCGACAGCCAAGAGGGTGGCCCAATCTATCAGGACATCCTTTCAAGACACGCTGGCCTCAAGGGGCTTTTAGCGACACAAGCGAATTTAGGCTATGATTGGGGTCTCATAGACTTCTATGCTCAGTTGCTCCATGTCCAACGTAGGATGGTCTTCAATGCCGCACCACCTTTCTGTTATGAGGCCATGAAGGAGTTGGAGCAGATACCCAACTGGTTGGAACTCTATACTCTGATAACCAAGGGGAGTTTGGCATCTCCTCTCTTTACAGATGGGAAGAATCCCAATACTCAGATGATGGCCATGAACCACATCAAGTATAAGCCGGAGTTCAAGAAGGTCTCAGAGGACTGGAAGAATAACGTGAAGTTGGAGTTCCCGATGGTCACTGGAAACTACGGAGTCTCCGTCATCAGCCACGAATGGAACATCGGCTCGGCAATGGCGAACAAGTTGGGTGGCCAGAACAAGAAGCCTTGGTTCGTCATCAACACCATTCCTAAGTATGGTATCCATGTCTCAGGAAGGAACGGCCAAGCGGATAGTCCGATTCACATCGGAAAGGTCTTCAGAACGGCCAATCCAACCATCATGGAAGGTGGCGGTTTGAGAGAAGCGGGGTCTGCCAAGGCCCACATCAACAATCCAGAAGCCGTTCTGGACGAGTTGGTGAGGGCGGTAGAGGAGAGTTTTGCATGAGTCTCATCCTTCCCAAGATGCTGACAGAGGACGCTCTCAGAGCCACTGGCATCCACATCGGGGTAAAGGGCGGTGTCACCAAAGACATGGCCATCTATGTCTCTGAGGTTTCTCCGGCTGGCAATCCATTGATGGACATCAACGCCATTCTGAACAAACTGGATGTGGTGGGCAAACACATAAGCCGACATGGACAAGACCCTGCAATGAGACCCTTGTTCTATGCTACAGACCCCAGATTCGACAATGCCCTCAAGTCTTTCAATGCCGCTACCCTCATCCCAATAGTTATGCACCGTCTCGTTGCGGGAAGCCTCACCAACTCTCAAATCAAGAGTTATGTGGATGCTGACTGTCTGGTGGTCTCAGACCCTACTAATGGAGTCCCACAGAAGATAGGGGAAGCCATGAGAGGAGACAGACGAGCCATGTATGAAGCCTCTAGCATAGGCATCCCTGTCATAGCCATCTGCAACACCAACGCCACCTTTGAGGATGTGGATATCGCTATTCCGGCTAACAACGTGGGAGCCAAGGCCATCGCCACCGTTTACTACCTTCTGGCCCGGTCTATCCTACTCCATAGTGGCTGGCTAGAGGAGATGAAGATGGAAGACATCTGCAAGTATGAGACAAAGGAGCCTCTTACCATCGAAGACTTCGAGACCAAGATGCCAGAGAAAGAGGAAGAGGGTGAGGAAGAATGATGCCTCAACCCATGACTGGCAAGAAGTTCCTTTTGGTGACTAGGGAAGGAATGCAAGAGATGTTCAAGTTGAATGGGGTTTACAGGATTAAGTCCCATCTCCCTTCTGACGCGAAACTTGTTGGTGTTGTCTACGACCCAGACCAAGACTCATACAAACTTGTCTACGAATCAAAGGCGTGGCCACTTACACCAGAAGGCACTTACCTTCTAATGCAAGACTTTGGCGGTATCGAGAGGGTGGGGTCTCTTTGATATGGGATTTACTGATAGCAATAGCGTCATTCGGATTAGCACTTACTACGATGCCTACTGCATGGAATAAGAACGCCCAAGTTCCACGAAAGACTTCGATTCCGTGTTCGGCCTTGCTCACGTTCATGGTTCCATGTTTCTACGAAGAAGGACTCCTCATAACTACAGCCACGTTGATGCTTCAAGCCGCCGTCTGGTGGATTGTAGCAGTATTCAGAGGGATGAAGCAATGAACTTCTGCCAGAAGTGTCTTGATGCAAGCAATCAAGCCTATATGGATTACTTGGATTCAATCAATGGGATGACAGAGACAGACAATCTAAGCAAACCCGTTCCTGAATCCGAGTGCGAGTTTTGGGCGCACAAAGCTATAAACTACACCATTCTTGAAGTGACGAGAGCACTTGAAGATTTAGAGACTGATTATCAGAGGGTAGGCAAGAGAAGACTTGAAGCATTGGTCAAAGGTTTCAACGAATCTTTATATAGGGCAGAGAGCCAGTAAGTGGTAGCATGGGAATAGAAAGAGTCTGCACAACTCATCATGTCACTATCCTGACTGAAGAGGACGATTTGGCACATATGAGACCAGAATGCGTCATCTACTCAACAGGAAGCGGCTTGGGAAGCATCGAGCCAGTCACCAACGCTCCCGCCATAATGCAGAATGAGATAGGCTTCGAGTCGGGAACAATACTTCCTTACGACACGAAGGAAGAGAGGGAGAAGAGGCGGAAGCAACTTGGCTATCCAGAGCAACCAAAGTCCAAATGAGGTAGAGGTTCTACAGGATTTCTACCAAAATGTTTTTATAGTAGAAATGCTATAATGCTACTGTGATAACTTCTAAGGTTTGCACTAAATGTGGAGTAGAGCGACCTCTTTCTGAGTTCTATGTTAATAGGAACACAAAGACTGGCAAATTTTGGTATCGCACACAATGTAAAAAATGCTCAATTGAGACAGCAAGAAAGCGACAGATAAAGGGTTTGTCTTACGAAGGCTATCATAGACATTATCTTCGAGAGCATCCCGAATATGCTGGCAATTATAATTGGAGAGTAAAAAGCAAGGCGTTGAGAATTGTTGGGACAAAGTGTGTGTATTGTGGTGAAGCAAATCCTTTGATTTTATCTATCAACCATAAGAACGGGGGCGGCAATTCTGAAAGAAAGGCTCTAAAACTAGAAGGCAACGACCTTTATAGAATGATAGTATCTGGAAAGAGGAAGACAGACGATTTGGAAACCTGTTGTATGAATTGCCAAGTCGCTTATGAAGTTAAAGTGGGTAGGCGTTGGAGTAACATTAGAAGCATTGTAGAACCTTTGCTTCAAGAATATTATGGGAGAAAGAGAAATGTCTGAAGTAACTATATTGCAAGATGAAGGTGGTTTAGTGTTCGCTACAGTCAAATCCAAGTCTCATCCCGAAGACCTACCACACAACCTCTTCTACAGTAGAGAAGCGAATGTGGGGTCGTGCGACTGTCTGGGTTTTTGGGTTCATAGGCATTGTCGTCATATGACTCTTCTTCTTGCGTATGTGAATGATGTTAGCAGTCACAAGAGTTAAATACCACAATCCTCTAATAAGGAAGTATGCCTCATTGTTCTTGTGGAAAAGAGATAGACGCTCCAAGACAAAGCCGATGTAAAGATTGCCAATGTAAGTATGACAGAAACTATCGTGAAGTGCATAGAGATGAGATGAACAGAAAGAACAAAAGTTGGCGAGAAAAAACAGGATATGCTGAACGTCTTCATAAGTGGTATCTTGAGCATCGTCTGAAGGTCTTTCAGAAGGTATCTGGTTTTGAAGTTCCAAAATGTGTCTATTGTGGATGCGATGATATTCGATTGCTTGAGGTTAATCATAAGAAGGGTGGCGGAAATAAGACTGATTACAAACACAAGCATAATGGTAGCAGTAAAACTACGACCTTTTACAAAAAAATCCTCTCTGGCGAGAGGTCAATAGAAGATTTGGAAGTAACTTGCAGACCTTGTAATGCTAGGCATTATCTTGAGTTGAAGTTTGGGCCATTGCCCTTTGTTATCAAATGGAAATAATGGTTCAATAACCAAAAATGTTGGCACATGACGGCTCTCAAGGCTAAACTTGGGATTCCAGTTTCTTAATCTCTTCCTCTAGTTTGAGGATGTTCTGGGCCTCTAACTCTTCTCCACCACTCTGCTGTTCTATGGTGTTGACCTTCCCACGCTCTGGGAATCTAGGAAAGTTCTGAGACTGGTCTTGGGTCAAGGGTTCCAGTCGGGTATATGCGCCAGTGGGGATGTTTTGGGGTATCCCAGATTGCTCTTTGAGGTCGGGCCATCTTGTCTGCTGTCTCATCATACCTTGTATGAGAGGCTTCCATACCTCAAACTCCTCTTCAGAGATGTTGGGCGGTTGGAAGTTGGCGATGTAACCAGTATCCACCAAGAACTGAAGGTGCTCTATCACTTCGTCCCACGAATCGAAACTCTCCACTCCACCCTTTATCAGATGGTCTAGCACGCCCAAAGCCGCTTCTTCTGTAGTCTGTCTTGCATATCCTTCAGGTGGAACCACGCCTTTTGGAACATCAGTTTGCTCTTCCTTTTGGAAGGTTCCCATGTCTTCAGGGTCTATGTCCATAGGGCAAGGGAAGGCGGTTCCATACTTGCTCTCAAAGGTTTGCAGTTGGGGCGGCAGTTTGTTCCAGTCAAAACCACCAGAGTTGACAATCATCTGGAACTTCTCATGCTCACCTGCAAAGTTGTCCAAATGGTGATGATAGTTGCAGATGTCACATAGTTCCGTTTCTTTGCCGCACTTCTTACATATGTTGTGCTTTCCTTTGACTTTCCAACTGTCTCCGACTGGCTCACCTTCTTCTTCAAGAATGGGTTTCTCTCGATACTTGGTGTTGTAGTTCCAATCGTAACCTACTCCCTTCTGTTCATCTCTTTTACCAAAATCCGCTTCAACCTCTCGCATACTTTGTATCTCTAGATGGTCTTCCATCCAATCGTTATCATGATGGTGCATATCACATTCATCACAAAAAGAAGTCTTGTTATTCGGTGGGTCATGACAAACACAAGTGCTGTGCTTGACTCTTCCCCAACTTTCTGGTCTCTTATCTTCCTCTTCTTCTCTGTAGATGAACGGGGTGTCCCACTCGTTGAAGCGTGGGTCGCCATAGGTTCGCCCTTCTATCGAAAGGTCTTCATCTTTCTCAGATGGAGCCGGAATTTCTCCTGCTGGCACATCTGGGGCATCCACACCATGCGTCCTCAGTTCAGGAGCCAAGACCGTGTTTATGAACTCCGCACTGCCGAACTTCTCATCGGGGTCGTAGACGAAGAGTTCTATCCCGTTCTCTTTGGCGAACTTCCTTTTGAACTTGTCGTTCTCGGCTACCCTTGCGAGTTCACTAGGCCCACCTTCATGCCAGCTCGGACTGGTCTCGATGGCTATCAGAAGCGATGGAATGAAGAAGTCATATTCTACCTTTGGCTTCCCAACTGTAGGGTCTATCTCTCCGAGTTTCATCTTGTGAATGTATTCCAGTCCAATCGAGTCTAGATAACTGGCGATTTGCCACTCGTCTCTAGTCGGCTCTCCTCTCCGCATACCGGATTGTGGCCCGAAGGTTCCTATGTTACCCGGCTTCTTTTGTCTCTCTTGAATGTGCTCAACGGACTTTTGCCATTGTGGGTCTTCAGGGTCTAGATAGCCCGTTGGCTTTTGAGCGCGTTCTGCCGAATAGCCAAAGAGGTCGGTCATGTGCGCCTTCTGTTCTGAGGTCGGATGGATGGCATATTCAGAGCCGTCCATCTCTGTGTTCTCGATTATGCTTCGACATTGCTCACAATCTGCTTCCCACGCATCTTTAGTGATGGCATCAAACTCGGTTTGAGTGAATTGGTAGGGCTGTTGCTCGTCATATTTAGACCAGACATCTCCGTAGAAGTGGCCTTTTGGCCCCGGTTTCTCCTCAACTTTGACTCCGTGTCGCTCTCGTTGGTCTTTGGTATGCTCGGTCATAACGTGCTTGTCATACTCTTCGGGTAGCATGAAGTCATGACAAATGGGGCAGGTGGAGACGGGCGATGTCTTACCGTAAGCCTCTGGTTTGGCCATACTGTAGTAATTAGAGTAGTGGGGCTATATAAGGCTGACTTCTAATCGAAATCCTTTCCGTTCTTCTTTATGTGCTTCGCATACTCCTTGACGGTTTCCTTGGAGTTCCAGCCAGCGTCTATGAAGAACTTGTCGGCATCCTTTACGATGTCTTTGAGTTCAGCCATAGTCTGGTTGTAGAAGTTGGTCTGAACGTCAAAGCCCTTTACCTCATGGACTACGGTATCTACAAGGTCTCCTGAGACGGGGAAACTGTAGGTGGGTGCTGTAGGACTTACCTTATTAGAGACACCCATGTAACCAGTATCCTTTGCTATGAGCGTGACCTCATCAATCGTTGCCTTCAGTGTGTTGAGGAAAGCAGTAGCCTCTTTGATATTCTCAGTCTCCTTCTCTATTCCTTCTGGATTCCACGATTCAGGCCCACCCATCCTCTTTATAGTGTGTTGAACTCCTTTTGGTAGTCTGGTCTGGCGGTCTCCACCATGAGACTCTTCTTGATGTTGGAACTTGTCTGGATGGTCTATACCCATGTGTTCGGAGAGAGCGTAATAACTTGGATACTGTTGTGTGCAATACTGACAGGGATAGGGAAGTTTCTTTCCGCTTGGCCCTGTGTTAAGCGACCTCTCTGCCTCTTCGAGATGGAAGAGTTGGTGCTCTGGGAAATCCATGATTTCTTCTTTCTTCTTGCCACCCTCAACTTGGTGTTTTATATAGCCACAGTAGGCTGACGGGTCGTCTTTTGACTTGTTCTTAGACACACAGTCGGTAAAGTCCTTGTAGTCTGCGAATGGCATACTGAATTAATAAAGGGGAAGGGACTATTTAAGGTTGTCCCTAGTTACTTCTTACGGGGCTGTTTGGGAAGGGGAATGGCTAGGACGGAATACCTATGCGTGTAGATGTTGGTGAAGTCACCATCGTCTCTCGCATGGATAACTGAAATCTCCTTGATTCCTAGTTTCCCGATAGGGGTGTCCAACTTGAAGTGAGTGCCTTTGATTTTGATGCCCATCCTCTTTACCCCTTCCGTTACAATTCCTCTGCTCGTAACGACTTCCTTGAGGGTGGGTGTGATTGAAAAGGCGACTGTTGGCAGTGACTTTGGATACATCGTCTCCCCGTAGATTTCGTCCATTTTCTTGGAATACACCATTGCTCCACCCTATCTAACTCGGCTTATTTAAGCGTGTTGGTCGCAATGCTTAATAAAGGCTTCTTCCTTATAAGGATTAAGATGCTTCTAACAGGGGCCAAGGCTAGTGACGGGAAATATGTTCTACTCTTTGAGGGCGACCACACTTCTACCAACTGCAAACACACCAAGCACGTTGCGCGTGTCTTAGACTACACCTTCATCTTCTGTAAGGAGACCAAGGCTCCCATCGCCATCTACTGTGGGGCAGAGATTGTGGAAGACCAAGACGTTCTGACCCTTGTTGCTGAACTGGCCGACAAGTATAGTCTGATGGGTGAACTGGTGCAAAGTCCCTTCTTCGATAAACTTTCTGAAGCACTGCTTTCAGTAGAGGATGTCAATCTACTAAAAGGCTAGAAGGCTGGATAGAACAGAGCACCGACATTGACGACCTGTTCGTTACTTCTGCTACCTAAGTTCTCTCTTGTTATCATAACGGTGGCACTTGTGCTGTGAGGGTGTCGTAGACCAGTGTGACTTGGAATCCGATTGTGAATATGGGCTGTCCGAACTTCTTCTGTTGGTCTTTCGGCTCGTTGACCTTGAACCACATATACACATAGTTATCTGCGAGTTGGTTTGCAGGGCCAGTGATGGCATCCAGTCTAGCCATCAGGCTCTCTTTTATGGCGTATCTCTGCTCCACGCTTTTGGCCCAAATCTCAAGGGTGAAAGGCGTAGTCCATCTGCGTCTCAAGGCGGGGATGCTGATGAATCTCATCTCTTCTGGCTTCTGGTTGATTATTATCAGAGGCATGGTTATCCCTTGTATCTCTTTCGGATAGACTACCGTTATTCGCACGATAGTTCCTGAGTCGTCTCTGATTTGACCTACTAGCAAGCCCTGTAGGAAAAGGATGGGGTCTACCCCGTTTGGCGGTTGACTTATGATTACCATCTACGGGTCGCCTGTGGGGAGACTTGCTACTCCGCCACTATTAAGTGTATTCGGGTCAGGTGCGGCTGGCGGTACATTCGCAAGCACCCTTCTGAGGATGGTCTGATAGTAGACGGTCTTGTTGCCGATGACCTTCGGTATGGAGTTCCTTACTTCCCACTCTATGCTTTGCCACACTACATGGTCTCCTACCTGTGGGGCTACACAGTATATCCACATACTGGCGTAGTGGTTAGGCAGGAAGCCCTCTTCAACATACTCGTATTCTACGTTGGTGAAGATGGTGATGAAGGCGGTGAGTATGGAATCGGTGTATTTGATTATGGGGTGCTCATAGGCATCGTGGCCAACTATATGCTGAGTCCTGTAGGTGATGGGGATTCCAGTCATGTCTATCATCTGGCGGTAGGTAAGGGCTATGTAATCGGTGTCCATAGCTGTTAGAGGGATGGCTCCAGAGATGGGACTGTATGTGCAGAACTTTTGCACCGAAATCTTGTCTTCTGCGTAGGCCATGTCGAAAAGACCTACAAGATTTCCACCTACTGCCCAATCAACTGCGTAAGCGTAATCCTGTATGGTCTTGTGGAGAGTGCTAATGTTTACAATGATAGATTCAATGTCTGTTGTGCTATCTAGTATACCACGTTTGGTTAGCAAGCCGAGATACTCTAATGCAAGAGCCGCATCTCCTTCATGAATGAGATGGCCGAGAGACTCAATCGCAATCGCGCTATCAGATACATAGAAGGAAGCGTTGTAGTGACTAATAAATTCCATATCACTTGTAGTATCTAATATACCAATGACTCCACCTATGAGCATTGACGGATACAGGATAGTGGCCCATGTGTTTGTGGGAGCGAAGGTCGTCCATTCTGCTACTGCTGATAGTGGGCTACCCGGCACTTCCTTGTAGTATATCTGAGGATATTGGGGCGCGACTTCGCTTCCTGTCCACAGTGTTGTTGGGGCCATCCATGTCATTAGGGCAGGATTGAACTCATACCAAGGCTGACTTTGGGTGATTGAAATGGTCTCATCTGAGCCTGCACATAGGATGGTGAAACCATACAGATTTACTGAGATGGTTGCTCCGCCATCGAATACCATGCTCCAAAGTATGGGGAAGGTAGGTATGAGATTGTTTTCAGTTACCGAATCTGTATTCGCGTTATATGCTACCAAGGATAGGCTACCACCGCCTTCTCCAGTCGGGCCTACTGCTGAGATATACACTGTGTCGTCATAGACCGTGTATCCACTCCATTCAAGAGTGTAAGTGCCGGATGTTGGAGAGCCAGCAGTAAATGATGTTCCATCGTTTATTGAGGAGTAGAATGTCACTACATCGCTCCATGCAGTGAATCCGCCTCTGAACAAAACCAAATCATGGCTTGTTGGAGTTCCCACGATTACTGTAAGGGCGTGGCTGGAAAAGTCGGTTGGGGTAACCAGAATCTCAGTCCAACTAGGTGAAATGTCGCTGTAGGTGTATCGCCAGACCTCATTGTAGTAGTTGTTGGAATTGTCTTCAGTTGTCACAGATACCCAGAGATATGTGCCAGTGGAATCGTGGTTGGAGCCTATGTAGACGCTAGGAAACTCTATGTAGGATTGGTAAAGCACCATCTTCGTCTCATCAAAATAGTCCCAAGTTATGGCTCCTTGGTATGGTGTGCCAATGCTCCAATAGAAGGCTGTGAAGTCACCTTCCGAGATTCGTGCGATTGCCACTTTGTCACTTGCATCGTCATACCAGACCACGAAATCTGCGGCATCTGATGTGTCCTTGCTACCGAATATATTTTGAACCTCTGTCCAAATGGTTCCATCGGTGGTGTAGGAGTAACTTATCTCGTCCATGTCGTCTGCATAGAAGGCGTAGTAGTAGCCATCGTTGCCAACGAATGTCTTTGGCTGATTGCAGAGGTCTGTGGTAGTTCCGCTTGTGGTTGTTTGAGGCGTTGTCCAAGTCGCTATCAAATTTCGTTGTAAAGGGCCGATGGTATCTACTCCTGTTGTAGAATCTGTTACAGTTACAGGTGTGAAAGGCGGAGCCATTTTTAATCACCTAACTCCAATACGGACTCCCACCGAAGTCAACGTATGGACTTGGACTCTGATAGTTGTTGGGGAACGAGATTTCTGACAACTTGACGTAGAGTATGCCTATCTCCTCTTTGAACCTCTCTTTGACTTCAACTGTTGCCGCTTGCATGGCTTGGAGTCTGTTGATGCTGACATCACCGATGGTCACTGGTAGACCGGAAATCACCCAATTTACTGTCATCGTCTCTATCATATTTAGGGCGGCTGTGAAGACGGCATACTGCCTTGCGAGAGGCAATAATGAACTTTGGGTGAGGTCTCCCCATGTAGCAGTAGTCTGTTCGTTCCCATACCGGACAAAGGTGTTTATGATGTCTACTGAGGTCGGAATCTGCCAGACGAGATACTTGTTGGGGTCTGTGCTGGACTGTTGCAGATTGAGTAGTCTCACGATGTCCTGTGTATTGCAGTATTGGACTATCGCAGGTGGAACGATGCTCATACTATAGTAGATAGAGCAAGTCGCTATATTTAAATACTCCTAGCCCCTTTCCTATCCTATGGCTATAGCAACCGACTCTGAGACTGAGCCGAATCCAGAGCCAGTAGAAGAGCCTGAGACGGCCCCAGAAACGGCTTTGGACAGTGGAGAGTTAGATATAGAGGCCGAAGTTCTCTTTCAGGTAGCCCATTACAAAGAGGAATATGGTGGGCCAGCAAGTATGGCTGACATCGCCTTTGAGATTCAGGAGAAGGATTCTGAACTGCATGATGCCATTATGGACGCGGTGAAGGAAGGAACAACGAAGGTCAAGCCAGCCCTCAAGAGTCTGGTAGACCAAGGACTGATAGTCGAGACCGAGTATGGCGGCTATGTCGCAACCGAAGAGGGAGAGAAGATGGTGCGAGAACCAGAGACTCAAGCCGAATTAGGAGACACCTACGAGTCCGAGAAGCACAAAGGCAATCCGGCAGACGAGACCTCAGAGGAATATGAACTTGAGCCTTCAGACGAAGACAAGGATAAGGATGAGATGGGAGTTCCTTTCCTCAACGAAGCCTAAATCAGATTAAAGACCTTTAGCAGGATGATTATTGTGCCTACAGCAGAAATCGTTCCTGTCACCGTTCTCCAAAAGTAGTACCGCTTTCCTTCTTTTTCTCCCATAGTCAACCACCTACGTTTCTAGGCTATTTAAGGATTCTTGGCTATCTGTGCGGTCTCCCATTCGTCCATTTTCTTCTTCATTTGGGTGAAGAGTCTTAGAACATTGAGGTCGGTTTTAATCCTGACGGTATCCTTGAGGGTGGCAAAGGCTTTCAGGTCTAGAGCATTGTGGTTTGTTGTGGCTATGAGAATCTGCAACCGTTTCAGCATCTCATCCTGCCCTTCTGGGGTGTTGAGGTCGAGACCCTCTATATCAAGGAAGAGAGTCCGTTCTTGAGGCTTGTAATGACGGCCTTTTCCATCATTCTCTTCCTCTTTATCTTCAGACATCTACTCTCACTCTTTTGGCGGCCATTCAGAGAACTCTTTGATTTCGAGAACCAGAACCTTCTTGTCACTGTCAAACGTCCACTTACCACCGATGATGGTTTTAGCAGAAGCGTTGGGCAAGAGGTCTCTGATGAGGTCGGCTCTGATGTGAGTAATGCGAGTGGTGGCGTGGCCAACCGATTGAAGTTTCTTCCATTCTGTAGTCATTAAGACTACTCTAGCGTCTTGGACTATATAAAGGTTTCAAGGTCTAAATCGTAGAATCCTTAAATAGAGTTGAGAGCAAGGGGTTGGTATGCCTTACATCAAACAAAAGCAACGAAGAGAATTGGATGACAACATTCGGATGTTGGCCGATAAAATCAACAATTTGGTCTCTATGGATGTAAGTAGAGAGGGTATGACCAACTATGCTCTAACGCGAGTGCTTCTTGAGGTCTACAAGGAGACAGAGTTTCTACCACGCAACTATAAGACTCTAAATGAGATGATGGGTATCTTAGCGGCTGTTCAACAGGAGTTCTATAGGAAGGTGGTTGCTCGTTATGAGAACGTGAAGTGCCATGAAAATGGTGAAGTCTTTGACTGAGGAAGAGGCCGAAATCCTTATTAACTGTATCAGGAAGTTGACTGGATATATGGTTCAAGGATACGCTGGCCCCATTACGATGGTCTCTCAGGATGAGGTCTTTGAGATAATCAGGGGTGAAATCCATGCTTAGTTACTACATGGCGCACCCGTTTGGAGACAGACTTCGGCTCCGTATAGAAGAGAAGAAGATAGAAAGGAAGACAGGATTGAATCTAGTCAATCCCTTTTATGATGTAGAAGGTAGGCATGATGTGAAGAAGTTCGATAGGTTGTCTCAGGACAAGAAGTTCAAGGACAAAGAGGAACGCCAAAAGTGGATTTCAACATGGGGTCTGGCAACCAATATCCCAAAGGAAGTGGTGGAGCGCGACCTCAAAATCATAAGAAGGGCAGATGGTGTGTTAGCCTTCTTTACCGATAAGATTTCTGTTGGAACCCCGATGGAAGTCTTCTACAATAGTCACGTTGTCAAGCATCCGACCTATCTCATAATAGAAGATAGGACTAAAATGGGACATCCTTGGTTGGTGTATCATGCAACAGCAATCTTCACCAGTGTTGATGAGTTCATCCATTCCTTCAACCAATCGAAAGTGATGAAGAGGAAATGATGGACTACAAGAAAGTCAAGGACAGTGGAACAAGGCAGAAGTTCAAGACAGGTGCGGTGCGGGACATCCAACAGGGAAAGGGAAGGTTCGACCTCATAAGCCCTATCTTCCTTCGTAGACTGGCTAGACACTATGAGAACGGGGCTGTCAAGTATGGAGACCGCAATTGGGAGAAAGGGATACCCATTGGAAGATTTCTTGACAGTGCGATACGCCATCTCAATGAGTATAGAGAGGGTTTGAGGGACGAAGACCATTTGGCCGCTTCCGCTTGGAACATCGCTTGTATCATCCACGTTGAGGAGATGATTGAGAGAGGCTTGCTTCCAAAGGAACTGATGAACATTCCTAGTTACCTTCCGAAGAAGAAGGCTTATAAGGGGCAGAAGTCTAAGAAGAAGGTATGACCACAATCCTTACGGTAAGCAAATCAGTGCTTGCTCTAATCATCGCAGTGGTAAGTGCGGCATCTGCCCTTATTACGGCAATACTCCCTAAATACATCCCTGACCTGACTACAGAGGGCGCGGTTGTTATTTTCGTAGCGGCTATTGCAGGGGCAGTAGTCGCGTATCTTACTACGCAAGAACAGGTCGCTCCTACTCCTTAGATAGTCTTAACGTCTTTGATAAGGCTCATCGTTGGGTGCAGTTCCCCAGACCCTTTGCTGGAAAGTCTGTAGGCCGTAGGGGTTCTTCTGTTTTTCTAGGAACTTCCGGTATTCTTCCTTGTCTACGATGATGGGGTTCCAAGTGACGGCTCCACAGAGGACGCAGTTTATCCCACCTTCTTGGAAACCGTAGATGCCGTATCTGTAGACTCCGTGACACACTAAGCATTTGACGTAGACATACTTCTCCCATTCTAGGGTATTCAGTTCGTCATAGAAGTTAGACATTTTCTTTATTCACCTTCAGTTTCTCCATGAGAGTATTTAGGTCTTCTGGCTTTAGGGCTTGAATTTGCGCTTCATCCATCCCATAGGCTACCTTCATGGTGTAAATGACCGCTTCATAGTTGTGACCGTGAGCCATTAGGTCTCTGATTCTCAGATAGTCGAGCCATCTAATCGTGCTTCCCTTTTTGTAGATTCCGTTCAGATTGTGGTTTAGGAAGACTATTGCTACAACAGAAGCGAAACAATAGATTGCGCCCAAGAGCCATATTTGGAGCAGAAAGAGTAAAATTGCTACAAGTTCGGATGCGATTGCTACGACTGTTACGATGTCATTTGGTCTGAGTTTTCTCATTGTTCTCACTTTTATTAGAAAAGTCCATCATCCCATGATAAGCAAGCAGACACTTCATCCAGAAGGAAGGAAGCACCAGACCCCTGAAGAAGAACTGGTCTGGAACGAGAAGGTCTTTCTCGTTATCCATTATGCCCATCTTTATGAAGACGGCTATCTCCTTCTCACTTAGTCCTGTTTTGTCGCTTCCGTATTGAACCAATCGGTTGGCAAGGTCTCTGTCCTCTTCGTCAAGCCCATACTCTGTGGAGAATAGGTTCCGCATGACTTCCATTACCTGTGTTTCATGAGGGATAGACTCTTCTTCTTGGCTCATGAGTGAAGTAGATGTGGCTTAGTATTTAAGCATTCTAGTTCGGTATAACCATTGTCTGCTTCTCAGCGATGACCTTCTCAATCATAGACGAGAGGTTGTCGAAAACCGTCTTCATGGTCTCGTCTTTGAATACCCGTTTCAATTCACCTGCAAGGGCTTTGTCTTCCTCTCCGATAGGCTCTTGGTCTACTTGGGTGGCGATTTCATAGAACCAACTTCTTGTGGTCTCAACCAACTCTTTGACCGCGTTAAGAGTGTTGATAGTCTGTTCAGGGGTGCTAGTTTTCGTAGTTCTCAGCATCTTTACGTCTTCAGCCACTTTATCTATTCCGCTTATGGCCTCTTTTACTTCATCTGCCCATTCGTTCCATCGTCCCTCTTCAGCGAGAGCCTTTGGGATATATTGGTAGTCGGGAGTCCATGCCTTCTCTTCCTCTCCTTTTGTTCCCCATATATCTGCCTCTCTTTCTTCATCGGTATGTTCTTCGCCTGTCTTTCCGTGTATAGTGCAATACTCACCGGATGCTGGAGATGTGATTTGACGGAGTTCCGAAGCCCTTGATTCGGTCTCAGGAGACTCCTTAACACCGCCAGTCTGAACTAGGTCGAGAAGTCTATACATAGTAGTAGCGATGTCTGAGGCCACCAAATCCTTCGGAAGTTCAACGGCCTCTTGCGTCCCATCCATTCTTGTCACAAGTGCCTTTGCTGTTCCTGCTATAACCTTGAAGTTTTCGGCTATCTTAAGGAGTTGAGAGTCAATGTTTTCGATGGCTTCCGTTACTTTTGCAGGGTCTCCAAACAAACCGAAGCGGAATACCCATGAGTAGGGGTCGGGAGAATCCGGTTGCGACTTCGACACTTCCAGAAGCGATGTTGCAGAAGGGTCATACTGTTGGAATATATCGGTGAGTAGGTCTACATTCTTCCTTTGCTCTTGCTCGTCCTGTCCTAACCATTGTCTCCAAAGGCGGTAAGTCCAGCCGTCCAAGGCAACGTCTATTGTATCATAAGGGGCAGACACGGTTGGCTGTGTAGCAGGTTCAGATGGCTCACTTGGCTCTGGCTCTGGGGCTTGAGCCGGATTGAAGAGGTCTGGTAGCCATTGGTCTTCTGACATCACAGTTTATAAGGAAGTTCCTCTATTTAAGCCCTTCACACGAAACTAATCATATCTTCCACGCGCTCCGGCATACTAGCCGACTTCTGAAGTTGGAAGCCAATCATAGCATTCACGAAGGCGATGAGGCAGTCGTCTGTGGCATCGGAACTGTGAATCCAAATCTTCTTTTCGGTGGTTTTGCTCGTTTCAGGGTATTCAGCCAAAAAGTCTCTGATAATCCAGTCCTTTGTGCCTTTGTCTGTCTCGTTGTAAAATCTGAATCTGTCTGGTCTAGTGACGTAATCCATAGCCGTGTCTATAGCCCACGTTCTGTTGACTTTGGCTATCGGGCCAAAGGCGGTTTGCTCTACCGTTATGGGCTTGCCTAGTTTTCCACTGCCTAATTCTATCTGTATCACTCGGTTTCCGAACTGTTTGTAGAGTTCCTGATTTTGCACGAAACCAGTGCCGTAGTCTAGCACATTGATTACAGTGGGAAAGGTAGTGAGGAGTTGCGCGATTCTTGCAATCTGTTTGGTTATATCTGGATTGTCTACCTTTTCAACATAAAGAGTGTCTATTGTATAGAGGTCTGGCAACTCTAGAAGTCTTGGTCGAATCAAGTAGAAGACCGTATTAGACTTGGAGATACCCCAATCTATACCCGAAATCAGAAGTTCACCCTTTCCGAATTGGCCCTTCATTAAAGACGGGCTGAAGAGTGAACTCATGTAACCGTAGTCTGTCGGTCTTCCGAGTCCAGCATAGAATAATCCTAGACACTCATTCGCAAACTCCTGTGCTGGCTTGTGTGCTCTCCTATACTCGAACTCCTCTGGGGTAAGCCATACCCCTACTGCCATCTCCTGACTGATGTGATAGCCTTGCCACATCCCATCTGACTTAGGGTTGGTTACTTCCCACATCTGTTTCTCTTTGTTCCACTCCTTCTTTGTGCTTTCGTCCCACTTACTAGAGAAGTTGGTTCCTGTGAGATAGGGAGTTCCTATCACCCAAAGCCTCTTGAGTTGACTGTGAGCCAGACCCTCTTCAGCGATGGGGATGGCGTTGGCCCTGTAGTCTTGGAACTCATCAAGGATGATGCCATCAGCGTCAATGCTTCTCAGAGTCTTGGTGTCTTCATAGGCTGTCATAAAGTAGACTTCGGACTTCGCATATTGCACCCTTCTAACGGCTTCGTCTCGCACAAGGGCTTGGAGCGTAGGGCTTCGAGAGAGTTGCTTCTGGTAGCGGTCATGGCTGAAGACATCTGCCTTGTCACCTGACGAAGAGGCGTAGATATACTTCCCCGGCCATTTTGCGGCCCAATAGAACAGCATATTCACGGCATACTCGGAGACTTCCATCTGTCGGCCCTTCACTATAACAATTCTCTTGTTCCCATCTCTGTAGATTTCTGAAAGCCAAGGCCGTTGCTCGAACCAAGTCTTCTGCTCTGGTGGAGCTTTCTCTGGAAGTTTGACGTAGTTCTCAACAAATGTCATAGGGTCACTGAGGTCTAGAGTAACGTCTTTGGGTTCCTTCGCCTTAATTTTGTCGAACTCCTGTTCCAGACTCTTCAGAAGACGCTCATTGGAACTACTCATTGCAATGTTTATATAGGTTGTGTGCTTAATAAGCATTCATGGGAAAGGCAGTAAAGGTGGTCTATTACGGACTCATTTGTGACATCCCAGAGGAAGGGATAGAGGCCAAAGGCGAACTGACTTTCTTACCGTTCTCGCTTGGTGAACCGCCCTACTATCGAACCGAAGCAGACGGAAGCATCACATTTCTAGACTGGATTGCTGTCCTTGAGACTCTTGAGGATGAAGAGAAACCTTCCGAGCCGCCTCATGAAGCCGTATCTGCTCAGTGACATACTCTCGAAGTTCTGGGAAGTCTGCCAGCGTATACTGCTTCTTTTTGGCCATAGTCAACCCAATGGCAGGAAGGTTTATAAAGGTTGTGGACAAGGGGTATGGCATGGATAAGGCTCAACTCCACATAAACTATCTCTGCCATCTGGGACTGCATCAGAGTTCAGAGATAAAGGTAAGACCTATGTATGGAGAACCCAATCGCTATATACTTCTCAAGGAGTGTATTTGGTGTCTTCATCCTACTTGGACAAGGTTAGCGTCATCATGACGAAAGGAACATCTAATCCGTTGAGCAATGTGCCAGAGTTCGACAGCAAACTCTGTGCTTTCTGTAACGGCAAGGAATTGGCCACACTGAGCGTCACTGGAATGTCGTTCCCAATGGGTGAGATGTGTTATGACAAAGCCATCAAAAGGAACGTGAGTTGGGACAAGGACACTACCCTCAAACAGTTAAAATCTTTATTAAGGCAGAGGAGCAAGGGATAGTCCTTGGTCTGGTATATCAACAAGCAAGAGGCCGAAACTCTGAAGGGCTTGCTCCCGCCCGATGTCGTTATAGTTAAGGCCGAAGAGATTGGAACGGATAACGTCATTCAGGGTGTGGAGAAGAGCAGGATGTATGAGAGGAAGGAACTGAAGGACTTTCTTGCATCTGTTCACGATGGCCGCATCTTCGAGCAACTGAAAGACCTCTCGAACAACAAGAACGCTTACGAGCCTTTCGTCATTCTGGAAGGGTTAGGATTCTACGACTGGACTATCAAGAAGTGGATGCGTCTTGACGACTACTTTGTGGCCCATCCAGAGAGAAAGGTGTCCTTCTATGAGGCTCTTACAGCGTTCCGGGCTTTTGGTGTTGGTCTTGTTATCACTATGGACAAGGCAGACACGGCTCTCTATCTCACTCATCAGAACTTCAAGTTGGGCAAGCCGAAGGAGAAGAAGGAGTTCCCAGAGCGAAGGGGCTTCCGTAGGGATTGGTCTGTAGAGAAGAAACGTGAATATCTTCTTGACGCTTTTGGACATGAAACAGGTAAAGCACTTCGACAACGCTTCTATGAGATATGTCTGTATTGGAAACTACAATATTCCAAAGAAGATGTTATCTTTATGCTTTCCACTCTTAAACTTCAATCTGGAAGACGTATTGGAGAGGCCAAAGCCACTGAGATATTTCAGGTGCTATTTTCATGAGTCTCATAATCCAGCACCCTCTTAGGACAGACCTTCCTGCTATGATGGCTCTCAATGCGGCCAGTATGCCCGAAATCTATGTGCCATCCTTCTGGACGCATCATCTTAACCAGTTCGGGGATATGTTCTATGTGGCCAAATTGGATGGGAAGGTGATAGGCTATGTCATGTGTAGAGAGGAAACAGTTAACTACATTCGTATGGGTCTGGTCATCTCTGTCGCAGTAGACCCCGCGCACAAGGGCCAAGAGATAGGGTGTAAACTGATGTATGAGGCTCACAGAGCTATGAGAGAGAGGAACATCCCTATGGCTTGTCTTCAGGTTCGGAAGAGCAATGAGGCGGCCATCCGTATGTATGAGAAACTCGGCTATTTCATCAATATGAAGATACCTCAATACTACACGAATCCTGAAGAGGACGGTTGGCTCATGTCCTGCGTTCTGTGACAACACCCTTAAATACTCCTAGCACATTAATCTCCTTGTCATGAGCGTTACCACATTCCCGCTTGTAGCGGCAGGATGGAGAGCCGCCGTAGGGTGGCTTGCAGAGGTAGATTATGGTATGGCTCCTGCGGGAACTATAAACACACCAAAGGCATACAATTGGGTTGGCGCGGTGCAACAGATGAGAGGAACGGTAGACAAGCAACCCATCTTTGTTTACAGGATGGACGGTAGCACTTCCTTCCCGGCCTATCTTTTGAAAGGCCAACGAAACGTGGAGTTCACGATAACCTACTGGCCACAGAACATTGGTGGTGGGACAAGTGGAGACCATACACAAGGCATCTTGTGGGACATGATTAACGCTATCGGAACTCCGGCTGGCGGGTCTCTTTCACCACCTGTGACTGGTATCTCCCACGCTTTCATCATCAAGGACTTCGACACTGGTGCTGTCTACACTGTCACAGGAGCAATTGCCAACACTGTGACAATCAGTGGCAAGACGAATGCCGCACTTGAGGTTAGAGTAGACTACTGGTGTCAAAACATCATGCGAGTGCTTCCTGCCTATGTGACCTTCCCAAGCGACCCCGGCAACGTCCCGTTCTACTTCTCCCAAGAGAGCGTCATATTTAACCAACAGTCTTCGCCAACCGTTGCACCACAAACCTTGACCTTCACTGGCACTATCACCAACAACCTGTCGCGTGTGCCTCAGTTTGGCACAGATGTCATCAGAAGTATGCCTACACTGACGCGCAAGGCCGATGGTGATATGACGGCCACCTTTGCCACCCTTTCTGATGTGACTTATGAGGGCTACGTTCCTAATCTTCAAAGCACAACTACAACTGGCACTACATCAACAGTGCTGGCCGACACTACCCAGACTTTCGTTGCTAGTGCTTTGATTGGTGGTATACTGACTTACATTACTGGCCCTGCGGCTGGTTTACAACAGACAATCACAGCAAATGGCGCACACTCAATAACGACAGCCGCATTCAGTCCTGCGCCAGATGCTAGTGGTGATGTGTATGTTGTTGATTTTGATACCACTCTGTCCGGTCTAGCCCAACAGACCATTCGTATCATCCTTGGGAAAGAAGGTCTGCCAAGTGCCACTTCTCCGACTTACACTGTCGCAATAGACTACACAGGTGCGGTGCTACCCAAGATAGACCTCACCCTTCCAATTGCAGACAGGGTTGCCGTAGACCTGCCTTGGACTGCCACCGGAGCCGCCGTGAAGACTATCTAGTTGACGGTTAGCCAGAAAGGTTTATAAAGGTTACAGACTATCCACAAGGTATGATAGGACAAAAGGGAATCTTGGGGCTTATGATACTGGCACTCATAGGGTCGTTTGCAGGGCTTTCTCTGCTAGGGTTAGACATGGCATCGGCATTCGCTGATAGTATGGGAGTGATGTTCTTAACAGGGGTTGTGGCCGCTCTTTGGGGTGTTAACCTCAATGGCGCGGATGTCCAAGGGATTCTTAGAGACGCTCCTTACCCGAATGTCGTGTATGGAACTGCCGCTAGTGAGGTCATGAATCTCAGGAATCAGGAGCAAGCCCAAGACCTCAGACACCGACTGGATGAGAACGAAAGAAGGATACTCGGCCAGTAATCTTTATATAGTCTCTTACCCTTCTAATGCTTGTGACTACTGAAACCAAGCAAGTAACAGTTAGAGGCACGAAGTATACCATCAAACGCTTCAATCTTGAAGAGGGCAGTCTTGTAGATAGGCTTATCGCGTCTAACAAGGACAAACTTGTGGAACAGCAAGCCATTATGGTCTTCTATGGGACAGTCGAGCCTAAGTTCGAGTCTATAGAGGCTGTGAAAGCGGTAGACAAAGAAACGGTTCTCCATCTTTGGGTTGAACTACAGAGATTCAACGTCTATGAAACCAGTTTTTTATCACTCTTAAAGAACTCACCGTCACAGGAGTCACCAACACCAAAGACGAAGAGACTCTAAACGAAGTCAAAACCATACTTGGTAAGTATGACAAGTATGCTGTTCTGAAGACGCTTCAAGACCTTTTGGGCATTCCCAGAGAGGAAGCCCTTAAAATGACGGCTCTTGAGATAAGAGAACTGCTTCTAGCCTATAGGTTCGTTGTCGAAGCTGAAAGGAAGAGACTTGAGAAGAAGCATCAAAGAGAGCAAATTCTGACAAGTCCGACAACCTTATTAACCCAGACGTAGCCTTATAAGATAGTATGGCAACGGTGATGAGTAAGAAGGATATTCTTGAACTTGCTGAAGGTGTAGGCGATTTACGGATAGCAATGGCAGAAGGCTATGATGTTTCAAAGCAACTAACATCAGCAATAAAAGAAGAAGCAGAAGCACAAGCCGGGATGTCTGCGGCTATGTCTATAGGTATCCAAGGAGTCAAGACGTTCTCTACTGTTATGTCAGCATGGAACTCTTCTTTTGCGGCTTTGGCAGATTTGGCGGCTGGCAATATCAATGAATTGGTTGACTTGTATAATGCTCAAATCAAGATGATTCGCGCTCAGAATGTCTACACACAGGGAATTGCTTTGCAGTCTGTTGCTACCCAAGTCTATGGTAAAGGTTCAGAAGAGGCAACAAGGGCAACTGTGGCCGCAAATTATGTTGGTGCTCTCTACAAGCAGAGCAAGGTGAATGAGATGGTTGCCGCAAATGCGTATGTGACAGCGAGTTTCAGTAATGCGGCCAAGATTATGACGGCCTTTACAGAGATAGCAACCACAGTGGATACATTTGTAGTGGCTCTGTCGGCTTTAAGAGTAGCCCAACTTGGGGCTATTGCAACGACAGAAGCGGAGACAACCGCCCAAGTCGGACTTGCTGGTGCGGAAGGTGCAGGTGGTTTGGTTTCAGTCGCAGAGAAAGTTCTTCCTGCTGTTGCATTTGCAGGTATTTACCAGTCTGGTGGTTTCGTTCCTAAAACTGGTCTTGCTCTAGTTCACGCTGGCGAGACGGTGGTTCCAAAAGGAGCAACAGGTGGTGGAGTAGTCGGAGCATCTAATGTTGAGATTCATATTCACGCTACAAGCAACGTAGACTTGGCTAGAGTGAGACAGGAAGTGGAGAATGCTTTGGCTAAGACCCTGTTGGCCTCACAGAAACAGAGGGGTGTATACTGATGTCTAACACCATCAATTACATCGTTTCATACGACTCGGACTATCTGATGCCAGATGGGTCAGTAAACCCTTCGGCCATCGTCCTTGCGAATGTGACTAATCTAGTGTTCCAAAGGAACATCGCTCCTTCAGAGGACAACGTGACCATCACTCTTGCAGGGATACAGAAGATTGTTTCGGCTAGAGAAATCTACATCTACCGTGTCAATTCTGATGGAACTTACACTCTCAAATTCAGAGGGATGACCACGAATCCAGAATATGATGTTTCAGACGCAGAACTTGTGACCACCTTTCAGGTCAACAGTCTATGGTATATGCTTGCGACAAGGCTTTTCCAGATAGCCGGGAAGAGTCCACCGCCTCTTCAACCCAATACCAATCCCTATTTAGTGTATCTCAATCCGACACTAGGTTTGAGGTTTGGTCAACTTTGGGCAGACATCCTTGTAACTGCGTTCCAAACGTCTTATTCTACTGGACATCTGCCAGCCTTCCAGTTGGCCAATTTCGCTGACAATGGGTATGTGAATCCTACCACTCATCAGACGACCTTTTTGAATCCGGATATTATGTATTTCACTGACTTTGACAACATTGTGGTGAACGACAATTTGAATGTCCAATATCAGAACATCTCCGCTACGATAGACAGACTGGTAACGTCTGCACTCTTCAATCCGAGCCAGAACCAACCTTTCTTGGCAGAGTATAGGTTGGATATAGGAGACTTTCCTTACACCATTCCGCCCCGTCCAAGTGGGTCTTTGACTGACACCTTTGCTCCCAAACTACCAACTGCAACAGTTATGCTTTTCGACCCTGTTCATAGTGCCTTGGGCAATGGTAACAACAGAACTGGAATACACTTGGGAGACAATAGTTGCAACATCTCTGCCAAACTCGCAAACGACCCCACTCTCCTAGGGAGCGACCCCATCTATTCGCCTATGGCTTATGTGGAATTTGGGGTATACAATGGATACGACCCTATAGATACTATAGTGTTCTCAGAAGGTGATAACATCGTTTCAATCAAATTCACTAGCGATTACATCTCAATGAACAACAGTTTCGTCCTTACAGGTGGCAGTTTCCAAGGCTCAGATGTAGTCGCCATTCCGATAGACAATCAGAGAAGTATCGCTGAGTATGGTCTGAAGCAGACCAACCAGACGCTCAACAACGTGGTAGACCAAGGCGAGATACAGAGGTATGTTGGAACCAGTATCAACTTCTTCCAGCACCCCATTCCTAACATCATCTTGAAGCCGGACTACGTTTACGCAAGCACACATACGATGTATCCGGGCGATTACATTCTAGTGAATGCTCCAAGTCTTAGTGGCGTGATAGAGGACAGCAATGGCAACCCCTTGATAGGCTCTTACAATCCGACTGGTGGTCTCATAACAGCCGCTTTCACGGCTAGAATCAAGACTATAGACATAACATGGAGTCCAGACCAAGGCGAAGACATCACACTCACTCTGACCTTCCCTGTTCAGAACGTCCCGATAGAGCAATGGAACGCCGTCCATAGTTTCCAAGAACAGGGTTCTTATGGTGGGGCGATGCAGTTCATGTATACCACAGTCAATCCGGCCTCTAAGACTCTGTTGGGAAGGGGAAGACAAGCAGAAGGTGGGGCCATCCATCAGGGTGGCGGAGACTTCATCACCAACAGGGCCACTCCCTTTCAGTTGAGATGTGAGGACTACGAAGACAGTGGGACTGTATATCCAGATGCAGAGGCTCAAGCCATCCCTGTATACGCTCAGTCCATACCCAATACTATGAACGCCATAGACACGGCTGGCAATCCAGTGAAGGCAGACGACATCCTTTTGTATCAGTTCGGAGTCGAAGTGGATGCCTCAAACTCTTCATCGGCAAATCAGATTACGACTTTGGGTGTCACTGCCAGTAGCGCACCGAACAGTGTCTACTTGACGGTCATCCAACCAGATGGAATGGCCATCTATGACAAAGTAATCAACCTCAACCAACTGGCAGACATCCTCTCGCTAATCTCCAAGTCGCACGCCTCTCCGCCAACTCTTACCAGTTCTGCTCCCTTTCTCACTGATGACGGTGGGAATGCCAATGTAAGTGGGAAATACATGGTAGTAATCCGCAACACAGGGGCGATTTCTTGGTGTCCAGACCCTCTGTTTTCTACTCTACCTGCGGCATCAATTACGGGTGGCACTGCTCCCTTTCCACCGGAAGGAAGCCAATACCTCTATTGCCCTGTTGATTCTTACGGCAACGAGTTTGCCCTGTCTAATTACTCAATATCGGGGTATGTTGCGACTCCGGGCAGTCACATCTTTCTCAGTTGGCCAGCAGTGATAGACCCGACTACGGGAAGTGCTGTCACTCGTTACAATGTCTACAGGGCGGTGCTTGGAATAGCGGATATACTCACATTGAACATACTTCAGTTGATTTACCTAGACTTCACCGCTACAAACTCCTATGAGGATAACGGCACTCTAGGCGGAGATGCGAATACTCAACCCTTTGTTCAGTCTCTCGATACATCTGCTCCTGAAACTCCGCCGGGATTGAATGTAGTGTATGATGGAACTCCTGTAGGGGCAGGTTCGCAACTCGCATTGGGGCATCAGTATTGGTATCTCATAACGGCTATAGACCCAGACAACAACGAGACCGCGCTTTCTCAAGTATGCACCCCGTTCAATCTTCCTCTCTCGAACACTAATACGAACACTCAGCCAGAGCCTTACAACAACTCTGTGCCAGAGGGTGGAACATACACTGTCGCTCAGACCACTGGAACGACTACGGCTGGCACAACGGCAACAGTGCTACAGGATAGCGGTAAGGCGTGGACTGTGAACGCCTTGGTAGGATTTACTCTGGAATATACCAGTGGCCCTGCCATCGGAGAGGAGAGGACGATTCTTTCCAATACCGCAACTTCGATAACCACTGCCGCCTTCTCACCTGCACCGAATGGTAGTGGCGATACCTATACGCTTGTGTCATCGGAGATTGTCATCACTTGGCCTTCAGTCCCATATGCACAGAGTTACAATGTCTACAGAGCCGATGGTGGCACAAGTAACACGATGCCCACTTCCACTTCTGGAACTCCCTTGAAAGCCACTAACTATGATTTGCTCGTCCAAGGCGTTATGGCTCCACTACAGATAGTAGACGATGGGCTTACATACACACTTGATACTTCAACTCATCCACCTGTCTCTTACACCATTAGCCCTGCGAACAACGCTTACACTGTCTATGTCAACTACTCTTACCAAGCCAATCCCAAGTTCACCAAGGCCATCGTCAACGCTCAGACAGCCAATCCCAACAATGCGGTGGTGTTCGACCCCACTCAACAGTGGGTGTATCAGCCCCATCCTTACGTCTCACCGTAGAGGCAATCTTTATAAGCCGTCAAGCCCCTAAAAATCTTAGTATGGTCGCGCCTACGGTCTCAAATGTCTTCTGGATAGGGGTAGACAATGCTCTGATTCAAGTGCCTCAGAACTACACTGTTCCGGCCAATCCGCCCTCAATACCAAACCCGCCCGTCAACACTGTGTCGTTTTCAGACACAACAACAACTGGCACGACAGCGACAGTGCTACAGGATTCGGGTGCGTTATGGACTGTGAACCATTGGGTCGGTTACTACCTGAAATACACTTCTGGTCTTGCAATTAACCAGATTAGGGCGATTCTATCGAATACAGCAACCACAATAACCACCAACGCATTTTCACCTGCGCCAGATGACAGTGGTGATACTTTTCAGATACTCTACGCCACGCCCACCGTAAGTGGCACTACGACCACAAAGGACAGTGTTACAATCTATGTCTCTGCAATCAAGGGGTTCAACAACCCTCTGACGCTCTCTTTCTTCCTTCAGAAGATTGACTCTGCTGTAGACCCCAACATATCCTCTGTCAATGCGACTACCGCCACTTGGGTAGGGAAGATAGGCTCATCTCCATCCGCTTGGACTACTGGCACTTTCACGACTTTGAGTTCGGGTGAAAGTGGATGGAAAGGTCTTCTCAGTTCCACGCTTGCTCCCAATTCTGGCAACGCTCTCAACACTTACACAACTCAGAACTACCAGACGCTCTTCATAAATCCAGAAGGCACAGGTAACGTCATCAACCCTACCTTACCGCCTTCATACAAAGTCAACGTCTTCGCTTACGACTCCATAACCAACACCTATGCGGTGTGCGATTTCACGCTTGTAGTTCTGCCTAGCATAGCGACCTATGGATTAGGAGTGGTGCAGAAGATAGCAACAGCCAACACTGTTGTAAACAAGGACAGCAATACCGGAACCTTTATCCTCTTCGTGAAGTCGGTCACAGGATTTGCGGTGGGACAGCAGATAGTCATAGGAGCGAATACTTCAAGGATGGAACCTGCCACCATTGGTGCGCTCAACTCACATCCAGTGTCGTTCTTGGCTCTCGATGCGGCTTTGACGTATACACACTTGAAGACCGATGCTGACCCTGTGGCTGGAAACATGGCCTTCTGTAACTCTGTAGACCTTCTTAGAGCCGGATATATCACGCTCTTCTACTACTTCTATCCTATTGAACCCAAGGCATCTGTGCCGTATCCTATCACCATTACAGTGAATACCGTTAGCAGACTGATAGATTATGCTAATACCACTCTAGCCTACAGTCCGGGCTTTGTCACACCCATACCTCTCAATACATACTCTCAACAGATTGTCATTCCGACAACCCCTACAATCACTAGAGATGCCATCTCGAATCCTGTTGTAGTGACTCTCTATCTAGTTGCTTCTGGCACGCTTCCATACGACCCCGCGATTCCGACCAACAATCATGCTTTGTTTGAACTGATAGGAACTGACACCAATAACGTATCTGTCTCATCGTATACGGTGGTGACAGCCGCCAATTAGGTGAGAATATGGCCTCTACCACAATACCACTTGGGCTTGAGATAAGGAGACTGGTCTGGAAAGACGATTCCTTCAGACAAGCCGACCACGCACCTGCGCCCGGATATGGGACGCTTGGATGGTGGGACATCATCGTTCCGGGCGGAAATGCTATCACCTTCTCCAATACTGGTAGTGGTGTTATTACAACTAGCGACCCTGTGTATGGTGGAGTGGTCACGCCCGGAGTATTCGGTCTTAAGAGTTCGGCCATCACAAATGGAGATGAACTCTATCTTCCGACCAACATTGCGGTAGAGAAGGACTTTCCAGTTGGGATTCCAACTGACCTTATTGGCTATGTGAGAGTTAGGGCAAAGAACGCTGGCCTTGGAACCTCTACCCTTTACGTTGTTTGTTTGGATAGCACTCTCTCTGCACTTCCTGATGGAACCTTTTCCTTCACTCTGGACTCTTCTCTGTATACCCATTACTCGATTCCCGCTTTCTATCTTGCTGGACACTATGCTGACGGCCCTGTTTGGGGAGTTGGAATGTATTGTAGCAATGGAGCCATCGTAGACTATGTGGCTCTCGCCTCTTCTGATTACATCAATCAGGGTGGCCAAAGTTTGAACATCACTATACCCAAGAAGACCGACAAACAGACCAGACCCATGACGACAGACATAATCCAGCAGTTGGGCATCTCAAGCAGGTCTAAAGCTGTGATGATACCAAAGATTTCTACTACAGCCTATACTTGGTTGAAGGACAAAATGAATAGGAGTATCCCTCTAGAGGTCGTCTCTCCGACTCAGCAAGCCACTGGATACCTCAGTGACATAAAGAGGCATACTGAGGCTGGATGGGTCGGAAATCCCATTCCAACGGATGACTCTCTTGCTGTCACTGCTCAAGGACAACAGTTGTATGACACTTCCTTCTCTCTGATAAAGGCAGACAATGAAGTGAATATAGACCTCACCTGTCCAGTGATTGTAGTTCCGCCACAACCAATTTCAGTCACAGTCGGAACTGTTGGTAAAGTTTCCCAACGTAAGGTCTTTTTTGCCAATGGTCGGTATTGGGCATTCATTCTTACTCCGCCAAATTGGATGTCATACACTTCGAGTGCTGATGGATATAATTGGGCAACACCGACTCAAATCCGAACAGTTTTGGCATTGTCGGGAGTTGCGGCTGAGTGTTTCTCAACTCATTTTGACGGAACGTATGTCCATTATGTGGCTGAAGGCGAGAGCAGTCATACCCTTTTCTACAGACGGGGCATCCCTAATATTACTGGTATAATAACATGGAGCAAACCAGAACAACATTTATATAGTATAGGTGTAGACGGTGCTCCTTCTGTTACTGTTGATTCTACTAATCACCCTTGGGTAATGTTCTGCAATGGAAGTGCGGCAATTTCTATCACCAAGTCGTCAACAACCGATGGAACATGGGTAGACGCTTCTGGCTTTCCTAAACTTGGATTCGATTACTTTAGTAGCAGTTTTGGCGTGTATGGAACCGTTGCGCCTCTCACTGGCGGAGTAATAGTTTCGAGTTATGCTATGAGAGTGAATGCAACCAAATCCTCTCTCAGAGTTGTGTCTTGGAATCCCTCTCAAGGCACTATCAGAGTAGTTTCTGCTAATGATTCATTGGCCGCGTCTATGATGACGTATGGTAGCGATACTGCTTATATGGTATGGACAGATTTGACCACGACTGACATTATGTTTTCGCAATATTCGTATTCGACACAAACGGCTACAACGCCCGTATCAATTGGAGTCAGCACTGGTTCGCATGACATAATGCCAATGATAACGGTAGACCCGGCAACTGGCTATCTTTACGTCTTTTGGTATGATGCGACCAAGTTCTATTACTCCAAGTATTCGGGTGGCGTGTGGAGTGCGCCTACAACACTCTTTACCGACCCTCAAGGGATTGTAATTTCCCGTGATTGTTTCTCTATTTCGGAGCAGGTGTCGTCCCTTGGTCAAATCTTACTCATATATTGTGCGAATACGACTCCTTACATGGCGAAAGCATTCGTCTTTAATGTGCCATAGAAGCCCTTATAAGGCTCTTTTGGTCTTTACTATCCGATGACCCAGATTACGCTTCAACCCGTCATTGCTGGCGTTCCTCAAGGGAGTCCCATTCCTCTGGAAGTCGCTTCTTTTGATGAATCGCAGAAGGCCAAATTGAGGACTTATTCGAGAGTCCAAGCCTTTTCTGACACTTCTTTGATTGTTGGGGTCTATAATTCAGAGTTCACGTTGAACATCATCGTTCCACAAGACTTCACCAATGCTGAAGACATCGAGACTCTGCTTGCGGCCATGCAACCTTTAGACCAGATACTTGCGGATGTCGAAGGTGTGTCTCATAATGTGAGGATTGGCCAGATTAGCGATGTGCATACTGGTGGCAAGCCCTACCTCTACACTGTAGATGTGACCCTGACCCAGACCGATGGTTGAAGAATCCTTAATAAGAGGAAGGGGATATATCCCTATATATGGAGTGGAATTTGGTAATCACGATAGGGCTTGCTGTAGCAGTTGTGATTGAGACTCTTCTCATAGTGGGACTTGTTGGATTGCTCAAGGACGCTGTGAGGGGTCAGGGGCTTCTGATAGCCAACTACAAGGCCGATTTGGAGATGGTTCTGCTCAATGTCCACGATTTTGACGAGTTCCTGAAGATGAATCAAGAAGCCGTAGTGAAGAAGGGATTAGACCCAGAAACTACTTACTATATCCATTAGAGGGTCGTCTGCTTCGTCTTTTCCTTGGTCGGCTTCTCCTTCTTATACTTGGTGACAGCTTCGATAATACCAAGTCTCCACACGATGGGGTCTATCTGTTTCGTCACATACCATTGGTAGTCTATCTCTCCGGGCTTGACTAGATTGGTGAGTTTCGGTATCCCGCCTCTTGTCATAACGAACTGGACGACACCATACTGCACCATGTCGTTGGGAACCCATCCCGTCTCTAAGGCGTTCTTGAAAGCCTTAACGTGCTGTGGAATCCCTGCTTTGTGCATCTTTCCACTCTTCCCTATCTTCTCTAGACCATACTCAGAGACATCCTTACTCATGTGCTTCTCAAGCACTAACAAGGGGTCATATTGCCCTTTGTAGAGGTTGACCTTCGTTACCTCATAGAAGTTCAGCATCCTCTCTTTAGGAACCCCAGAGACCTGCATCTTCTTCAGAGCCTCTTGAACCATCTGGGCCAGTTCAGTCCAATCGCCACGAAGCGTCTCCATTCCAGCCTCTTCAAATCTGTTGACCTCTGCTCCTGTCTTGTCTCTATACACTATGCCGTAATACTTCTTTTTGGCTTTCTCACCCTTCGTGCTTCTTGGGAAGCCTATCACTTTCCAGTGGTTCTCCAATCCGAATTTGATGTTGTCAAGATTGTAGGTGCGCTTCACGAAGTCGTTGATTAGATTCTGAATGGTCTCCCTCTCTTCCCATGTTCCATGAACGAAGATGGAGTCTGTGTCCATATAGTAGACCACATAGCCCAGACTTCTCAGGAACTCAGCCGTGTGAGTGAGAATGTCCCTTCCGTGAAAGCAGGTCTGGTCGGAGACCTCTACCGCCTTGAATCTGTAGTAGGTGCTGGCGAAGATACCATAGAGGGCGTTGACCGAAATCTTGTAGGCCCATCTTTCTACCTTGTCCTTGGCGTTCCGTTTGCCAGCCAAGAGGTCTCGGACTATAGGTTCTATGAGGTCGAAGCGGCCTTGCGGAGCCAGTTTGTATGCAAGTATCACGTTGGGATACAGAGAGTCAACATCGAACTGAAGGACATCGTTGAAGAAGCCCCTCTCGTAGACCTCAACCCACGCTCCTGTATACTTGGGTCTTTGGTTGTATCCACTCTTGCAGGGCAATACATAGCCTAGTTTGTGTGCATACTTCAGGAAGTATTGGTCGAGAACTGGCGTGACTGTGATGGTCTTCTTGACCGGATGGACTCCGAAGATTTGGTCTGGGAAGATGTGGCCCTGCTTCGCCATCTGGATACATACTTTGCTATAATCCTTGGGCGCGTTGGTCAACAGGTTCTTGGCCGTGTCTATCATCTCCGTCACTTCGGCATCCCACAGCACCCTCTCCTTCAGTTGCTCTACTGGCAAAGAACTGAGCCTTATGTTGGTGAAGGGCTTCTTCATGGCGAAGAACCTCTTGCCCACCTTCTCTAGAGACCACTGGCTTCGGAAGTTCTTTTCCATGAAACGGTAGGCCAGCGAGAGGTCTAGGAACCTAGTCGAACTGTAATCGAATCGCACGTTGCTGTAGGCCATCCTCTTCATGAAGAAGGGAACGTCCCAGAACTTGCTGTTCCAACCCTTCAGCAGACCAATCTTGTTCTCCCCGATGAAGTCTACCGCACCCTGTAAGATGCCCTTCTCTGCCCCTGTCCAAGCATACTTCTGCCCCTTGTAGATGATGCCTATGGCTGTTATCGGGACGTTGGCCGTCTCTGGGTCGGGCTTCACTCCTGAGTCGTCCTCTTCTGTGTCCCACGATGCTTCATTCTCATAATCGCTACATACGAAGTCGTTGTCTAGCATCCAGACTCCTACATACTTCTTGTCGGCCTCATAGACGGACACGCTCTTCGCCTCTTGAAAGTTCCTGAAGAACTTGACGTTCTGAGGCACGTTGAAGGTGTATCTCTTCACGCTCTCTCCTGTGTCGAAAGCCTTCATGTCCGTTCTTTCCATCTTGGCTTGCGTCTGTATCTCATACTTGGTCGGGGCGAAGCAATAGGGCAGAGGCGTGGGGTCTATTACCTCAATCACCCCGTTCCTGTATATCTTCATCTTGACCTTCCCTACCTCAGTGAAGTAGTTGGCCGACTCGAATGGTATCATGCTATCGCCTTAGAAATGATAGCCCATAAGTCGGGGTCGCTGGCCATAAGTGTTTCCTGTTTGGGCGGCTTGAGACCGCCTTCGATGGTCGGCACATAGTCCACATACTGCTCGACCAGACTGAGGACTTTGGGACAGGGACTCAGTTTGTTACACGCTTTGAAGTATTCCGTTATCATATCTATCGCGCTCTCTCTACTCATCTTCAGGATGCTTATGGCGTAGGGAGCCAAGACGAGCCAGAGGAGTCTATTGCGGCCATCTGTGACTGGCACAAGAAGGAGTTTCGCTATGTAGGTATAGCCCTCACTACTGCCACCGCTACTCTTTCCGAACTCTACGTCCTTGTGGAATTGGGCCTTGAAATTCTCTGTATTGAACTTGTCTTCACTCATATTGGCCGACCACCATCGAAGAGCATCGAAGTGTCAATACCTACTTGACGGTGGCACTTCATACAATATCCCCAAGCGTTTACCTTCTTATGCTCACAGGATTCGCTCAAGACTCCTTTGCCTCTTGTCTCTCAGCCTTTTGCTCTTCCTTCACGACCTTGAGTTCTGCGGCTGACGTTCTGACGAAGCCCTTGTCGGTGATGAGAAGGTTATACATCTTGCCAAAGTCTGGCAGATTTGGAAACCTTATCACCCAGACTTCTCTCGCGCCGTGAGGCGTTTGCTTCGGCTTGAAGCCATAGAAGACTTTGTGGTTGTAACCCACTACTCCACCGCCCTTCTCATGGAGTTCTTTCTCAATCATTGTGGCTGTGAAGGGGTCTGTTGGATTGTTGCTGATGTGGTTGGTAGTCATGATGTAGGTGTTCTTCTTTACCGATTGGCCATATCTGGTGACTAGGCGTTGCAAGGTGTTGAGGAATGTCTCTTCAAGTTGCGCTCTGATGTTGAAGTTCTGTCTCCCACCGCTTATCAGTTCGTCAAAGGGGTTGGTGAAGGAGTCAACCACGATGTATCGGATGTCGTGTGACTGAAGCATCTTGAGCAGAGGCGAGTTCTCGGTGTCCACTTTGATGGTCTTGAAAGCGAGTGTGCTACCCTTCTGCTTCTCTTCTGCGTCCTTCTTTGCCTTTTCCTCTCTCTTGGCTCTGTCTTCCGGGGTCTCTCCTTTTATGTCCTTCAAGGGCTTTGGTGTGGACACGCTTGCTTCGGTGATTATGACCTTCCCTTCGTCTCCTATGAAGCGCATCATGTCTTCGGCAGTCGGACACCATTCCCAATGGACTATTGGCTCAACACCATACTTCTTTGCGAAGACCTTATCCCACCCCGGATGTTCGTCTATTGCGATTGTGAACATGAAGTCGGTAGGCTCTTCTGTCGAAATCCACAGAATCTCACCACCCTCTTCTTTCACTATCTTATAGCCCAACTCACGCGAGTAGAGGCTCTTTCCGGCTTGCTTCTTGCCGCACGTTCCCATTACAATGTAGGGAATCATTGGTTCGTCTAGTTCGAGAAACTTCATTTCACTACCACCCTCACCTTTAGAGCGTCCTTCCTAAAGGGTGTTTTGGAAACAGAGATGTCTACAGTGTTCCCGTTGACTCGCTTCATGTCGGCATACATCCCCTTTGACTTGGGATAAGCCACAATTTGTCTTTTCATGGTCTACCTTCGTTTTGAGGCTATTTAAGCATTCTAGTTGGTTCTGTAAGCGTAGTAGTCCTTTCCGAGTTCTACTTCATCTCCGTCATATCCAGCAATGACCGAGCCACGCCCATCTGACTCAATGACATACTTGGCCAGTTTGGTGGTGTCAACCTGTGCGAACTCTTTGAACGCCTCACTTCCGAACTCTTTGATATACCATTCGATTGGAGTGCTGTCTCCAAGCCAGTCCTCTCTGAGTTGGTCGGCAAACTCTTCCTCTGATGCTACGTTGTGAGCTACCATCTCTTCATCTAGTCTGTTACTGAAGGTTGTGGGGTCATCGGACACTTCCTCTCTTATGTTCTCGATGTAATTGTCAACCGTTTCTTGAAGAGACGTATCGAAGTCTCCCTCATTCAGAACGAAGTCCTTCCACTCTACAGTGAAGCCTTCCTCTCCCATTTCTTCAAAGGTGTTTATCACATTCTCTTCAGCAAACTCATCGGCCTCTTGGTCGCTCATGATTATCCATGTCTCATTGCCCACTTCGACTTCGACATATGGAGTGGCATTCACATTATGGATGTCGTCTACATTGACACCCAGATGGTAGAGCAATTGGACTATGGCCTCTAGATGCGGCTTGTCTACGTCTGGGAAGCGGTCTTCCATCTCGCTCGTTGCGACCTTTCCCTCTGCTGGCTTCGGGTTTTCTGTCGGCTCTGCCATAGGCAAACTATGGCCAACGGCCTATTTAAACACTAGGTTCCGCAATCTTTATAAGATGTCAAAACCATAGGGATGGTGCGATTCCAGAGGAGAATCCTTATCCCGCGCAAGCGAGACGGGCCTTCTCGAAGGGGTTGCAACAACGTAGTGAATAACCGCGTGGGTTGGCCGAGAAAACTCGCTCCGACCTACGGCATCCGCCGTCAATAACCTGCGGTACAAGTGAGGAGTGATGCCCTCATTCGGGGTCGTCGGGGTGGACACGCATCCCCACCCCGTATTCATATTCAACTTGTCTCAAAATCCTTTTATACTATGAAAGGTAGGGGTAAGTTATGTGTAAGAATTGTTTCAGTCTGTTTCTGAGAATTGGTCTTCATGATGGAAAGCCGATAACAACTATCAACTATAACAAACTCACAGACCTCTTTGTTCGGTCTAATGCAGGTTGTGAATGCGATTGTCCAAAGGACGAAGTTTGGATAGCCCTTCTTGGCCCTTATTCACAGTATGGGCCGGGTCAATGCCATAAATGTGGATGCGCGGTTTACGTTCATATGACTGATGAAGATTGGGCGAATATGTAAATGTCTGAGAACAATCGGGTTCTGAATACGTTTCAACAGATTCGCGCTCTCTATCAGAGGTCTGATGTTGAGAACACGCCGGAAGGTATCACGATTAGCGTAGGAGCAAAACTTTACGTTGCCTTTCCTACTACGATTGCTTCTCCAATCTACATCGTGGACACGAAGAACATCATCCATAGCAAGAAGATTTCTCTCCCTTTGATGGAGATGGACATCAAAAAACTGGACGAGATTTTTGACCTCAAAGACAGAGACTACATCACAAAGCGGATAGGGGATGACCCACGAATCAAAGGGTGGGACGATTTGGGACTTTACACTTTCGGGACAGATTACTCGTTCAACGACCTCACTTTAGGCAAGTGGCTCGATGTCTCGACTGGACAGGTGACGGAAGACTGGACTAAACTTGTGGCTGACATCATCGAATACAACTGTGTCCGTGACCCTGCTCTAGCCCTTTCCAATAAGGCCACTTTAGCGAGAGGCTATGTGATGCGGTATCAGCCACATGAGTTGCAAATCACGCCACCTAATACGGGGAAGAGCACCTTCTTCGACCTCATAGGCAAGAACGTGGACAAGGCCACCAAGAACACCCTATTGGGTTCTGTAAAGTGGACAGACGACAAGGCGGCTGGATTGTTCGCTGACCAATACTATGCGCTTGCCATAGACCAGATTGAGAGTCAGACCATTGAGAACATGGCTGGATTCCTTCTAGGCCATTTGGAATCTGGGAAGTCCAGAGTGGCGGGTGGTGGTGGAGAGATGATGGTTCAGGGTGCGTGTCCCTTAATTATAACGGCCAATCCACTTGCTCTGTCTGGAAGTCATACTGCTATTATGCGCGACATCTTGGGCTTCCTCTGTCGCAATAGTTACGCTATGGGCAGAAGGTTTGGAATCATAAACTATGGAGCCTACACCCCGCTTGTGGACAAGGGCTATGATGATGTCGAGCATCGGAGACTGGTAGACACCTATAGGGCTTTAGAGGAGAGGCTGACGGACACCCTTCAGAGGTTCTGGCTCCATCCTAAGATTAAGACGTATTGCAACCAACCCATCTACGACCCCTCTCTGTATGACAAGATAGAGGCGTGCGACACTGTAGAGGTTAGGTCGTTCTTCCTTGCCCACTACGCGCATTCGTATCCACACACTAGAGGCGGTAGCGTTAATGCCGCGCTATCTGACCACTTGCCAGAATTGGCAATGATAGATATTCTAATGATGGACGATTTGGATAGGATTGTTGACCGAGTGCTTGAAGATGCTGAAGTCTATGCACAAAAACTCAAACAAATCAATGTTAACTCGATTGACTACACGCTCTCTTAATCCTCATAACAATCCTTATATAGAGGATATGTGGATATAGTCCTATGCCACGAACTCGTCCTTCCAATCCAAAGTGCCGAAGTTGCGGAGTTCCCTTAATTGAAGGAGAGAATTGGTATCCATCTTGTGTAAAACTGTATCATTATTTGTGCAAAAAAGACCACAATTATGAGAGTGGAAAGGCAATGAAGAACTTTCGTAGAGTAAATCGGTCTCAGTGGTTGAAACTTCAGAAGAAGTATCATAAGAAAAGAGCATTACGAATGAAAGGAGAAGCCGTTGCTCATTACTCTAAAGGATTAATGGAGTGCTCTAAATGCCATTTCAAAGACATTCGCGCTCTCACGTTAGATTTGGTTGATGGTGGACATAAGAAAAAGGGACTTCCTTATGGAACCAAGTTATACGAGCAACTCAAGAAAGAAGGATGGCCAGAGGGATGGCAGGTATTGTGTTTCAACTGTCAATGGATAAAAGAGTGGGAGACCAACAAATGGTGACGACTCTTCCTTTCTTAGAGATTTGCCGCTTGTGGTGGGACAGAGACTTCTCTTCCTTCCCTTCAGACAACATAGGGCAATATCGGTATAACGCACAGACGAAGGCCGACTACTATGATTACATCCTTGATAGAATGGCGATGGTTGAGGATGCCTACTTTCCCTTCTATACTCCAATGAGAACAAAAGAGTGGCTCGAAGAGCAGAAGGAAAAGGTCATCATAAATCGGCTCTTTATAGACATAGATGTGCGAGAGAAAGAAGACGGCACGAAGGACACCTTTGAAGAAATCTGGGAAAAGGCACAATTCTTTGCTAAGAAGTTCTGGCCCAACATAGACTTCTTCTTCAGTGCTGGCAAGGGGTTCCACTTCTATATCCACATCAATCCAACAACCTATGGCGAACTACGCAAACAGAGGGAAACGCTCTATTGGAATCTGAGCACATGGGTTCAATCTCTTATAGACAAGAGAACCTTCATAAGTCTGGATAGAGTCTGCCGGATAACTCTGACCAAGCATTCCGTAGACCCCGACTTCCCAACCCCGATACGCTGGAAAGTGCCAGTGACTCCTGAGATGAGCATGACTGAGATTCTGAGGTATAGCCAGTTCCCGACCAACTTCAAGGACGACTTTCTGAGGCTATATGAAAGGCCCGTAGAACCCTTGGATTGGAGAATCTTCCTTAAAAGCCCACACCTTGTTCTACAGGAATCTTTATTAAGGCATGGCCCGTAGGGATGCGGATATGGTAAAACCAGAAGAGGAGACCTTCTACGCTTGTAGGTTTCATCAGTGTGCTCTCTCCTTTGAAGAGGCCGCTTTTCTAGTGTCTCTCATAGCTGACTGTCCGATATGTGGGTGCTGTCTTGGTGGTCACGTTGAAGTGTAAGAAGTGTCGTGGTCACGGTCAACTCATCACCCTTCTGCCAGACGAAGTGCATTCACCCTACTTCATCCCTTGTCCAAACTGTCATGGGACAGGTGAGGAGCCTGAATCCTTAAATACCGTCAAGACAGAGGGTAAGCCATGACAACACTGACAATTGAGGAAATCCTCAAGAAAGTCCCTGCTCTCAAGCGATATGAGGGCAATCCAGAAGCAATCCGCACAGTCTACGCAAAACTCAATCCAAAGAAAGACCTCAGTGGTCTGGTAGAGGGCGAGTTCGTGAACGGAGCCGAAGTCCTTATTGTAGGGGTTATGAACGAATCCTTCTACATAGGATGCCCGACCTGTTTCACCAAGAAGGACGGCATGGAAGAGGGTGTCGCTTTCGACTGTCCTAGTGATAGGTGCAAGGTGCAAAGGGTCGCAACCAAACTCCCAAGATGGTCTATGCTGGCCGGAGACGAGACCACAAAGGCCATACTGGACTTCCCGCCCTTCGGTTTCAAACTCACCGATGGCAACGCTCTGGTTGCCAAAGTTGTAAGCATCAAAGGCAACGTCACAGCCTTGAGAGACCAGAAGGTGAACGGAGAGGTCAAGGGCAAAACGCCAGTCATCATGGTGAGAGACCTGAAGATAGTCTCTGACATACGAGATGGCCTTGGAGCCGAACCCGGCCCTGTTGCAAAGGTAGAGAAGGAACCATTGCCAACCCCATTGGGAGAGGGGCCAGAAGGTCTGCCCAACCCATCCGTCTCGCCAGCCACTTCGGTTGCCGCACCCAAACTCAAGGCGTTCCAGACTTGGATGGCTGTTCAGAACAAGCCCATCTTTGAAAACGAAGTGAAGATGTATGTCGAGAACAATCTCAAACTCAAGTTAGAGGACGTTCTGCCTCTTCTGGACAAGAGATACACCGACAGCCAAGGGATTCTGTATACGCTCAAGCCTCAGAAATAAGGCTTGGGCCTCTTCTTTCTGACACCTTTAAATAGTCGGTAGTGCTAAATCCATGTAGTATGCAACCGCCTAAGTCTGAACGCAATAGGAAATTGGGTAAGTATGGTGTAAGGGCGCGTCTTCCAAATGGAAATAACAATCCAGCATACTATAGAGCAAAAAGGAAAGAGTTCAAAAGACTGGTTATTGACCATTATTCCAATGGCACTATGGCTTGTGCTGACCCCTTCCACAAACACCTACCGAATGACCCTTTTCTTGCAGACATTCGTGACCTTCAAATTGACCATATAAACGGTGGTGGGAACAAAGAAAGAAAGAGCCATAAAGGAAGCACACTCTTTGCGTGGCTTATTCGTCATAACTATCCAGAGGGTTATCAAGTGCTTTGTGCTAATTGCAATTGGGTTAAAAGATGTGTAAATGGTGAAGCCGAATGATTCCACCCTACGCGCCAGCATCGCCTCAAGAGCCAGCACCGAAGGTAGGCCAAAAGAACTATCCCAACATCGAGAAGTTCAATGAGGAATCGTATTCTTTGGATTGCGAACCTTCTTGTATAGAGTGCATTATGGAGCACGATGTCTGCCCAAACAACTGTAAGGATTGCAATGAGGCTGGCAAAGAAGGGCCAGCGACAGGTGGCACTTATAGAAAGTCCGATGAAGAGGAAGAAAAAATGTGGTATTGTGTAGAATGTAGAGTAACCTTTCCTGTATCTACCTTTGAAGATGGCCCTCATGCGTGGCACACCATAACAGAAACTCTTCCTAAAGGTGAAGCCATCAACTACAAGAGATGTGAGTATTGTGGCGAATTGATAGACCCCATTGAGGAGTATCACACTCACAAGGGCAAGAAGTATTATGGTCATTCAAAGGGAGAGGAAGGGAAGGAATGCGATTGTGACCACGAAGCAGAAGAAGGTCTCTTTCGGGATGAAGGAGTGGATGTGAGTGATATATGCACCTTCTTGGAATGTGGTTGCGATGCTGATAGAAGTGGGAGTGTGAAGGATGAGCCAGACCCTAGCCTCACAAGTAGTGGTCATCGTGTTTGTCCTGCTTGTGGTTCGATGTGGATGGTTCCCGCAGGTGAAAGTGCTTTCAGATGTATAGATTGTGGTTGGATGCAACCAACGACAAAGAAAGGAGAGCCAGACCCTAGCAATCCAGACAGAGAACTGAATCCAGACCCCGACATCCCAGAACCAGAAGAGCCAGACAAAGACCGCCCTATCACAGCAGAAGGGCTTGAAGTGCCAGACAAGATTGAGATACCTGAAAGGCTCTACAACGACCTTATGATGATGATTGAATACTCGACTACCAATGACAATGAAGCGGGTGGTTTTCTCATCAAAGCCAAACACGGTGAATTGGGAGTTGTAGGGGAGCAGTTCGGCAAGGACAGAGAGATTGTTCTGGAGCCTAACGAGCAACTACATGAAGGAGAGGAATTGATAGGGACTGTCCATATGCACCCCGTCACTCCGACAGCCAGCACTGGCGATGTAGCAGGTTACATGAACGATGAGAACGAGAAGGTTATGCTAGTGGTGGGAGCCGACAAGTCCATCAACATCTTCTTCAAGACCCCATTCTCAGCAGAGGGAGACTATGGAGACGAGATTTCGGACAACTTTGAGCAGTCTGACATGGGGATGCTGGCTGAAGGTCTAGGCTTTATATGGTATCGGGCAGAGGAATCCGACAGGACGGTGGCCAATATCCTCACCAATGTAGTGGACAACGTGGAACTGAACATCGTGGAAGAGACTTGGCCCATCGAAGACCTTGTGAAAGGGCTAGGAATCAAGGGAAGGCCCGATATTCCCGAAGAGTATTCGACCAAAAAGACCCCTCTCAAATTGCAGATTCCGTTCCACCTTCATTGTAACGAGAGACGGCTTGTGGGGTAGAACCATAATCTTTATAAAGGTTGGCGAGAAGGGGTAGGCCATGAATGCAAAGGAGTTTCTGCTTGGGTTGACAGTCGCATCCATGAGTTCAGGTCTGAAGAAGACCTTCTGTCCCAAGGTTCTAGAGTGTATTGAGACAGGAAAGAGACTGACTTTGGCTTCAGTTGATTTGGAAGCATACGCACCCGGCGAAATGATGAGGAAACCAGACAAGTCTTTGCTAGTGATAGGGATTCAAAAGTTGATATTTGAGAACAACAAATTCACTGCAAAGCCGCCGAAGCAGTTTGTTTTGGGAATAGACGGAAGGACGACTCTAGACTTGACTAGGTTGGGTTATGAATACCTTAAAAACTCTGACGGAATAATTGGCCATTTCGTAGAGTGGGATGTTACTGCTCTCAAGGACTACGGAATAAGAGCCAATCTTGGAATAAGATTACCAGAGGTAGCGATTGACATAATGACCCCATTCAAAGGCCGTAGTGGAACGGGAGTAAGTGCAAGTCAAGAGCATTTGGCGTTCCATTTTGGCTTGGGTATTGAAAAGGGCCATCTCTCAGAAGAGTTGTGGCGAAGAGCGACTCTTGGTGAAAATGAAGGTCTTAGTAGAAGTGAGGTTCTGAGGTTGAGACGGAGAATCAGAGACGAAAGAAACCGGACTTGCTTAGAGGCAAACCTTCGACAGATTGACTTTCTGAGTAAGCACATTCGCAAATTGAATAGGCTCACTGTCTTTGACCTCTACCCGAATGATAGCAAAATGGATGAAGGTAAACCTATTCTTCTCTCTAAACAGGAGATAGCCAAATTCATAGTATCGAGAACAATAGGAAGTGTTGACTACACGCCCGACTTGAAATCTGTGTTTGGTAGATTCAAACCATCACAATCAAGTGCAAAACCGATTATGTTTGTGCAAGACAGGATGTCCGTATTTGAGTCCTTTCGACACAAGGGGGTGAAAAGAAAAATTTGACAAATACAACGATAGAATCAGCGACCTTCAAACTCATTGGCACTGACCCCATAATTTGGAACAACTTAGACCCCAACATTTCTATACCATTCGCTATGAGCAAACTAGAGGAAGGAATACGAGACCTCACAGAAGCGCAAAAGACTGCCATCATCAAGTCTAAGGGCCATTTCTTCCAAAATCGTCCAGCAATCCCTAGTATCAACATACGGAAGGGACTAGAAGGTATTGGCGGCGCAATCCAAGTGAAAGGATTCACGGCCCTGAAGAAATTTGTGCAAGATAACATTGTGACCATTCGAGAACCCTATCTACCTCTTGAACCAAGAACATGCAAATACACGCTTCGTTGGGACAGAATCAATGTTGGTGGTAAGAAGGGCAGTCAAATGCTCATCTGCCGACCCATCTTAGAACTTCCTTGGTCAACCAAAGCAACAATCGAATACATGAGTCCGGTCAAACGAGTCCACGTTCAAGAGGCAATGCAACGATTAGGTCTCGCTGGCGTTGGTTCATACAAGACAATGTTCGGTCACTTCAGCATCGAAGAAGTCTAGACTAGCAGAAGAGGAGAGAAGAACGGGCTAGATTAGCATAGAGAAGATAAGAGAAGAAAAGCAAAGTTCAGACAAGTAGCAGAACAGATAGGCATAGAAAGGTGTAGACAAATGCAGAGAAGCAAAGAGAAGAACAGATTAGACTAGCATCAGAAAAGAGGAGCACAGAATAGTTCAGAAAGGTATAGACTAGCCAAGCCAAGACAAGCCAAGCATTAGAGGAGAAGAGAGGCGAGTAGCACAGAAAAGGTCAGACAAGCCCAGATGCGAATCACGAAGGGAGAGGGGTATATGGGGATATACCCCTATATCCCCTCTAAAAGCGAATACTTATAAGACATGGATGGGAAGGGTCTACTATGTCCTTCAAAGACATAATGAACTATATAAAGGAGCAAGCCAAATTCCTTGGCTCTACGTTCCTTTACACAGTGGTAGGTGGCATCGTAGGAGTTGTGACTAACTGGTTCCTTGGGGAATTTAGTCAAATCCCCGTTGTAACTAGCGTCCTTCCTCCCGACCTGATGACTACACCCATATACGCACTTCCAGTATTGGGAGCGACACTTGGGTTCGCCACCGCCTTCATCTTACGGATGAGGAAACCAGTCTCTTAGAGACCAAGCCCTCACCTGTATTTTTTTCTCAGTAAACTTTATATAGGTCAGTATCTCTGTCTGCATGGAGTATTGTGAAGATATGCCAAGGGTGGATTGAAATCCGTGAAGCAGACAACTACTGGCACTCTGTCATGAGGATAACGGCTCTAGTCCCTCAAGCCCCAGATGTAACGGCTGTCCTGTTCGATGTAGACAATCTAGAGGGCGTGAAGCCCATAGCAAGCAATAGGGGTATACCGCACGACATTTCAGATGAAACGACTATGGACTACGAGAAATCGAAGGAATGGGCGCACTTTGACACTTGGATTCGGCCCTCTGAAGTGGCCAAGGTCTTCCAAGTGAAGAAGATAACAAAGGGATGGAGTGTGGTCTTCTCTCTCATGGGTGTCTTGGGTGAGATATACAGCGACCATAATTGTCGTTTGGTCGTTTGGTTTATTTGACAGAACCTTTATATAGCCTCAAGACAAGGGGTGTGCTATGAGGTCAAAGAGTCTCGCATTCTACGCCCTAGTTCTGACGCTCATCGCTCTTGCGTTATCAATCAGTCTCTCACCAGTATTGGCTTGCACTACTACCACATCTACTACCCCAACTAAGACGGTCACAGTTACAACGACATCCACAGTAATATCACCAACGACTATTACAGTGACTCAGACGCAGACCAATACCGAGACTCAGACCTCAACACAGACTCAGAATTTCACCACCACTGAGACCCAGACTCAAACGGAGACACTTCCAGTTACGGTGACAAACACACAAACTGAGACACAAACGCAAAGTGTCACCACAACTCAGACCCAGACTAAGATTCATACAAAGACGCTTCCACCTATTACAGTGACAATTACGCAGATTTCGACAGAAATGCAAAGTGTCACTACAACTCAAACTGAGATACAGATAGTCCAAATCGGTGTTACTCAGATTGAGACTGTTGCAACTACCATAACCCTGACTTTGCCAGTAGTCACAAACACGGTTATTCAGACAGTGACCACGACAGTCACGCCGTCTACAGCGTCTTCTACATCTGTTCCAGATTGGTTCATACTTGTTATAGGTCTCACCTTGTTCCTCATAGCACTTCTTGTTGCCTTAATCTACAGATGGAGAAAGAGCCTCTAGAGAATGGTGAGATAACGGAGTATCGCTAGAAGGGTAGCAACGAAGACTGCCATCCCACCTAGAGTCGAAGCGAGTTTCTTAACAAAGTCCTTGTAGTCTGAAGTGGTCTTATGGGCTGTCTCAAGCGCACTGATGCGTTCTGACATCGTTGTGCTATTGTGATTCAAGACACCAAGACTATCTTTGATGAACTCGATGTCTTTTTGTATACACGCTATGTTTACTCTGATGTCAGCAATATCTTCGTCGTTCATCATGCCTCACCTTTCTTAGGTTCCTCTTCTCCTCTTCCGGCTCTCGGTGTCCAAGTTTCAACTCCATATGAGCCAGAGTCTTCTTCAATCGGATAGCCCATTTCTTTAGCATCTTTGAGCGTTTCTGAGATGTTGTTGATGAGTTCGATGGCTGAATCTATCTTGCTCATATCTAGAGTTTCAACGTCCTTCACGAACTCTTCAATCCCTTTAACAAGGTCGCTTGCGTCTACAAAGGCTTTGTCCAAGGCTTGTTTGACCATGCCAGCGTCAAGAGGCGTTACTTCCTCTTCTCTCATAGGTATATCTTCTGGGGCTGTGAACGGAGTCCTCTTGGTCGCAAAGTCTCCTGTCTCAGCACCATGCTGGCTCACATGATGAGTCCTCTTTTCAGGGTCTGTGGGCAGAGGTTTCTTACAAGTTGGACATGGAAAACGCGCTTCCTCTTCTAATTTGGCGATAGCCTCTTCTGCTTCCTTAAATACCTTTTCATCGTAATAGGCGTGTTCGACTCCTCTCACTTTGTCTATCTCCGTCATCGGGTCGTCTCGGCTGTAGAAGTCCTCTGCTTTCTTTACAGCCTCTTCAGCCTTTTGCAAAGATGAGGGGTATACCATACCTATCAGAGACTATATGAACCAAAGGTCTATTTAAAGGTGATGCCAAGGCATCAGTCTAAGTGACTGATGATATGACTCCGCCCGTTACTGTGACCAGTCTTGACCAGACGTTGGAATCCAGTATGAAGAAACTCACACCTACTGGCCCTGCGGTTCCACTTGTTATCACTTCCACTGCACAATCTATCCAGATTGGAACGCCGGGAGTGAGACCAGTGATAAGCCTTGTTTTGGCGAAAGGAATGCCAGACTGAATTACCAAACCACCGTTTGCAATGTCAACAGGTGGGCCAGCAATAAGAGTGCCTGTTTCTGCGTCTCCATTACTTGGCGGAGTTCCTGTTCCATATCTGAATCTCATGTTTATTCCAGAACTTGCGTCACTGCAAACAGATTCTCCGTCTAGTGTGAATGACAAGGCTGTTCCCGCAGGAGTAAAGATTACTGGATTAGTAGCATCCTTGCCAAAGCCCATCATTACATATGGAGTTTTAGAAGCGGTTGGCGTTGGGTCGGCAGGTTGTATCTGAGTCCCTTTGAGAATAAGGAAGGTTGTATTTACCGAAGAAAGCGGAGTGCCGGGGCCGGGTTTAGAAAGCCATCGAGTGACTCCATCGGAAACGAATGTAGCCTCATATTCTGAGTTTCCAGCCATACTCTATCAAAACATATAAGGCCGGGGCTATTTAAGCCCTTCTACTTCTTCGGGGTGTGCATCTTGAGCCTCTCTATCTCGTCTTTAATCGTCTCTTCTGTGAACGGCTCTTCCTTCAGGAACCGTCTCTTGAGGTCTTCTATGCCCTCTTCAAGTTCCTCTATTCTAGCGTCCTGTTCTGTCTTGGAGAAGATGTCTTCTCCGTACTCTGGCAGTCTCTCTTCTGGCGGTTGCCCCTCTCGACCAAGTTCTGCTCCCATTGGAGAGGGTCTTGTTGCCATCTCACGGTCTGGGCTTCCGAAGGTCGGACTTCCTTCTTTGGTCATCCCAAATGCACCTGTACCTGCGCCTTGCATTGGTGGAACGGATTCGCCTATCTCTTCCGTCAACTCGTCCACATCTAGAGGCTCGAAGCCGAGTGCCTTTCTCACTTCGTCTCTAGTTAGGATGCGACTAGCATACAGGGGCATATAGGTCTTGGCCTTGTCTTCTAAGGAATCCTCTTTGACTGGCTTCCAGATGAACTTCGGAACGTCATACTCATGAATCAGTTCATCGGCAACTTTGCCATACAGAGACCTCATGACCAGTATCATCACCGTCCTCTCTAGTTGGCTGTTGAGGGACTGTCTGTTGCTGTTGATGAATGTGAAGTATCCTCTCTCTACGGTCTGGGCTGTGGCTCTGTTCAGTCCAGCAGGGTCGGTGAAGAACTTCGGCACTGAGAGAGCGTAGGTTCTCATGTTGTGCAACCATTGAAGCCAGAAGGACGTAGACTGCATTCTGTCAATGGGTGGGTTGATTGGTTCTATCGCTATCGGGGTGGCGGCTCTTACTACAATAGACTGTCCGGGCTGTGCAGTCTGGAAGTATTTCCTCACTGATTGATACTGCGCCGTAGTCACTTCCTGTCCTACGACACCCGCACTATTGATGCCGACATGGACAAGGAACATGGGCTTGAGGAAGACGTTCATGATGGCTCCCATCGTCTCCTCATAGTTCTTCATGAGTTCCTGATGGAAGAGGATGGGGCGTAGCATCGAGACACCATAGACCGATTCATACGTCCAAGAAGTAGGCATATAGCGGAGATGAATCATCTCATCTGCTAGGAAGGTGACTAGAGGGAATACATAGTATTGGACGTATCCAAGGATGGTTCCATAGGCATCCCTTCTCACTCGCATATACATGGGGTCAAGAGGCTTGAATCTGGTAATCTCTCCGTAGGGATTCTCCAGTTTGTGGGTGGGATACATCTTGTCATGCCTAGCCGCAATGTCCACTCTGTCTGTCCACCAGTAACTATCCTTTCCGTCCTTGCCTTCGACCTCATAAGAAATTCTGAGGGCTTCAAGGTCGTGGCCAGTTTCGTGGCAATACCATGTTCTCACAACCTCTGTGTAGGAGTTGCCGAAGACTAGCATATCCTTCACCATTATCTTGAGTAGATTGAGGAAGTCGTGTCTATCAAGAAACTGTTTGACATCCTGAACTACAGTCGCTAGTGGATAGTCTAATTCGTAACCCTGTGAGATGGTCATCTGAGTGTGGAAGTCTATGGTGGCCCGAATGAACGGTTCCTGAACGTAGTATTGTTTATACTTCTGGTAGTCTTCTGTTGGGACTGCGCCCCATATCTTCTCCCATACAGCAACGTAAGGATAGACTGTGAACCCAAGTCCAAGTCCGGGCAACTCTTTAGTCGCATACTCTTCCCAAGCGAAGTCTCTCCACCAAGCCTCACCCCTCTCGATTTGCCCTATCTGTGTCTCTAAGGGTGGCTTGTAGGATGCAGAAAGGGTAGGGTTATCAAGGCTCCTTGGAGAACCTGCTTGCCTTGGGCCGAGTATCCTTGTGGCTCGTAATGCACGAACTACAGCGTTCTCGTCCTTATTGGAATCTTGTGCCGCAGACATCCTTATCGAAGGTATTTAAACATTCTCGGCCTTATAAGGATTTAGCCCATGCTAACGCTTTAGCATTGATTTCGTCCATACCCTCTCCTGTCTTCAGATTGTGGAACACGCTTCTATGTAGCCCCTTTGGGATGTAGATAGCCACAGAAGGGGTTATATGGTGGAGATGCGCTCCTTTGAAGGATTTGTTGAGAATGGTGGATGTCGGGAGTTCCCTAGTCCTTCTATGCTTCTCAAGTCTACCAAGTTCTTGCATCCTTTCCAGATGCTTTTGGCGATAGCCTCTCATGTAGTTCCTCATGTATGCCTTTGCACCAATCCGATACTTATGATACGCACCATTTGGATGGGCTTTCCGCCATGCTCTTGCTCTCTTAACATCACACATCTTGCAAATACGCTCAAGCCTCTTACGTTTGGAATCTGTCCAGTTCTCTTCGGTTAGTTCTGTTCCGCAAATGTGACAACTTGGCACAGTAAATGTAAGTGTTCTGCTCTATTTAAGGATTCTTTAGGATGGGTAGCAACCGTCTGTTCTTCCGAGACAGACCCGCCCTTGTTTGTTTGTGGTAGCAAGAGTGTCACTAAGTCGCTACCCATCCCAAGGCTTATATACAACCAACCCCTTTTAAACCTTAGTATGTCCGACAAGTCGGTTACGAAGACCCTTGACTGGCCAAACCATCGTGTAGGCTCCTCACCTACAGACCCCATCCGATTTGAAGACGAAGGTAGAGAGTTCGACCCCGCGATAAGTGAAGGGCTGGAAGCGATGGGAGATGAAGAGTGCGATGTCCATCACAAGCCTTACAATGAGCATTCTCTGGACGAGTTGGATGAGGATGTCATTGACCCTGACAAGAAAGAGGATGGAACCGATGTGCTATGCCCCAAGTGTCTGGGGTCTGGGGTCTTGAAAGACCAGTTCAGGAAAGACCCATTCAAAGGTGGAGAGTATGAATGCGAGTATTGTGGTGGAACAGGAATGATGGAGAGCAAGACAGCCTTTGAAGAGACCGGGCCTTACGACCCGAAGGTGCTTGAGATAATCAATAGGATAGAGGGTGGAGAAGACTACCCGACCTCAGAAGACATGGCTGTAGATGTCCAGTTTCTCATTGATTCAGGGGTCATCGAACACCTTCAGGGTTCCTACCAACGGCTGGCTCAGTCCTTCATTGAGTCTGGACTTTGCACTCCTCAGACTTCTAAAGAGGAAGAGCGAGACATATGCCCCGACTGTGGCAAAGACCTAAACTATGGGGAAGAGAGATTTGTTGACGATAACACAGGGCATTGGAGATGTGGCTTTTGTGGATACGACCTTCAAAAGAAAAAGGAACAGCAACAGCAAGACCCCTCTCAACAGTTGAATCCTACTACCCAACAGAATGTCACGCCTTTCAGCCAAGGCCAATATATGCCTTCTGGAACCGAGACGATTTCACCTATACAGAAACAGTTCAAACCTGAAGAGGGTGGAGATATAGACGATACGACTCTAGAGGACTTGCCAGAGGATTGTGGGCCTAATTGTTGCGATATAGAGGACGAAGGCGGTTGCGATTGCGGAGACTGTATGGCTTGTATCGGAAGAGGAGCAAGGGCAGACTTTAGTGATTTGGATGAGGAACTCAAAGACCCACGCATTGAGATAGACAAAGAGAAGGAGAAAGGAACACCTATGTCGCCAGAGGCTCAGAAGATTGCTGGCACTGACCCCAAGAGTGTCGAAGCCAAAGCAAAGGCGATGCCCAAGATAGAGGTAGACATTTCTGACAAGATAGCCATTCTTGGGAAGAGTGGTTCGGGCAAGACTAACCTCATCAAAGTCCTCATTTCAGATGTCCTTAAGGACTATCAGTTCGTCCTTTTGGATGCTTTGGGCAACTTCTCTGAGTATGAGGGAAATTCCAATGTGGAGTATCACCAAGTCACTCCGACTGATGAGGCGACTGTAGACGATATAATCTACTCGGCACTTGAAAAAGGGAACTGTATGGTGGTAATGGATGAGATTGACCGCTATAAATCCAAGCCCGGTTCGATGGTGAACGAGTTGGTCAACCTTGGGCGCAACTATGGGGTTGGTGGCATTTTCGCGGCTCGGAGAACGGCTGATGTCAGTAAGGACATCTTGGCCAATTCGCCTTTCATCTTCACGTTCCAGCACATCCTACCTCAAGACCTAGACGTTCTGATTGATTGGTTCGCCCAACCTGAAGAGGTTTTCAGAGACCTACAGGAGTATGAGGCCATTCTCTTTAAGGACGGTGAACAGGTATGGGTAGGCAAGGTTCCAGAGAAGCCCACGACCAAGCCCACTGCCAAGCCCAGACCACCGAAGGGTAAGGGCAAGAACAAAGATAAGGACAAGGAGAAGCCAAAGGAGAAGGAACCCACGCCAGTAGATGGCGGGGGTGGCAAGGAGCCTCAAGAGCCAAAGGAACCAGAGGAACCAAAGGAACCTGAAACAGAACCACCTGAAGAGGAGCCAGCAGAAGAGCCACCCGAAGAAGCCCCAAAAGAGCCAGAGAAGACCGAACAAGGTGAGGTTTGCGATAGATGTGGAACGGAATTAAAGATTGCAACTATAGGCCCGAAAGGGAACCAATCTCAGATAAAGTATTGTCCTAAGTGCAATACAACAAAGGGGCCAAAGTATGAAGAGAAGGAACGGGTGCAGTGGTGCGCGGGTTGCGGTGGCCAGTTTCCGACTGGAAGAGAACTACACAACCATCAGAAGGAGACAGGAGATTCGGGTGTGATAGAAGGGACTATGGAGAAGGCAGAGGAACGTCCATTCAAGTGCGACCAATGCCCTGAAGCCTACAAATACGAAAAAGACTACCTGAATCATATCGTTGAGAAGCATGGACAGCGATGATGCGTTTGTTCTCGCTACTGCCTTTGTGTTTGGTATCATCTATAGTCTTATAGAACTTACTTTCGTCCACGCGCCCACCTACCTTTCTTTTGCTCTTGGTCTTGTTTTGGTAGGTGTAGCATACATAACTTATGATTGGAAGTTGTGGGGAGAGAGCATTTTGGTTGCCGCCGTTACAACCTTCCTTACTTACAACCTCTGGGAATACCTTCTGAGGCTCTAGCACAATCCTTATAAGGTGATGAAGTGAGAGTCTGCTTATGAGTAAGCGGATACTGAAGGGGCGAATCGAGAGGAAGGACATCTCGAAGAACGAAGTGGCTCAGATAACTAAGAGGTATCTATCACCCTGTTGGTGCGGTCGGACAACCTTTCGCCTCAGTGCTAATGAACCAGAGAATTGTTATGGTTGCAATAACCCTGTAGGCTTGTGCCAGTGCAAGCCTATTGAGAAGAAAGTGCCTATGCTAGTATCTTAAGGTTCATACTTATCGCAGATGTAGGAACAGTCGTTCTCTTCGTTCAGGTCTTTGATTCTTGCGTTGTAGAGGATGTTGCGAAGTTTGTCTTCAGGGAGTTTCTCTTCGAGTGCAGAGACTTTGTAGGCTTCATCGAGAGCCTTGATGTTGGAGTCTATCTCAGACCTAGTTCCATAGTAGGGTTCAAACTTCAGGTCTCCTGATGTGAGATAGGCAATCCCCAATCTCAGGATTCGGAGTATGGTGTTGACCTTCTTGGTGCGGTAGTCCAACTCGTCCTGATAGAGTTTCACATTATGGATGGCCATGCCTCTCAGTGAATGGTAGAGGTTCTTGGGTGGGTGCTTTAAAAAGAGGTCAATCAGTTGTATATGGGTATCACTAGAGCATTCTCTTATCGGAGACATCACACCAAGGACAAAGTTGAGGTTGCCCTTCAGGAGTTGGTTCACTACAGTCTGTAGTTCGTGTTGGGCTATGTCTCTGTTGCCCGTCTGATGAGGCTCGAAGAAACTCCGTATCCCGCCCTTTCCTCTTAGTAGGTCTATGGTAGGAGTCTGATAGCATTCAAAGATATCTGTATCGGAACCCTCATGTTCCATGTGCCAGATGTGCGCTCCCACTACGGTCTTGAAGAGGGTCTTCATGAATAGTCTACCTGTTCTATTAGGTCATGGTCATGGTAGATAAGGATTTTGTCTGCAACTAAGAGATAGTGCTTCTCTTGTGGCGATGAATCTACTCTGATAAATATGCTGTCTTGCGCCCAACTTACAGCATAAGGGCCAGAGAGATGGCCGCTAAACCATATATGTGGTTTGATTATATTGAGGACTTGGTTGAGGGTATCGAACTCTTCAGAAGGATGGAATCTCTTGCCATCAGATGGGAATGGAATACTGGCATGGGTGCAAAGCGCGTCTATCCGCTTCTCGGCAAGAATGTTGGCATACTGTAGATACTCTTCAGGGAAGAGTCTTGGAACCCACATTATGTCGGTTGTATGCCCTTGGTAAACTTCCTTATAGTTCCTTCTACGTCTTCGTTCTTTATCGAACCCCATGATGCTGTTGATGAAGCCGAACTTCAATCCTTGGATTTCGCGCACTTCGCCGTCTTTGGCCCATACCTTACTTCGGTCTACGTTCCGAAGAGATTTCATCATTTGCACATTGTCGTGATTGCCGTAGATAGCGTGGACTCTAATCTTCTCTAGCAAGGTCTCCCATTCTTCTTCGTCCCACGAATAACCTGTATCTCCGAGAAGCACTAAGTCTGATGGGTAGTGTTGCTCAACCATCGAGAGTATCCACTTGAGAGCGTCTCCTTCCCATATTCGATGATGGAAGTCCTTCTCGTAATGGATGTCCGACATTACCATGACTTTCATTTTGAATGCTTTTCACATCTCTTAGGATAGATGGCTTTGCACTTCTCGCACCATTCGGGCGCGTTGGCATCTGTATCCATATCACATTCGCTCATTTTACTAGAGTAACCTCAAAGATAGCCCACCTGAAGGAAGTGATTTCCTCTCTATGCCATTCAACGAGTTTGGCATACCAATCTTCCGGTGTCTTGAACCCGCTTGCGTCTATCCTATGAAGGTTCTTGTCGGCAATCCATGTTCCCATTGATAACATAAGGTTGCCGCCACCAGTTCCGAAGTCAACCCCTTCCTTCATGGCTGTCTCTCCTGTCCATTTGTGCTTACGATGAAGATGAACGAGTCTCTTGTATGGGCCTTTCGTCCATCCAGTTGACGGTCTAACGGTGTAGACAAACCCGTTCTTTCTGAGGTAGTCATACGCTTCATCAACATCAAAGGCCATCTTGATTTCTGGCCCCTTGTAACCGCATCCACAGGTCATACGTTATTGCACCCGTAGTATGCGCCAACGAGACCGCATTTCGAGCAGATGACAAGCGGTATCGGGTTTCCCCAAAGTTTGACTTCACGACCATTGAACAGGTGGAAACCGTTCTTTCCGTGTGGTGGCATACATTCGGTCATCCCTTCTCTAATCTTTGCTCCGTGTCGGTGGCTGGCAATGCTACATTCCTTATGGCTCATTCTTCTACCTCTGATTGGCAACACGGTTCTCCGCAAGGCTTCAAGCACTCGCACTCGAAATCCGAGTCCTCACCTTTCAACAAACAGAAGTCACAGCCAAACCCGTTTTTGAAGGTTTCCTTTGCTGAGTAACTCATTTCTCTTTCTTCCCCTCTTTCTTCTCTCCCTTTCTAGCCCGTTCTGAAAGGATGTGCTGATGCGAAATCTCCCTGCGCTTCCTGATTGCATTCCACTTCTTGCGTCTTGCAAAGGTCAAATCTCTATCTTCCCTTCACGTTCTCCGCTATGAGCCACAAGAGGAAACTCACGACACATACCAGTCCAAAGGTTCCTATCGTTCCGACCTCTATACCGTAAGAGAACGCCCATAGAATGAACCACGCTAGACCTGTCACTATCAAGGAGCAGAACGTAGCGATGAACACAACAAAGAACGCCATGCTCAGAGTCCACTTTACCTTTGGCTTCGGTGGTGTTGTCATACTCTTACCCCTTGTTCTCAGCCTTTATAAACTTTCTACCGTTGGCTTTGCACCAGTCCTCATAGACCTGATTGGTGATGGCATCCGCCTCTTCGTTTTCCTCTCTCGGTATCCACTGGAACGCGAGACGGGTGAACTTATTCCTCAGTTCCTTGGCCTCAAGGTAATACTTCAAGTAGTAGCCTTTGACAGCCTTCCATTCGCCGGACATCTGCTTGGCCAGCACTTGAGAGTCGGTGTAGAGGATTATATTTGCATTGAGTAAGCCCTTCCTTTCTAGCGTATCCAAAGCGTCAATCAGAGCGCAGTATTCACTTGTATTACTAGACATCCCCTGCCCCTCTCCGATGAATCCTGCACCCCTGTAGATTTGCTTCTTGCCGTCTCTTATGATGCAAGCGTAAGTCCCTACTCCGTTAGGGTTCTTCTCTGCACACATCCCATCTATGTGGACGACTATCAAAGCCACTCTTGACCTACTGAATGTTTTTTGTCGAGATGCTCTTGAATCTCTTCTCTGTTTTCTAACTCTTCATCGCAAGTCCAGCAACACGCAAGCAGTCGTTGAGTTCGTGTCCATCCTACTCTTTCAACCCATTTATCTGGTTCTGCTTTGAGAGGTTTCATGGTGCTACTATCCAATGTGGGAAACGCGGAATCTTGCCAACATACGCCGTTAGTTTGGGGTCAAGAACGACAAAGTTCTTTCTGGCCGCTTCTCTCATCTTGTTGTATTGTCGTTCTAGCATAGAGGCGATGGCTTCGATAGAAACCCCACTGGTTGTGGTTGTCATCATTCCATATCTTATGAGATGGTAGAGATTGCTGTGATTCAACACCATCTGATAGAACTCTTTGCCTATCTCTGCTTTGGCCCACTTCTCAAGGGTAGGCAGTTTCTTGAGGTCGTCTTTGTATTCCTTGAACTCCCTCTTGGCGTAGGCTATCTCGAACTTGTCGTGCCTTGGCTGTTTGTCGTGAATGCCGAATTTTGCAGGAAGCGGCTCAAGAAGGTCTTGCCACTTCTTGGGTGACTCCCTTGGTTCCTTCCATTCCTTGTAGTCCCTCTTCAGACTCTCCATAGTGTAGAGTTCATAGCCCCTCATGGAAAGGATGAAGTCCAATCTGTCATACTGTGGGTTGGGGTAGGAATCCCTTGTGAACTGGACTACTCCTAACTTCATCAGGTCTTCTGGAATAGGAGTCTTTGGACAGGGAAGAGGAATCATGGGTAGAGCCTCATGCTGTATGGGACTTCATAGGTATGATTGGTTTCCATTGTGAACTCATAGATTGGTCGGACAAGGGTAAAGGCTCTGTTTCGGTTGGGGTCTGGTTGTAGATTCTCTCGGTCTACTTCAAGGGTGTAGATGAAGACGATTGGACTCGCGCTTTCGTAGGCTCGTCTAAAGCCGAACTTCCAAGCGTCCCTCTTGTTCTTGGTGACGAAGGTTCCGCTTCTCAGATGTTGGTAGAACTGGTCGGTTCCGTGATAGACTTTCATGGCAACCCTACCGAGTTCTCAGGACGATAGCCCTTCTTGACCTTCTGCAAGACCTCACCCTCTTTGGATAGTTCGGCCTCATAGATGATGTCTCCCTTCTCATCTGAGACCCATGCGCTCAGAATCTTCCCTATGATGTTCTCGACTGAGGTTCCCTTCCCATCATAAATGGGCTGGCCTATCATGCTGTGGGCTATCTCCTTTAGAGACTGTTGCTCAAAGTAGAAGTCGAATGAACCCTTGAGGTCGGTCTTTGTTTTCAGTTTGAGGGTGTGTTTGCTAATCATCTCTCGGCCATCTCTTTTGCCTTTTCTATGAGGTCTTCATATGGTGCGTTGGCTTCTATCTCGATGTCAATCTTCTTGGTCTCGGAAGGTGTGGTTGTGTCAATCGAGAAGTAGACTCTGGACTTTTTAGGCGCGTCCTTCTTCTTCTCCCAGAACTTCCAGTCTACCAATGCCGACCCCTCTCTTTCATCATCTGAATCAGAGTCTTGAGCCTCTCGTCTAATAGGGTTTGACTCGGATGGATGGCATACTCTTCGTCTATCTTGGCCAGTTCCAACTCATGGATGGACTGAACGACTGTCGGCTCTTCGACTGTCTCAGCAGTCTCCGCGTCTCGCGCTTTCAAGGCTTCGCTTACGAGCATTTCGTTAGCGAGTATTTCGGTTCGTCCTACGGTCATGGCAACGGTCTCCCGTAGGGATTCCCCAATAGTATAACGATGGCTATAGCCAGTAGCATCAGAAACATGATTGCCCAGAACTGTCTCTGATTCATGTTACCACCAAGCCGACTAAGCCTATGACGAAAAGCGCAACTGCCACGATGAATGCTACCGTCAACTTCCGATTCCATGCTCCGTCTAGTTCCATGTCATGCACTCTCTGAGGCTTCTACCTCATCCACTTCTAATTCCTCTGCTTGTGCTTGCTTACGCTTGACGTTCTGTAGAGTTGTAAGGATTTGGATGGCGGCTGTCGGAAACAACTTCTTGTAAGCGGCCTCAAAGAATGGAGCATCGTCTTTCGTGCAGAGACACGCCATACTACCGTCCACATAGATTGTCCGATTAAAATTGATGTGTTGTGGTTCACTCATTTCTTTCCCTTCTCCTTTGCCTCAGTGAACTTGTCCAAGGCTTCTATTAGGGACTCGTCATAAATGGTGAAAAGAGCGCATCCTAGCATTTCATCTGTTACGTCTTTTACTCCATCTAACTGATAATTGCGGGTAATAGCGCAATAGAGCAACTGGCCTAGCCTCAGACTAGGGTAAGCCGTCATACACTTAACCAAACTGGACAGCACTTGCCCTGTCACATAGACTTCTCTATAATATCCTTTCATGAAGTCTCTTATTTCAAAGGGAGTTGAGAGAATGGCCGTTGCCTTTTCATCTTTGCTCATGTTGCTACCCCTACTCCTAAGACTATTTAAGGGTTCTCCACTGGTGGCAACCCTGAAAGTTTTCTCCATAAGCAGAAGTCGGTCATGTGATGCTTGATGCAGAAGCATGGTATCTTCTCTAGTTTCTTCCCTTTCATCCTGATAGCAACCCCAAGGATTTGAACTTGTTTGATGCACGAATCAACTCAGCGAAATGGCTTTCAACGATTACATCATTGTCAATGGTGTTAGCCACACGCTTTTGAATAGGTGGGCCGAACCATGTGCCGCAATACTCGCAGTGTTTTGTAGATGGATTGAAGTTCGCTCCGCAACTAGAGCATTTCAATGCGACTAGAGGCTCGGCTGACTCGACTTGAACGATTGCTTTGGCCATCGTTGGGATAGTCACCTTGTTGAGTGTTACCATGCGAAGTCTCTCCACCATACTTGGCCTCTCTCAGTCTCGATAGGCTTTGGTTTGCGATTGAAGATGCTCATCTAGAACCCATCCTCTTCATCTATGTCCTCTTCCCATCCGTCCTCATCGAAGTCTTCAATGTCCTCTTCCAATTCCGAATCCTCTAGGCTCATGGCCCTACCCATGTGAGAACGCCCTTATAAGGATATTGCCCTTCAGGGAAAGAACGCCCCACATTTTTTGCACACTTGGTAGTCTCCCTTTGTGACTATCTCTCCACCACATCGCCAGCAGACTGGCTTCTTCTTGGTCTCGCTACCCACAGACCGACACCACTTGTATCTGAATGTAGGGGTGGCCGTAGTGTCGCGCTTCCTTCTCGCCTAGAATCTGCTCACCGTAGGTAGACTTGTAGTGCTGTTGGATGGCATCTTCGATGTCGAGCATAGTCACGATGCGCTTCCAGTTGCACCAATCGCATTCGAGCCGAACCCTGCGAATCTGGCGTCCGTTCAACTTGTCAACGTCTTCTTTTACCATATCCCTACCCCTTGTCTTGAGAGTTTATAAAGGTTGCTATTCATGTTGCTCTTCCTCTGGGAAGTGTGAAGCGTCTTCATGGTCTCTTTGTGTTGCCCTTCTGCATATTAGACAGTTGGCATGGTTGTGAGTAGAGTCTGGAAACGGATGCTCTTCTGAAAGACTCTCGGTATAGGATGAGCCGCTACTTAGGATGGTTCTGTAGAGGTTTCCAGCGTCTTGAATCGTAGGGTAATCAGTGAAGCGAACACAGTTGCTTACTGTGGCTCCTGTTCCTGATGTCACATTGGGTGGCTCGATAGGTGTGCCTTGGAGCGTCCAGTATCCTGTTCCCTCACCTTCCGCGCTCGGCCAGTATTCGGGTTGCGGTCTAGGCTCTGGTCGTTCCTTCTCATCAGTCGCTATCGAAGAGTATTGGTAGTCTCCCACATTGCACTGAGGGCATTTCTCAAGGTGTAGGTCGCGGTTGTTAGAGTCTACCTTGTAGATGTGGTTGCAAGTGAAGTAGTCGGTGCGAGTCCAGTAAGTCAAAAGAACTTCCTTCCTACGCCATGCTCTTTGAGAGTCGGTGGCACATGGAGTTTGGTGGGCGAGACTTGAAGGATTGTCTTGGCCACTTCCACTGCTGCATCCGACCTAGCATTGAACCAATCTATCCGTTGCTGTCTTCCAGCCTTGTTCCGATTCATGCCTCTGACGTTGCCCTTCGAGTTCCAGAGTTCTTGTTTTATCTGATTGTCACCTACTGAGACGATGGCTTCACATTCATCTAGCAGTTGGTGAAGGATGACGGCTATCCGTTTGTTGTAAGTGTGAATCAATAGAGTCTCCCGCTTCCCTGTGTTATCTTGAGTTGGAGAGGGGTGCGTTCCACAATCTGGCCTAACCTTCTTGCCAGTGACTCGAAGTCGTCTGCAACCTCTACGCTGATGGGTGGGTAGTGTCTTCCGTTGAGCCAATAGTCTACAACTGTATCGGTCATTAGAAGTATCCTTTTGCCTTGTATTTCTTTTGGTCTTGATACTTCTTTTGCAGGTCTTTGATGGCATGAAATCCCTTTAAGTCTCTGTCCGAAACCTCAATCGTTTCTAGGTATTCTACGACTTCCTCTGAACAGTTGCCATTCTTCTGAAAGAAAGCAAAAGTCCCTACTGGCTCTAACTCCACTTTCCTACGGTCATATCTGAAGACTTCCATCATTACCAAATTGCTGGCCCCAAGATGATGTGGATGTTGTTCTCATCCAACTTCACTTTGTCAAGTTGGACTTTCTCAACTCCTGTGTTGGCTATTTTTCCGATGTCAGGGTAGGTGTCTATCACCATCTTCTCGCCCATCATATACAGATAGCCCCGACAGGTGCGAACTTCAAAGAAGTGAGCATCTGGTTTGCTATAGTGCATATAGCCGTTGCCATCGTGACCCACTATGTAACTGTTTGTGAGGAAAGGCTGGCCTATGCGCTTCTCCTTGTTGACGGCGCAACTATCAGTGACAGTCCAATAGGCTCTAGTGAACATCACTTCGGTCTTCATCTTGCCAGCCATGAAAGGCTTCATCTGCTTCTTGCACCATGCTTCCTCTCCTAGCGTGTCTTTTATCATCTTGAGCATCCGAGCCTTACCCTTGGCTGAGAGAACTAACTCGGTCAATGGGTGATGCCACCTGTCTTCTTGACGTAGACCTTGGCCAATCGCTTTAATCGGCTTATTTCTTTGCTACTCCACCCATATTTACTGTAATATGCAATGAGATTGTAGAGAATTTGAAGCATGATTCTCGGCTCGGTCTCTTCGTATGGACTTCGGACTTTGGTGGGCATTCTAGAGACCTCTCTTGTGCTTGCCGTGAATGTTCATCCATTTGGTTGCACTTGATTCTCTCCTTTCAGGATGGAGTTTGTAGTATTGTTCAAGTCTGAGGACTACACGATATATTCCTCTCATCTCTTCTTGGGTCGGGTGCTGAACGCTCATGGCGACCCCTACAGCATTAGGGTTTATAAGGGTTTCTTTCCCCACTCTTTGTTTCGGTGACGCTTTATCCACTGACAGTTCATGCAAAGACATTGGTATCCCTTTGGGTAATTGTGCTTCTTGAGCCACCAACAGATGTGCATTCCATGTTTCTTTCTAAACTTGGCTCCATTGCCTTTCGGATGGTCAATAGATAAAGCCTCAAAGGTGGTGTAAGGCTCCTTATGTTCTCCGAAGGGGTTGGCACACTGAGGCGGGTCTGTTCCAGAATAATGGATGAGGACTTCAAGTTTGAGTTTGTTCCTTGACTTGGCATTGATTTCATTAACTCTGGTTCTGTGCCTCTGTTTCCACGTTTTGGTCTGAAGTGCTCTCTTTGAGTTGGATACATATTTCGTCTTATTTCCCCCTTTTGTGTTTATGGTGGATGAGGCAGTGCCGTCTCCTATGCTCCTTGCACCATTCCCTCTTATGAGGACTCTTGGCTCTAGGCATCAGTGTGTCCCTCTCAATTCAGGGTTGTGGTAGTTGATGCACCTTTCGTTAGAGCAATTCAGGTGTCCACCACCAAGTTCGCCTCTCCATTCAGTGGCCGGACTACCGCACTTCGGACACCTTGTAGAGAAGACGCTCACTTGATTATCACCACATTGCTAGGCAACAGTGGGGTGTCGTCTATGTGACGGCCACACTTTTGGCACTTGTAGCATTCGATGGGCGGGTAGGTCAAGGCTGTTGTGTGCGTCATCCTTCCACCGCACTTGCCGCACTGTATCTGCTCTTCGGCCATCATTCGGTCAACCGCCCCTTTTTGATTTTGTGTGAGATGTCTGTCCGTTCACTTATGGAGATTGTGTCTACGCGAGTGAAGAAGGTGTGCGTCCATCCCTTACTATCCACGACTAGACACATCGCTCCTGTCATTAGGTTCTCGATGGTCACTGACTTGGGCTTGAGGAAGACGGTAGGCTTGAATGCTTCTCTCTTCATTTGTCGAATGTCACCAATTGGGTAAGGGCTTGCTGTGCGAAGGGTGGCTTGGAGTCGAGCGTAACATCGTGCCATTCGCCATCCCAATACAGTCTTGTGTATCTCATTTCTTCCTCATCTCTCTATCAAGAGCCTTTACTAAGATGAGCGCATTAGAAAGAGTATAGTCAACCTGACTAATCCATCCTTCTTCTTTTGCATCCATTTTCTTTAGAGCCTTTTCAATATCGGTTCTAAGAGCAAGCATTCGGACTCTGTTTAGTCTGTTCAACGTAACTGGCTCACACTTGTTATCTTAACCAAATCCGTTGGATGGTCAGCCTTGACTTTGGCAATGGCTTCAGCATCGTTCTCGACCTCAATCATTTTGCTTATCTTGGTCTGAGTGTCTGGTTTCAGTGGCTCCCCGATTATGAAACTGATTCTGTAGAGACCCATTTAGACTCCCCTTGTCCTGTCTTCCATGTCTTCAAACTCCCATTCACACCACACGCAATCCTCTAGCGGTGTCGCTCCTAGAACCTTATGGTTCTGGTCATGCTCTGCTTTCGTTGGGAAGACGTATACCATATCCTACCCCTTCTCCTTGTGGTTAATAAAGATTGGGGTCGGATTAGGTTCCAATCGCCCACCAACTATCGCTGTCATTCCATTCTTGGTCTTGCCACTAAGTTCAAGGAACCAAGAGCCGTCTGGTTGTGAGACGACTCTGATTATACGGACGTTGTGAAGTTCGAGAGTCATGTTCTCTCATCATCCAATGCTTCAAGTGTTCCCCATGTGAAGAATCCAGCAAAGCCAGCCAGAATTATGGGTGCTACTGGAATGCCAGCAATGGCTGTGAGGATGCAAACTGCATACTCGAATACCGCTACTAGCCCAAGTCCTTTTGAGGCTTTCATGGTCTCATCTCTGCCACAGTTAGTATCTCTTCCTGTGGCTCTAGGTCTTCCACTGTGATGCGAACCCTCTTCTTGTTGAAGAATCCGAGAAGGTCTTGAAGTGTCTCTGACTCACCATTGATGTCATAGCCAGCATCGTATCCGGCCCAATAGACTTCGCCCTCTAGAGTCTTCTTACCCATAGGCGCACCCTCTATCTGCTTTTGGCTCTGCTTTGATGTGGTCTGGCCAAGGGTCTCGGTCTCGACTTGGTGGGTAGACTATCTGAGGCACAGGTGGATAGACCTTTGGTTCGACCTTTACTAATGTCCATCCGTTCTTCTTGGCTATCTTCTTTGCCTCTTTGTAAGCAGTCTCCAAGTCGAAAGCCTCAGAAGATGGCAACTCGTCTTTGAGAATTGCCTTTCCATCCCTGTAGGTTGCGATGTAGGTCATGCTATCTCCAACCCCGATTCGAGAGCCGCGATAACCGAGTCAATGTCTGCTATCTTGTAGTAGGCCCATTCCCCGTAGTCTCCTAACTCAGTATATCGGGCCTTTCGTAGAACTTGTGCGAGTTCTGCTTTGTCCATGCTAGCCCCTTTCTCCTGATGGTTTATAAAGGTTCTGTCTCTTTTCCAAGGCTCTTCCCTCTCCGTTCAAAGTAGACAAACCTTCCGAATAGGCCGATAACTAGGAGCCTATTAGTGTAAAGTCTGCCGTCTGGGGCGCGTCTGTAAAGGTGGAATCTCATGCACACAGGAACTTCCTTTGGGCTGAGTCGAACATACTCTTGGTTCGCTTGGGAATCATGACTTTAACGTAAGACCAGAAGTCTTCGTCTGAGCCAACGTAGACACTGTAGGCAATCTCGAATCCCCATCCCCGCTTCTTGAAGGTGGCTATGACTGGAAGTAAGATTCGGGACTTCTTCTTGCCAGTCCACTGACGGTAAGCAAGGCTAGTGTGGAACTCTCCGTCCCAGATGCCCGTCTCATCAGTACCTAGTGCCGTGTTGAGGCGTTCTGAGAACTTTATGAGGAATCGCTCTTCGCTCATGGGTATGCCACCCACTTCGCTATCATGTAGTGGTCTGACCAACTTACGAACCACCAATTCTGAGTCCTCATCTTTATGTGCGCGAAGGACTTGCATCGTCTTGTCAGGTCAGATGTCAT